CGCCAAAATTCCCCAACTACCCCCTTCATTGTGGCGCACGCGCGACCTGACGACACCTGACGATCTTCATTGGCACGCGCGCGTGCATATGCGCCCGCACGTTAAATCGAATCACGCGTGAATCTTACTCGCGCCCGCGCACGTTAAATCGTATCACGCGTGAATCTTATCCGCGCCCGCGCACGTTAAATCGAAACAATTATGCCGAAATTTTTGTCCTTCCCAGACAAGACTCACGCGCGCGCGCTAATATCGAAAACACGCCACGCCACGATTCTACCCTACGCCAGACACCTTCACGCGCGCGCTAATATCGAAACGTGGATACTGGACACGATCAGTCCTATTGGGTCAATCTACCCAACAAATATTGGGTAAATGACCCTACAAACATTTGTTCTATTGGGTAAAATACCCCAATTTTTAGCTTTCAACATTGGTCTCTATAACCCAATCTGTCAACATATTGTCAACCTTTTGTACTGGGAAAATACCCCAATCGGACAATGTTTACCCAATTTGCCTTGACACCAATTTTCTGCGACTTCTTTATATGAAGGGAAACGGCAAATTTGAGAGTAAAATCAAAAATTGGGTAAAATGCCCTATTGACTTTGTTCGAAAAATTTGGGACAATTGTGGCATCAAGTTTTTTCACCCAATTCAGCGGCATTGCCGCAAGGAGATATAACATGTCCCAGCACGAGATCGCAATGCAAATCCGTAACACGCTCGAAGGCATCGGTATTACCGATGACGCGACCATCGCCAACGCTATCGCGTTAGCATTCGTACAGGCGGTCACAGCATCCCCCGCCTCCGCATACACGACGCCAAAGGCGTCAACCCGTGAAGAAGCTGTGAAGAAGGATGCTCTAAGCATCGCGGCGGAGAAGCAACGGGCACGCAAGCAAGCGCAAAAAGAATCCGCACCCGTGCTCGTGGAAGGCACGGTAGCACGCAAGGGACTCTCGTACAAGCTTGTTGACAAGGTCGCTAACGTCAAGAAACAGTGCGTTATGCCCACATGCCGAAAACTGCGAAAAGGTCGCTCGCGGTTCTGCCCCGTGCACACGAAAGCAAACTTTGCACACAAGTGTGAGACTGGCAATAGCATTGACGACTAGACACCACACGCACACACAAGCCCCCGCTCATGCGGGGGCTTAGTCGCGTGTATACCTATGCACATTTAGTCTAAATTTAGACTGCATGTGCATGGTATCCACATCGACCTGATCTTTACAATCCGCATAGTAGGTGCGCTCGAATCCCACCCCCTAACAGGTGGCGGCGAGTGTAGCAGGTGCGTGTATGTCGCTTAGCGTGACCGCGAGTACTGGGCGTGGCGGGCGGGCGAGATACGATAACAACTAAATAGCATGTGAGTAAGTTTCCTGACCACGCGTTCCTTGCTCATATGTGCATATGCTTAGTAGGTGCGCTCGATATGCCGAGCGTGTGACAAGTACTTGCGCCCCTGGCGGGCGGGCGGGATGAGTGAGCGAATCGCATCCCACTACCTGCTGGCGGGGTGGCGGGGTACTTTCCAGAACTGGGTGGCGACGGGCACGCAGTAGTCACGACAAAACGTGTATGGCGAATTGAGCACGCATGATGAGCGTCCGCACTATGATTTCCCGCTATCCGTATCCGATCTTCTAGCAGGTCGAGCGACAAAACTTATGACAAGTGATAGTGGGTAGTGGGCACGAGATCATCAGAGACCCCTAACGGGCTTACGTGGTACGTCACGTTCGCGGTGCTGTAAACAAATTATTGACTAGCATGTGTTATTAGCGATACTAGCACGACGCCACGCCATAAAGACCATGTGGCTCACAGGAAAGCTACCAGATAACGCAAGGCAGTAAGGCGACAATGCCATAGCACGTGCTACCAGTCACCTAGCAGGATGCGATTATGGCGTGTGTGCGACACAGTTATTCCAGAAAGTCATAACGCATATGTGACCTGTTAGGTGGGTGGAATAGTGCGCCCTACCCACACACAGAAAACATAACACACAGGAGAGTGACATGAACATAGCTAATAGCGGGTACGAGTATGATGATTCTTCGGCAATACATCGAGTGTTCACGAATGAGTATGATGACTACTTGTTCGTAGACGACATTGACCTAGCAGTAGCCACGCAAGCGGGTGAGATCGTCGTTGATGACAATGGCGATTACGTGTTTACGAGTCGTGGTGCGTTTATTACCGCATCACACGCTTTAGACTAACAACTAGTAGGGCGCACTCATCCACTCACCTAGTGAGTGAGATTATATAGCGAGGTGTAGAATGACTAAGATATTTACAGTAGCAGGCTTGATAGTTGTGTTGTTGGGGGCATTGAGCATGGCGGGGTATATTGCCGTGTTTAGTGGTGCGTTTACGCAAGTAGGCGCGGTAGTAATCGGCGGTTCTTGCACATTAGCAGGAATCATGGCGCAGTAGTACCAGTTGGCAGAAATTTTCAGCGGGTACGTTGTCGGGGGGTCGCGGGGGCTTTTGCCCTGAAAGGAACTGCTCGATTTTCACCCCCCGATAGCGTATCCAACAAACCGCGCCCCCCTATGGGCTGGCGGGAGTATAAACCGCTCCCCCGTACTGGGTGGCGGGAACATAGTGTGCTGTCCAGTAGTGTGCGGCACACAGTATACGGGAGAACAAGCATGAACAAGAGAATTTGGAAAGTAGTGCTCACAACTGAGCCGTATTTGGGTTCGGTTGTGCGAGTGTGGCGGAATGACGGTCTGCCACCGCGGGTGTATGTAGGTTATCGGCATTGGTATCGCATGGAACGTGTAACACAGCGGTACGCATACAATCAAAGTAGGGTTATTACTCGTACTATGGGAGCATGACATGAAATCATATAGAGAGTTCTATACACGCAGAATACGAGAGGATAGCGTGTACATCGACAAATTGCACGACAGGATGGAGAATGCCACTGACGTTGAGCAGGCACGTGCAATATCCCGACAGATAGAGCGTGGCGAGAAGATGCTGGAGCGTTGGTGGAATGCCCTTGCTGATTGCATCTTATTAGGCATTGAGTAGGGAGTGAAAAACATGAGAACTTTTATTCGGTTGTACAGCCTATTCCGTACTGGGTATTTTAGTACTGTTCAGGTGATAGTGCGTGAAGAGATTATCGACAAGTCGTTGTTGGATGTGTTGTGCGACGAATTTGATGGTTATGGGTGGGAGATTGCTGAGATGTATGCGGACACAGCGTTTGTCTCGTCAGAGAGTCATGGCGTTGACGGGCGCGAGTGTTATGGGCGTTTGTGGGCGTTTCCACCCCACACCATCCAGTACCAGAAGAACATAGTCAATAGCACGATAGCTAAGGGCGTGCTATGTGGTGAGTTGGAAAGTGAACCCTTACGTCAATGGTTAGTCAAGCAAGGTTATCTGTAAGGAGCGTGTAGTATGACCACCATAGCAGAGCACGGAGAAAACATACGTCGCTTGAGTACGAAGTTCGAGTTGATTCAGGCACGTATCGACAAGCTGGACGAGCGTTGGATTATATACACGCTTGAGATGGCACAAGGCGAGATCATGGTACAGCTATTCGATGAGTTGTATCAGGTGAATCAGCTATTATGTGCACGCTTAGACTTGGGAGTGTGAGATATGCCTATTACTGGAGAGTTGGTGCTTATACAGGCACGCATTGTAAAATGGGGGAGTCAGATCGACGTTATTGATGAGCGCATGAAGCGCACGCACACACTCAAAGCACGAAAGGCGTTGGATGAGCGCAAGTATTATCTCATGTGTGCGATAGCGGAGCAGGCATGGAAGATCAACAAGGTGCTAGAGAGCCTCCCCTGCGAGGGTGGCGGGTAGGATTGGTGGCGACGCCTTCCCGTCGAGCGTGGCGGGAAGGTATCTCTCTAGTAGGGAGCATTTATGCTCAAGCGGGTATAAACACCTGTTTGAACGGCAGTTATGGGAGCATGTAACATGAACACACTAGAAAGAGTAGCACATTTGAACAAGCTAATCGCGGCTAACGTCCAACGACTAAGCGAGTCTTTCGGTAACAAAAACATCCCGCAGTCAAGCGTGGCGGACTGCTATGCTGCGCTGGAAACTTACCGCAGTGAGCGGATGCACTTACTATACAGGGAGCATGAGTACGTGCTAATACTCATTGATCCTGACGGGGGTAAGAAGGTTATCGCAGAATTTAACAGCATGTACAATGCTTACGAGTACATGGATAACTTTGAAGAACTGCTCGATCCTAGTAAGTACGAGCGGACTAATGTACGTACTATCATCACAGTCGATGGGTATGTGCGCCAGATTGAAGAACGGGAGGCAATATGAAGGGTGCAATTTGTATCTTAGCAGGGTTGGCGGCAGGCATTGTAGTCGCCTTTGCAATCAATGCAATCGTAAAGATCATGGCAGTTATATACATGGCTGTGGTCGCGGGAGGTATGTGATGGGAAAGTGGATTAGATTACGCAACAAGACCGTGGCAAAGAAGATGTGGCGTGCTGGCAAGACAGTAGGGTTGCTGGCGTGCAACCTGCGCTTTGGGGGGATGATGGGGCAACCATGCCCTACTAAGCAAGCGGACTATGTTGAGCACTTGGAGTGCATGGATTGGCAATCTATCTATCCTGGGTGCACCATCGAAGAAGCAGCTTGGCGCAGTATGTATAATAACTGGCAGTACTATAACGCCAACAGTGAGTGTGGTTACTACGCACACTATTACTTGGAGGTGAAGGATGAGTAGTGTAGCATTGACTTTCCTTGGGCTTGGGTGTATACTGGCGGGACTATTCGCCTGTGATTGGAGAGACACGCGGTACTCAATACTGCGCTTCCCATTAGCGGTGGCGGGAGCACTACTGGTGTGCGTCGCTATCATAACGTTACCTTGAAAGTATCTTACCCTAGGAGGGTACAATGAAAAAGTTTACCGTATTGACTAACAATGATCTTGAACGAGCACGCACTACGAGCATAAATCGCAAGAGCGTGCGGATAGAGCACAAGGGCACGAAGTTATACGTGCCTGTGCTACCATTGCCTAGTGGTAGTAAGCCAGGACATGTAGGCTGGAGAACACGAGCCTTAGCAGAGCAAGTGTTTGATACCACTGCTAGTATCAATAAAACCCGCATACTACGAGTGGCGGGAATGCTTTAAGCGAGTCTAAACTTAGACTAGGTAGGGTGCGTGTAACAACGCACCTTACCCATAGGAGATATAACATGTACTACACATTAGTATATTCATTTTGCAGGAAGGTTAGTACGTTGTACGTCATCGACGGAGAACTTACGTTTGATCAAGCCATAGACAAGTTAGATGAGATATTCTTAGCTTATACTAAGTGTGCTTGCTGTGGTGAGAGGTGGAAGTCTTGGCGAGTAAATAATCCTACCGAAGTAGTCAACATGACACATGTGCTACCCGCTAGCACTGTGGTCTATTACAGTGAGATAGGCAGGTTTGTTTTTGCGCGTCTTGTGCGCAAGGAGAGTGAAGAATGAACGAGTACATGATAGTACTACGACCCAACGGCAAACTAACACATATCCCAGGTGCACGAACAGCAACGTTTGTTGATCGTGTACTTGGGGGTGATTGGAAGGCTTGCCTATTAACACAAGCAGAGAGCGTAGAGCAAGCGAAGGTACGATTTGAGCAGGTGCACAAGGAGCAAGATCATGGATGAGATCATACTATGCCAAGTGAGTACGGAGTTGATACAGCCAATCAATACAACGCTGGAATACTATCAGCGCGCGTATGGCTATATGGACGGGTATCATATACCGTCCAAGCACTTCATGGAGATACCGCTATGGATTGCAGTGGTGGCAGGTAAGCTACATAAGTATACACCAAGATTACACATCGTACAGAACGTAGAAGATACAGTGAAGTACCTGAACAAGCAAGACTCAGACGTACCAGTACTGTTTAGTGTGCTTGATGTGAACAAGCATATCATTCGTAGCATAGTGGATGAGGTAGACAGTCGCAGAATAATCTTAGGCGGCTATGTAGACCCTGAGTACTTCTTGTTCTACGACAACGTAACGTGGTTAGATAGTGTCGATGAACTGTCAGGTGAGTTCCAGTACTACGATCATGCCGCGGCACCAGATTACACACTATTCAAGTGGATGTGGACAGTGCCACGATTGACCTTGAGCAAAGGATGCCTGCATAGCTGTAAGTTTTGCAGTGTAGAGCGGGTGCTAACTAGCATGTCAACGCTGGAGATAAACCAGCAAGTGACAAACATGAGAGGACTCAACTTCAAGCTTATGTACATAGACGATAAGACGTTTGGGCAGTCGTCTAATTGGAGATTGCTACGTGCAATTTACGAGGAGATAATTGCCTATAACCCTGAGTTTATGGGGTTCATTGTACAAACAACTGTACCCTACGCAGTGAAGTACATACGTGAGTGGGTGGAAGACTACCATGTACTGCACGTAGAAGTGGGCGTCGAAGTACCGAGCGACAAGTTTCTGGAAAAGATGAACAAGCCATACCGTATGAATAAGCTCAACAAATTGATAAATATAGTACGTGAGCTTGTACACATGGACGAGTACAAAGTAGGGTTCATTCCTAACCTGATCTTTGGTATGCCAGACGACGATTATGTATCCACGTACCGTTGGGTGCGTAGTTGTCAGGACATTATCAGCTTTGTTAATCCATACGTGCTAAGTTATTACTCAAATGCTAAAGGGGATATAATAGGCGATGAGCAAGAACGCGGTGCACAAGACAGCAACGAGAACACCACAGATAGAACGTGGCTGTCACCTATGGAGCAGAAATTAACCGAGGTGTTCATGTACAAAATACTCAACCACACATTACTCAATCTGTCATTACGAGCAGACGAGGTAGGCGTAAAAGTAGTGTAGTAACCTACCACCACAACATAACATAACCCTTAGTTACTGGAGGATAATATGGATGCTTACGTTAGGTGACATTATCGTAGAGCGTTTTGTCATAGAGAAAACAAAGCACATACGTCCAGCAGGAGAGTGAGACATGTTAGTATACAGATGGGAAGTAATCACAGGAGAAGGGTGCTTTATGGCAGGAATTACCTCATGGTTTAGCAATAAATCACAGTACTTGTACCGTAAGTGGATGAGTACAGTCCACGACAAACTACCATACCCGCACTATGTAAGTTGGCGAACACCACAAGGTAGGGATGTTCCGTCAGTAAACAGGTACTTCGATAAGGTGTGCCAGTACACGGCAGACTACACATACAGATATGCTTTTAGTTCTATGGAGCAACTACGTGAGTATATGCCTAAGAATTGGGATAAGTACCTGCTTGAGTTTGGTTGCCACCTAGTATCATACTGGGTGGATGCGGATGAGGAGGATGGGGGATTACTAGTATCCGACTCACAAGTGGTATTCCTAGAAGATTATGCAGAGTTTATCGAGGAGATAATATAATGAGTAGCGTATTCGATAGAATGGCAATGGAAGAACATGTAAGGGATGCTGGCACATGGTACGATGTGTACAGTGAGAGATATGCCAACGAACTTGTTGGCTTAGATGATGGTGAATACCCTGCTACCGTGGGTACTCCTGGCGCAGACGATGAATACTTCATGGAGGACTATGATGATGTGCACTGTGTGCACGGTGCATTCATAGGATACCCTGGAGGGGCTGATTTTATGTGTGGTCTGTGTGAGAACGGACAGGTATTCCCAAAGCAGGATAGAAAGTGGGAGTTACACATATACGGTAGAATAGTATGGACAGTATACAAGCAGGAGGACACAGCAAAATGGGATAGTTTGATCGCCTTATGTAAGAAGGAGGACGTATCTTACAACATTATTCAGCAGGAATATACATGGTGGGACACGGAGGAATAGCATGACTAGTAAATTTCAGCCACTATTAGATGCAGTAAATGAGGGGCAGGCAGTGTTAGTTTCTAGCGCAGAATATGGACTGCCAACTATCCACGATGTAGGGCATAGCTTACAGACTAGCGGAGAAGTAGAGCACTGTGGGTTTGGTTGGTTTATTGCCCCAGTACTAGGGAGTTCTGTAACTTTCGATGGTGGTGGAGCTATGCTACGATCAAGTAATATTAGTTGGACACCACTACGAGTAGCTAACCAAGATCAGCTAGATTTCATGGGCTATGATATTGATGAGGTTAAAACAACCTTAGAAAAATTAATAGCGGAGGATATATGAACAGCTATACAGTACTACTAACAGGAGATGATTATGATGAAGTAACAGTCCTGCACATCACTACTGAATACTTTGTAGGTGTTGAAGATGTACCATACGATTGCAAAATACTCATTGGAGACACGACAATCGAAAGTGATTGTGCGTCAATAGAGCTTATTAGGAACTACTAGGAGGCATAGCATGACTATATACATAGTGATAGTGTTCGTTGTACTAGTACTGGCATGGTGCATATCGCGTCGAGTAACAAGGATTGACAAGCACCAACAACACATACGAAGTGAGAGGTTCTATCGCATGGTCGATAGAAGGGAGCAATAACATGTTTTACATATTCGCTTACCACTTAACCAAGGAATATCCAAGCGTTATAGTAGAGGCAGGTAACAAAGAAAAAGCAGTTGAAGTTGCCTTGAATGCGGGTTGGTTAGATTTCAGTAGATGCTCTGGTTGTGGAGATGATCTCTGGGATTGTTATGATATTGGATACCCTGACCTAGAAACTGCCGCAAGGGTGGATAGTCGTCGTAACATGATGCAAAGTCACGTTAGTATACTAGCAACTGATCGTGTCAATGCCACACAAGAGGAACTTGACAGGATGCGTGATACTGTTATGCAGTTAGGATACAGAAAGCATGTGCCTAGTGATGAAGACATTATAAACATGCTAGCGTCCATATTAGTGTACACCGAGAGTAAGGAGGTGCACGATGAATAGATGGAACACGCTTGCTGGTTTGGCAAACTATTGGGCGTCATCCTACGGTGAGATCGAGTGCCCAGGATGCGGATGTAAGCACGAGGTAGACTGGAATACAGAGTATGGTGAGCCTTATGACGGTAAGTATCTAGTCGAGTGCAAAAAGTGTAACAAAAAATTTGATGTGGTTGTAGAGACAATCACTACCTATACAGTAGAGGAGATAAAACATGAGCGATTACAGTGGTAAGTGGCTAAAGCTAGGGAGTGTGCAAAACTTGCTAGATGTGTACTCCTTAGCATTTCCTGAAGAGATTGAAGCTGGCACTGACTGGTACGGTAAAGCTAATGAGTGGGCACGTACCTTAGCTAAGCAGGTAGGCATTAACGTTAACACTATTATCGACATAGTAGCTAGCCTATCACCTAACAACGCATGGGAGCGCAACAAGTCTGATACCCTGCTACTGATTAACTCATGGCAAGCAGGTATAACTGATCCCAAAGAGATTAAGTGTGCGACGTTTAACAACCAAGTCCAGAAAGCACTAGATATACTGTCTGGAAAATACACAAAACTCATCGGCGGGAAAGTAGAGAACTTTGCACACAACATACGACGACCAGAAACAGTAGCTGATGAGGTAGTTACCGTAGATCGGTGGGCATTTCGTGCTTGGATATGGAACAGTAGGCAGTCAGCTACCCTTAGCCCTGCTATGATGAAGAGAATAGCGAAGGATTACCAGATCGCGGCTAAGATGGTAGGTAAAACACCACGAGATTTCCAAGCAATAGTATGGCTAGTAGTGCGCCGAGCAGGGAACAACGGCAAAGCTAAAGTGTGCGGCTTAGATAGACTGAAGGCACAACTAAGATTATTTTAGGAGGCATGACATGGTGTACGAAGTAAATATCTCAATGGCGTATAACGCAGACAGTCCAGAAGAAGCGGCTCAACTTTATCTGAACAACATTAGAATGCACACCGACTGGTACATTAAAGTCAGGTGTGTGGATACCGACAAAGAGTTCACAGTAGATTCTGCTGATTGGGAAGTAGAGGAGGAGTGATATGCTAACATTACAGAAACAGAAAATAACCATAGAGTATGGACGAGAAAGTAGGTCTAAGTACCGTAAACGCTCACCAACTAGGAGGAAGATAATAAGAACTGTCCAGCAAGCTGAACAAACAGGGCACGCTAGCTATGACTGGTACGGGGGTAAGTGGTTACAGTGGACAGGAGTAGCACAAGTAGGTGGCAAAGCTGTAAGAGTCTGGGGGTACAATAAAGGTGACTGTCCCCCCGAAGAGTGGGCAAACGACACATACTAGGAGGTATGTTATGAAAACACGATGGACGATTACTAAGATAGAGCTTGACACGGACAAAGAACCCATATCAGCTACTATACTGGACAATCTTGGTTACTTCTGGAAGTGGGACAAATATGCACAATATAAACAGCTAAAAATAGTGTATGATGCTAACTTCCCAGATAAGCACCCAGTACCAGAAGAGACTGATGGGTACACAGCAGGAACGTTAGAGCAAGCACTGGTAACTCTCAGTGTGAACCAATTTATTAATCTGCGAGTAAACCAAAAGAAACAATATAAAGATAGACCGTGCCCATTTTGTGGAGGTATTGAGCTAGACATGATGGTAACTGAGGATGGGCTTAGATACTATGTAATGTGCTTAGATTGCAATGCTCAAGGCAGTCCTCAACCCACTGACAGAACAGCACTGTTGGCATGGAACAAAGCAGGAAGATGGGAGGCATAACGTGAGCTACTACTTTTCTATCCACGCACAAGACAGGTTGGATACAGACTTGTGCTCTTTTGTAACCCCAGAGGAGGTGTTAAATGAGATCATAACAAAGAAAGAGCACAGTGCTAATGGCAGTCACTGGGTGCTGATCAAAGACCTGCCTATGATTTATAGACTGCCTAGAAGGAAGGGAAAGACTGCTGTTGGTGATCGCATAGTTGCTATCGTCAGAGAGCAGACTATTGTAACAGTAATGCTTAGAGAAAAGACCGAGGCATTACCTACAAACTGCCATTTCTTTTGGGATTGACACCAAAAATTTTTTGTGGTAAGATGCCTTGAAGGAGTTCAATATGATTAGATACTTGTCAAAAATGGTGTACACCCAAAAACGAATGTGTATCTGTGACAATTGCCGAGCTATCCAATACTTTGCTAGAGACAAGGAGACTTGTTTTATGTGTGACGGTGAAGTACTTGAATACAAATTAGTTAGAACAGACAAAGGAGATGCTAATGAAAGTGAAAAATCTGGGCAACAAAGTGTCTGTGATCGTGACCAATAAGGAGTGGGCTGATACCATTGCTGACTTCGGCACTGAGAAGGCAGACGGAGCAACAGTTAGTGAAGGGAGTGGGCACTACAAGAGCTTATCAGCTAAGACCATTCAAGAAAATATCTGGGAAGTTACGATCTTCACTAAGAATGTACTACAATTCCAGATAGATGTACTCGAACTGTTGCAGGAATACTTGCAAGACACCAAAGAAGAGTCAGTACTAGTACATACTGGCGGACAAGCAAAGTTATACTACCTATAAGGAGCAACATATGGGCAAGCAACGATTTATCTCAAAAGATTCAGCCATTGCATGGCTGGAAGACCATGGTTGTGTTGTAATTGACAAGGCTATTAGCGTACCGGAACAAGCAGGTTTAGCTACTTGGGGAGCGGTAGATTTCCTAGTGAACAAGCACAAGCACTACCTAAAACGTGCACGTATCTAGTCCAAACTTAGACTGGCAGGTAGGGTATGCCCCTGCCTGCCTTTTACATAAAGGAGTACACCATGAAGCAGGGAGATAAGATTAAGATTAAACTGGGCGATAAGATAAAAATTGCTACCTTCTTGTCTGAGCAAGAGGGTGTTATCTTTTGTACTGTCAACGGGTACGCACCATTGCAAGTTGCAAAAGAAAATGTTATCAAGGAGAAAACAAATGTATGAGCCACACATAGCCGCACAGCTACACTATAAGGGGTACAATATTAAAGCAGTACATACCTATGATCCTGAAAATCCACGTACTGCCTGTAATAACCTAAGTATTATGACTTGCTTTCACCCACGATATAACCTAGGTGACTACCATGAAAACCCATATGTACACTCACAGTTTAGTGGGTGGGGCGACGTAGAAAGCACAATACGGAAAGATGGTGGTATCTGTATCATGCCCTTAACGCTATACGATCACAGCGGATTAACTATCTATCTAACAGAAGAACCACACCTAGTACAATACCCGCAGTGGGACAGTATGAGAGTAGGTTTTATCTACACCACTAAAGAGAAAGTAGAGGAGTGGTTAGGCTGGAAACGCATAACCAAAAGCAGGAAAGAAAAATTAATTAAGCGGTTGAAAGATTCCCTAAGTATGTACGATGCTTACCTGCGTGGTGATGTGTACGACCTTGTTATAGAAGACCCTGACGGCGAGGAAGTAGAACATTTGGGGGAGTGGTACGGGCTTGACAACATAGAAAAGTATTTTGATGAGTGCAAAAGCTTAATAGATATGTATAGCGAGGAGGTGGTAAATGCCTAGACCTTTAGGAAAGGATGAAGTACCAAACTCTTTAGTTACTAGTGCACTAGACTGGATAATAAAGTATCTAACAACAACAGCGTATCCAGTTAACCACATAATAGGTCTCTCCCCTGAGTATGACCTGCATTTGTATTGTAGAGATAACGTAGTAGGTGCAGACCTATTAGACGAGAAGTTCAACTGGTTCACTGTAATATTGTGGAACTTGGAGGTACACGATGACGAATGAATTTGATCCTAAAGAATGTGCCGCCGCAGTAGTGCGGAGAGGGCATATGTGCGCTGGTTGTTACTCTTCTGGTGTGTGTGGGGTAAGCAAGCTGTGGAATGATTACCAAAACAGGTGCTACTTCTATGATATTTGTGGGTTACGAGGAGATAACCTAGTAGATAATAGAGCAGTATGTGATGCACACGCTGTTGGTGTATTGTTATCTAATATCCCAGGTCTTAAGACAGAAATAGACTCTGTTATACAAGAGGTAGAGTCATATGGGGAAGACGAAGAGATAGCACGGTATGAGCACATGCACGATCCTGCTTATATTAGGGAAGTTAGGTTTGGAACAGAGGGATACTAAAAGTGGAGGTAGTATGGGAGAAAGAGTACAACCTTGGCAATGGGCATTCATCTTGGAGATATGGATGACAAGCACAAACGAACTTCGCAAACGGTTAGAAGGGGAGCGGAAAGCTCCCCCTATCTGTTTGAGTGATGAGCTTTTACAATGGCGATTAGATAACTTGGAGCATTTAATATTCGAGAGGGAAAAACATGGCTAGAGAAAATGTTATAGTAGACATACCTTTGAAGGGAGGCTGGAACATAATAGCCGTTGTAGAAAATGGTGAACTTGTAGTAAGAGTTTCTCACGAAAGCAACATCATAGTTAAGCAGGCAAGGTACTCTAAGTACAGCAATGAGCTTGAGTATATGTTCACAACAGAAGAACTAGAAAAGGATAAATTCTATGAATCACATTAAGATTGCGGCAGTAAAAAGACTAGAAGAAATTAAGAAGTCCATAGAGAGCGAGAACATAAGCTATGGAGAGATAATAGAACTACAAACATTAGAAAAATATATTGATGGTGATGTAGTTTTATTAGAGTGGGCTGGAGTGCCCGAAGGAGAAATTCTATGACGACTAAACGAACTTCCTCACCAGTACAAGGCAGGGTCTACTTGCTAGAGCCAGGAGATGGTACACGTTACAGCTTTACTCTACTTCCGTTGTCGCCCAACGCAGTTAAAACATACCAGTGGTCTCCTGTTAAGGCATTCTTCTTAGCAATCCACATTGCGTATGATATAGTAGGTTGTGGTATTGTGCCAATGTCTGTTTCAAGTGCAGAAGAATTGCCTAACCAGCTTAACTATCTACGTTCCCCAGGACATGGTTTTAAGAATGTGGATAAGTACACATTAGCTATGTGTATCCTAATGTCACATGTCCTAGTTACTGCGGAGTACCACGTTGACAGCGCATGTTCTTACGCAATGGAACACATTAAAGAAGTCCTCAACAAAGTATAAGGAGATTACTATGGTATGGGAACACAGCTATGCACCAGAAGCATACGATGAGGCTTGGGAACAACTAAATTTATGGAGTGTTGAGAACCTAGCCAAAGCATATAGTGAGTTTTCGCAGACACAACACAAAGTACCATTTACTGTACCAGAATTACTAGAAACTTACAGTAAAGATGTGCTGGTTGACCTTTGTATGCAAGCTATACAAACTACCCGTTTGTGTGACAACGGGGGATGGGCTATGTGGGTTGACGAAGAAGGTTTCTGGAAAGTATATCTACCACAACAAGGAGAATGAGGTGTACATACAACACATACGAGAATTTTTGAAAACAATAAGCTGGCTTAATGGCAAGGTAGAACGAGCATTAGTGCAGTTTTACCTGGAAAACCAGCGGCTAGACCCCGATATAAAGTATACCATAGATGACTGGTGGGTAGGTATAAGCCCTAGCCTAGACTTAAACTTATGGCTTGATGCTTCCACAGTACGAGGAACTTTGTACAACGTATATGGAGGGGCAACAGATACCTATAACTACCACGAAGTAGAACTACCTGAAGTGACAAGAAAATTTGTGTGTGCTGTTTACTTTGGCATTGATAGACATATTCTGGTAAAGAGGGTACAACTAGAGGGTGGAGAATTGATTGCTTCTTCCAGAGCGTATAAGTACACAGCTAACAGACAAATAAAACTTAACAACCTGATACCAACAGAGACTAAAATAGAGGGTATTACTTACTTGTATTCTGTATCACCTAGGAAAAACACAGATGACAGGAGAGAATGATATGACTAAACTAAACGTACCAGTTGTTGTAATGTCAGAAGGTTCTATACTTGGGGTTTATGGAGCAATTGATCCCAGGTTTAGTGACTATGCCCTGCTTGACTATGACCTATTAGAGTCAGGGGAATGTCCAGTGTGTGTCGAGTTATGTGAGTCTGTAAACAGCAAAGTAAACTTCTACCCAGTATCTGTACAAAATACTTCCATGGGAGTTATTGAGGAAGGGGGCGAAGAAGTTGAGATAGCAGAGGGAACTTGGAGAACTGCTTGGTTAGGTGTTGAAGAGCAGGGTGAGTGGTACTGCCCTACCTGTGACATAAACTGGACACAAGCACAATTTGACCCTGACTTTCCTAACACCACAGAACTTAAGGCAATTAAGTTAGTGCAAGATAACCTAACAGAATATTTAGAGAAGCATGATGAAACAACAAAAAACCAGGAAGGAGGATAGGTACATGAAAGCTACCGTAATGTATGAGGCGTTTAAAAATTCTGAGGGGAATATAACAATAACTGGCACACCACTCTGCGGTGCTATGGGGAGTAGTGCAATAGCAGTGATCCATGAAATAGAGAATGTTAATCCCATAGTAGAGCTTCTTGTCCCTATTGGGTTAAACGGAACAGAAGATATAGCTAAGCTTGTGCGCCATATAAAAACAGTAGGCATAGAGCAGCTACCAACGTTTGACACAAACGATCCTACTTACTCTATTCCGTTCAGCAAAGAACCATTAGTTTGCCCAATAACTACGTGTGGCTCAGATATGATAGAAGTGGGTACACCAAACTTTGGAGAAGAAATGTGGCGAATAGTAGAGTGCCACACCTGCGGATTTAAGTGGGACGAAGTTTACACTTTCTCTACTTGGGAGCCGAGGAGACCATGAGCACGATAGCAGAACAACACTGGGAAAGCTTAGGTAATGTGCCTATTGATAACGATGGGCATATAGAGATTGACTGGCACATGTTTCCAGCAGGCACTCACAGAGAAGAAATATGGCACTGGTTTGAAGAACAGTTCAATGTACGTGTTCATGATCTAATGTTTCCAAACGAAAGGAGAATATAACATGACTGCACCTTTATGGATTGACATAGATGAGCTAGATTATCTTGAAGAGGAAGAACTGGCGTTTGCCGAGGAAGAGAAAGAAGAAATACTTAGGCAAATTAGCAAGCATATTGACGAAAAACCAGAAGTATGATATAAGGAGCATATGATGACAGCAACATACGAAGAGATAAGAACAGCGATAAAGAATATAAACAAGCCAGAAGATATGAAGCTGCTATTAGAAACACTAGGGAATAGGTTTGGCTTCACTCGATACAACTTGTACCAAGCAGGCAAACTATTTGATCAAACACACCCTGCTGTACAAGATGCAGTAGCTAAAGGATTAATAGCTTTCTTAGTTGGGTATGCCCTACGAGATAACGCGTATGTAGATGGCAGGAACAAGGATATAACTCTGTTCTGTCGTAACTTAACTAAAGCTATTGACAACGGAGAAATTGAACCTTATAACCTGGGTATGTTTGTACCCTACTCAGAGAAGGAGTAAAATAATGAGACCACGATGCCCAAACTGCCTAAACCACCCGATTGAATTTGACAAAGAGATAAACATGTTCTCTTGCCCCACTTCATGGTGTACGTTCAAGTACCCAGTGCTTGAAGCTTTCCTGACTGTGCCATTCTTAGAGAAACGATATATAAGAGGCACAAGACCAGTGCGTACACCTGATGGTGATCTGATAGCACCAACCATGATCTTGTGCAATGCCCCAAGACCCTTGCAAGGTAGTTATAATCCAGGCACACGTAAGTACATGATCTGGCAAGGTGACTTCATAAGTGGTATATTCTACGCACTAGTAAGTGAATATGATATTGGTATACTTGACTTCAACCACTCACAAAAAGCAGTGCAGTTAATATACGTGAGTGAAGAAGAACTAAAAGACTTTGCAATACAGCACCTTAAAGAGTACGGGTTAGAGTTTGACCCTGAAGAGCACAGTCTAGATGACTGTTGGTTATCTTTCTTAGACAATAAGGAAAAGGAAAACAAATGTGTATAGTTGACTTAATAGCACCCGCAGATTTAGGAGATTTGATAACGCTTGAGTACTCAGCAGAAATGCCTTGGCTATGCAATAACTGTGGTGGAGATATTATAGACCCTTCTAATCCACACAAGCTAAATGCTTATTTTGAGGGACATAGACGAGGAGGAGGTAAAGTAATTGACGTATTCAGACTAGAAACTCCAATAAATTGTCCTGGCTGTGGTATACTGGTAAAAGAAACAGGTTATATTTGCCATACTGAGGGCACAGGGCTAGCAGAACAGTTGTTTAGCCTACCACAAGGAGAATAAAATGGCTAAAGACAAGAAAACCACGATTGAAATTGTAACTGACGCGATCCTAAAGGCACTGGAAGAGGGAACAGTGCCTTGGAACAAACCTTGGATAAGTACTGGTGGCAAGGCATTAAGCATGTCCACCAAGAAACCTTATAGAGGCTTTAATTCCCTAGCTCTTTATGTAAGCTCACTAGATGGAGGCTTTACTTCTCCATGGTGGGGTACTTACAAAAAGATAAATAAGTTGGGAGGTAAAGTAATACAAGGTCAACACCCAACCCCTGTTAGCTTCTACAAGTTCTTCAAGAAAGTAAATGACGAAGGTGAAGAAGAGACCAGAGTAATGCACAGATACTACAACGTCTTCAACCAACAACAAGCAGAAGGACTTGACGAAGTATTCCCAATAGCAGAGGCAGAAGAGTTTGAGTTTACTCCAATAGAGCGTGCCGAAGCACTAGTAGAAGGCTATACAAACAAGCCAGAGGTAGACTACGGTGGCGACAGAGCATTTTACATGCCAACTAGAGATAGAATTGGTATGCCAGAACAAAAACAATTCACAAGCCCTGAAGAATTTTACAGCGTACTCTTCCACGAGTTTACTCACAGTACTGGGCACAAAGACAGACTAAACCGTGATCTTTCTGGTATGCAAAGTAGCCATAAGTATTCTTACGAAGAACTAGTAGCTGAGATGGGTGCTGCTTTCATGTGCTATGAAGCAGGCATAGAAAATACACTTGATAACTCAGCTAGCTACCTAGCCTCCTGGTCAAGAGCACTGAAAGATAAACCTGTTTGGATAGTACGAGCAGGAAACAAAGCACAGCAAGCTTTTGATTACATGCTAGGCAAAAGCTATGATGATGAGGAGGATAAAGATGCAAACTAAAGTAGGCGTATCCATAGAAGATAAGATATACAACCACAGGTACTCTTTGCTAGTTGATAGGTTAGCAGAATATGTACCAAAGGAAATTCTAAAAGTACCAGAGGGGTTCATTGACGGTTTGTTTGAGCACGCCACTAAAGAAGATTTTAGGTGGGATCAAGATGAGGCGTTTGACAGCGTACCTTGGCGTTGCGACAATGAAGAGTGCCCTGGTAGATGGCACGCAGGAAATTACTACCTCAACATGGGCAGGAAAAAAGGTAAGATATACGTTGAAATCCTGTGGGATTCTCACGGTGATGGAGATGCCCAACCATATATTTACTGGAAAGAGGGTGAAGACCCCCTAGAACTATGTGAGCATTTAGTAAACTCCAACGATGGCTACTTTGCTGGTTGGGCAGAGTACTATCTTGATTGCTATGTCACTGGGAATGATCCACTACATGATAGTACAAAACCTTTCTCCAAAGAAGGTTTCCTAGCCGCCGCAGGAAGTATGCTACGCTACTTATTCATGAACAAAAAGAAAGGAGCATAGCTATGAATAAAGATATGGACAACAGATATAACTTGATACACGAAAAGCTTAACAGCTATATGCCTACTGATCCAATTAACTTAACAGAGGATGAGTTGGAGTGCATGGCTTTTGCTTATTACTGGCTTGACTGCTATGCCAACAAAGAAAGGGAGGATATGCCGAGCATATCTAAGCTAGACGTAGCAGGTTTCTATGTAAGACTCTTGTTTAATCTTCAAGAGTTGGAGACTAACGATGCACAAAGATAACTTACTGCCTGAACCATACAAAGAGATAAACCGAGAAGAGTTCATGTTACACACGCTTCTATACCACACAGCGTGCAAAGATGAGGAGTTTAGACAAGTCTATCTGTCAGCAATACATTCTGGAGGAATGTGGTCTACTAGAATATTTTGGTACGATAAAAGAACTGTCGGCTATGCCATAACGTACATGTATGTAAGCCTTCACACTACTAAGCTTACAGGAGAAGCATACGGTAAGAAAAAAGATTATGGGTACATAGTTAAATACTTTAAGATTGGCTGTACACATTCTTATAAGGAACTTAACTACCCTACTTGTAAAGCAAGAGGTATACCACACTTTGGTGCATTATGGCACGTTGAAGAATGCCAAAACTGCGGTTTTATCAATGCCTATGACAGTTCAGGATAGCTTATGAGGATAAACCCAGATAACAAAGGGCAAACACACGAAGGGAAGTACGTTTGGAGACCGCTGATCCAGCACGAACCAGACGACTTCCCTCCCAACAGCAAATTCTGGTTGCTTAGAGCAAGAAAAGAATTAGATGTGTTGCAGGGTATTGACAACTCGTGGGAAGAATGGTATAATAATGAGATACCAGATGAGGCAACCTGCAAAGACATAGCAACCATGATCCTTAACAGGATACAGGAGATGAGTACTTAATGGAATACGGAGAAGCGATAGTACGGTTGATATTTTTACCATTTGAGCTTGCCTTTACAGCTTTCATGCTTGTACTAAACTCTGGTCTAGCTTTAATAACTTGTTCGATTGTGCTAGTACCAGTATTGTTAGTAGCATTTCTAGGATTCTTGTGTGTAGTATCAAGTTTCTGACAAAACGCTAGCATAATATATTGTAGATTATTAGACATAGACAGTTCTGCCTGTTCCCCTCATCTATCATGGTGGGGGGAACATCGAGGGCACGTAGTGACAACGGGAACACACCTCTTTTGCACGGAGGAAATTCGGGTTCGAGTCCCGACGAGTCCACCTCATTAAATTTTTTTATATTTTTTTTTACATGTGTATACGCACATAGTAAGTACGCATTAACGTTAGTAGGTCGCGATTTTTCCAAGGCCTGACTTAGCGGGATAGTTTAACAGGCAAAACGCTTGGCTCTGACCCATGAATCACAGGTTCAAATCCTGTTCCCGCTTTATTTTGGCTTCTAGTTCAATTGGCAGAACGTTGGTCTTTGACACCAAAGGTTTGTGGTTCGATCCCACAGGAGCCAGCTACATTAATACTAAATAGGAGATACGTATGTCTATTACTTCACCAAGGAAGGCTGCAACAATAGAGATTGTTAAGTTTAATCCTATTGAGTTGCGTATCGACACGGCAGCTACTAAAAAAGTCAAGACTAACCAGTATGTACAGGTTTTTTTACCTAGAATAGAAAGCAAAAGGTACCCTGACAGGAGAATACCAAGGCTTGGGATACAAATAAATGTCAAGAAACCGGAAGACGAAAGATTAGTAGAAGACTTTGCTTATTTGATAGTGTCTAGTGAGAGTGATTTGTACAAACACTGGAAAAACAGAGAAAAAGAAATAAACACAGGCATTTATATAGGAGATGTACTCATAGGAGCACCCTTGACAATGTAAATAACTTGTGATATACTTAGTAATAACAGTGCCTTAAAAGTAATCACAGACTTGCGAGGCATTTTTGAACAGAAGATGTAGTACCTTAACAACTGAAACATCGAGTACTAACGGTGTATGTGCACATCTGGGGAGACGCTGGTTGCCAAGCAACAAAGCACCGCGGAGAGAAGCAAGCGGAGGACTTGCATTAGTACTATCGAGGTGTCTATGGCGGAACTGGTAGACGCACCTAGCTGTGACCTAGGTTATTGTGGGTTCAAATCCCACTAGGCACCCTTGTGTATTGCGAAGGACTAGAAGCCTTGGTACCTAGATAAAAAACAACAGTGGCTTCCTGATGAGTAAGCGTGGTGCACTTACCAAGTGTGTCCTGACAAGTGAGACACTAGATTAAAACCTGTGCACTAGGTTTTAGTCCAACGTCACGCAATACTTTGAGGACTGCACTATGGCATTATCCTAGGAGGTAATAGACTGGGAGCGGGTGCAACAGTTAGGCAGTCCTCACCCCGCCGTTCTGGTGTAAGTGGTCGGTCACATCTGTTTGAAAAACAGAAGGTTCTGGTTCGACTCCAGGGGGCGGCACAAAAATATTAAAAAATTTTGGAGGCTGTTATGTTTGACAAACAAGAATTATTTGAACAGTATCATCAAGCTTTACATCTTGGCAACTTAGATGCCAAAGAAGAAATCTTTAAGAAAGTACCAACGATCTTAGCCTACGTAAGGAAGCTTGAAAGAGACGTTGAAAGAGAAACAGAAAGAGCAGACACAGCCGAAGCAAAACTAACGGTAGCTACGCCAAAGAAAAAAAGAACCCCTAAGCTAAAGGCTAAGGCTGAAGTAGTAGAGAAGGTTGAAGAGGTTGAAGTTCCTGATGAACTAGAAGACGAAGAAGTATCAGCGGTTAGTCAGGACGAAGACTATCCGTTTTAACATGTAACATCTGGGTGTAGCTCAGACAGGAAGAGCACTGCGTTTGGGGCGCAGGGGCCAGTGGTTCAAATCCACTCTCCCAGACTATGGTTTCGTGGTGTAGTTAGGGCTAACACACTTCCCTGTCAAGGAAGAGACCGCGGGTTCAAATCCCGTCGAAACCGCTAGAGGCAATGTCGGTGCATGGGACACCAACCAGGCTGTAACCCTGGCGTCTTTATGGCTATGTAGGTTCGATTCCTATCGTTGCCACCTTGCTTGTGAGGACTCTCCTGTCCTGTTTGGGAGCGCAAGCACCCCCCACAGGTGATATCAGTGGGGGGAGAATATATACCGAGGCGGAGACCATGACATGGTGTTCTTACAAATACCGAATTTGTACTTGGACACCATTACAAGTAGGTCTCCGCCTCAATCTCAGGCTATTCGGTTAATGGTAAACCAGCGGCTTCCAATCCCGCGACTGGAGGTTCGATCCCTTCATAGCCTGCCTGTACTGCGGTGATAAAGTCTTGGTAGACTTGCCAGTTTCATATGCTGGTTCTTAAAAGGTGCAGTTCGATTCTGCTCACCGCTACCTAGCTAAACAACTGTTCGACAACCCCCCTCATTTGGCTAGCCTGCTCTGAGCTAGCGACGATCCTTTACTGATAATCAGAGCATCGGGGATGCAAGGCTTCGACAATGGTAATGATAGATGTACTGCGGGAAGAGCGGTGCCGATCTCTTTAACTCAGCACAACAACCATAACTGGCAAAAATTTTGCTAACCTTCTCATGATCAATGATCCTGAGCGTCACCTAGTTCCTCAACAGGCGGAGTTAGTACTGGCGTCATAATCCTGTGTAACAAAGTAATGCCCTGCTTTAGGCTGATCACCAACGATCTACTCCCGTAGATGTACTACCTTGATTGCAATTGGACTCCAGTTCGATTCTGGACATCTCCACCTTTAAGGTGAGTAAGGGAAACTCTGGAGCGAGTCACTCCACCCTCTCACCTCCAGCTATTGTGAAGGGAATTGGCATACCTACGATACTAAGAATATCGTGATTAGTGGTTCGAGTCCACTCAATAGCACTATGTCGAAGTGGTGGAACTAGGTATACACGCAGCCTTTAGACCGCTGTGCCTTCGGGATTGCAGGTTCGACTCCTGTCTTCGACACAGCAGGTATTTGCGAAGCAACGGTAGACGCTTTATCCTTTGAGCTACGAGGGAAGAGCAGGGGCACAAGAAGCCCTTGCTCTTTTCCGTGTAGCATGGTATAATAATTGTAGCTTAGTGGGAACTTGCTTAAGGGGGAAGGGCAGGGACAAACCCCTGCCCTTTACTCTCAATTGAAAGGAAATAATATGCCGATCATACAAGTAAAAGGTGAACTACCAAAACGGGTTGAACTGGATGTGTACCCAACCCCGATAGAATATACAAGAGCCGTTTTAAAATTTCTCCAGCTTTCTCATTACCCAATAGAAAGTTACGAGTACACACTAAGGATACTAGACCCAGGTGCTGGTTCAGGTATATGGGGTCAAGCTGTAAAAGAACTATACCCACACGCAGAACTTCATGGTACTGAATTAAGAGATGTACCGCCTCCACCACACTACGATCATTGGCACATAGGAAAGTATGAGCTACTTCCTGACACAGTTGGTAAGTTCGATCTTATTGTAGGCAATCCCCCTTACTATGTACTAGAAGATTTCATGGACAAAAGCTTTGAGCTTTTACATGATTATGGAATGTTAAGTTTCCTTTTACCTGCCTCTTTTTCTGAGAGCAAGAAAAGGTACTTAAAATATTTTAGTAAGCAGGATTATTACAAACCTACAATGATCATTAACTCTGTCCGCAGGATAAGTTTCACTGGTGATGGCAAGTCTAATGCTACAGCCTACGCACAGTACACATGGGTTAAGCACGAAAAAATTAATGGAGACCCAGTACCTACTTACTGGTTGGATTGGGAATATGACAAAGACTAGTTCATTCGGTGTAAGCAAGAGAGAAAACCACGACGCTACAAGATTCTATGCTCGTAACGTATATGATGAGTACTCCAGCTACGAACCTAGGCTACCGGAGGTGCCCGATCCTGAAGACTGGGCAAACGCTCTTATGTGCTCAGATGCTGCACACATAGATATTCCTAGAGAAAGCATAGCTCTAACCTTCACATCTCCACCCTACAATGTCGGTAAAGAGTACGAAGAAGACATGACAAAGGATGAGTACGCTGAATTTTTATATAACATAGGACTAGAGCTTTACGATGTTACTATTCCAGGGGGTAGGTTTGTTTTCAACACAGCAAACATAGGGCGTAAGCCTTACATTCCTTTAACTAAGCTTGCCTATGAAATCTTTGCTGATACCATAGGGTTTTTGCCTGCTGGAGAAATTATCTGGGTAAAAGGAAAAGGCGCAAGCGGTAGCTGTGCTTGGGGTAGCTGGAACAGTGCTAAAGCACCAAGATTACGTGATTTGCATGAGTACTTACTAGTTTTCTGTAAAGAGAACTACTCCAGGTATGACAAAGGCACCTCAACCATGGAAAAAGAAGAGTTCATGGAGAGTACCCTGTCTACGTGGTACATAGCACCAGAATCTGCTAAAAAAGTAGGGCACCCTGCTCCGTTCCCATTAGAGCTAGCTAAAAAAGTAATTAACTTGTTCTCTTACAAGGGAGATGTGATCCTTGATCCTTTTGTAGGCTCAGGCACAACATGTATAGCTGCTAAACAGCTAGAAAGGTACTATGTAGGCGTTGATTATACACAAGAGTACATAGACTTAGCACAAAAACGTATAGATACGCTGGCGTGAAGGGAAAAGGCATACCTACCTCACTTAAAATGAGGTGATTGGTGGTTCGAGTCCACCCGTCAGCACTATGCTGTGAGAGTGATGGGTTAAGGGTTCGAGTCCCTCTCAAAGGTCGCTCCTTTGTAGCCTATCTAGTGAGTATACGCACGATGGTAAGTAGGTACAGCCCACTCTCACAGCAGACAAACGAATTGAATAAGGAGTCTAAGATGATTAGTGTGAAGCTAGCAGAAACTATTAAGGAAATGAAATTCCAATTAAAAGACCTTACTTATGAGAATTATACAAGTAGTCGTAACGCATTCATTGGCACAGTTAATAATGGCGATGTGAGCTTATACCTTGTGTCATTCTCTAGAATAATAAAGGCAAATAACTTTAACAATACTTGGGCACACCCAGAGACTGAAGTGACTGTAAAAGAATGGGTTGATGTAACTATCACGGTAGACCAATGAGTAACATACTAATCTACCAGATGGGTAGGGTAGGCAGTGTCGCAATTCGCAACTCATTGAAGGCTGAAGGAGTTAAAGCTACTCATCTACATTACATAATGACAGAAGGTGAGCATCCAGCTAGGCACTTACCAGAACTAAAGGAACAAATACTTGGACGTAAGGTGCCCTTCAAAATTATTGTTTTAGTACGCGACCCAATAGCTAGGAACATATCGGCTTTCTTCAGAACTCTTGACAATAGAGAATGGACAGGGTATAATAGGAAATTGCTGAAGAAGTTTATGACAGAGTATAACCATGTCTGGGCATTAGCTTGGTTCGATCTAGAATTTAACCCTGCTTTCTTTGATATATATGCAACATACTATAGTCCAGAACACAGTACTTATAAATTTCCTCCAGCAGATTTTATTATCCTTCGCACAGAAGACTTAAGTAAAAAAAGAACTGCTGACCAGCTTACTAGTTTCCTAGGAATAGAAAAAATACAAATTATTAAAGCTAACGCAACAGAGTACGCTCCTAAAAGAGCACCTTTGTATAAAGACTTCTTGGATAATGTCAAGCTACCACTACACTACGTAGAGTACATGTACAACACCCCGTACACAACACAATTCTATACAGAAAAAGAGATAGAGAGAATGACTAAGCGTTGGACAGGAGAATAATATGAATCAAGACGTACTAAACACTTTATATTTTGAGCAGGCAGAAGCGCGCACAGTTGACCTACTTAACCAGTATTCAGGAAAGTTAACACCACTAATAGAGAAGACGATAAAGAACGAGGTGTCTAGTAGGTACCCTACACTGACAGCAGGGGAGATCAACAGAGTGTATGGCAGAGCAGTAAGAAAATTTGGAGAGACAGTATGCCAACATTGATTTACCAAATGGGAAAAGTAGGGTCGATATCCTTACTTAAAGGGCTAGCTGCTAACAAAGTAATATCAACACATGCCCATAACCTAGTGAATGTTGAAGGAGAATTTTATGTATCACGGAACAAGGCTATAAAGGAAACTATTGAACTACGACTAGACCACTGGAAAGTAATCTCACTAGTCAGAGACCCGATAGCTAGGAACATCTCAGCCTTTGTTCATAAACTATCTAAAAAAAACTACAAAGCATTTCCTAAGTATGATCCATACGTGCTGCATAGCTTATTTGTAAATAAGTATGACCACCATACTCCGCTTAGATGGTTTGATGAAGAGTTTAACTTATTGTTTGACAATGTATACTCTCGCAAGTTTAGACATAGAGGAAAGTATTTAAAAATCACCAACGCTGAAAAAAACTATGAAGCTTTAGTACTGCGAACAGAAGATTTAAACTGGTACCATAATGTAATAAGAAGTTTTGTTGATATACCACACATTACTATGCCCCACTCTAACTCTATGGCAGAAAAGTTCTGGTTTTATAAAGAGTTCGTTGATTTTATGCGAGGGAAGATACCACATAGTATAGTTAATGCGCTATACAGCAGTAAGTATACCGAGCACTTTTACTCAAAAGAGGAGATACGGGAATTTGTAAGGTATTGGACGCTCATATGAAGGGAATTGGCATACCTAGCATACTCAAAATATGCTGTTTCCTGGTTCGACTCCAGGTATGAGCACTTGACAAACGTAACATACTGTGGTAGTATGGATATATTGTGGCTTATATACTAGTACTCCTGTTGCTTGCGCTTTGTCTAATCTTTGAGATTTTTGATCATCTCAGAGGCAAGTAGGAAGGTTGGCAGAGAGGAAATGCGTCTACTTGCTAAGTAGTAGCCGTCCTAACGGGTGCAGAGGTTCGATCCCTCTACCTTCCGCCTAGATTTAGAGGAGTTATTATATGGCAAAGAAAATGATATTAAGAAGAATGAACAACTCCCTACCTGAGTTAGTAAGCATGGTAAGAGAGAGCAAGCTAGAGAATAGAGTGTTCTTATGTAGGAAAGGGCCAGCTATCTTCACTAGTATGTTGTACTTTGCTAAGGCTGAAGACTTACTGAAAGGGGAAGAACCAAACATTCCTGGAATTGGTATGCTATTTTTTGTAACAGAAAAAGTCAGGCTCCCAGTAGGAGATGCAGATGAAGTAAACCTTATTTTATTAAAAGATTAGTGTAGTCTTGCGCTGGTCTAAGTTTAGACTAGAGGAAGCTCAGGACTGCTCCGCTTAATGTAGGAGGATATATGACAGGTGAGTGTACCCACGAACACACAGCAACCTTTACTTATAATGACTGGGTACACCCAGAAACTAGAGAGGAAGTATGTCTAGACTGTCAGAAATCTGTTAGCACTACAGAGGCAGCGACACCAATAGACTCAGTGGGTGAGCGGCACGACAAGTCTGGTAGGTGGCACCCGCAAGGGACGGCACAGCCGTAGATAGATGCAAGACCACGACAGAATCCTGGCTATCGCACTAATCTTTATTGACTTATCTTACCATGTGTGGTATAATTACTTACTGACCTCGTAGCCAAGTGGGAAGGCGGGTGGTTGCAACCCATCTAAGCGCAGGTTCGATTCCAGCCGAGGTCTCTAGCACCTATCGCCTAAAGGACGGGCACTTGCCTTCGAAGCTTGTCTGTGCAGGTTCGATCCCTGCTAGGTGCTCTTACGCTCCCGTAGCTCAGAGGACTAGAGCAGTTCTCTTCTAAAGAAAAGGTCACAGGTTCGAGTCCTGTCGGGAGTGCCTATGAATGATGAATATAGAATAGTTTTTGACTACGAAATTGGTATGGAAGTCATAGAAATAGTGCCTCCTGCTGATCCTAATATATTAGAGGTATCAGAAGAGGCATTCAATGACTCCTTAGCAGAGTATATAGACAGTCCCTGTGGTTGAGCAGGACACAACACTACCCTGCGAAGGTAGAGACACAGGTTCGATCCCTGTCAGGGACTCTCTCAGGCTGTGTCGTCTACTTAGGTTAGGACAGGAGGCTTTCAACCTCCAGAACAGGGTTCGAATCCCTGCATAGCTACTATAATGAAAATACAAAAGGAAGATGCGATGACAAACAGAACAATGTGCGACGTACTGCAAGAGATGCGTAAGCTAAACAAAACTCGTAACTACAGTGCACTGGCAGGTCTTATTGAAGAAGCACAGATACTTGGCAATCGCATGGAAGCAGCAGTGTACGATAAACATGATGTAGAACATTACAACAAAGAAAGAAGAAGATTAAAAGCAGAGCTAAAAAAACTTAAAGATACAAAAGATGCGCTAGAACTTGAGATCAGTGAACTAGGAGGAGACGATGGTTAGTAGAGCTACAGTATACTTAGCTGGCGGTATGCACAGTGACTGGCGAGAACAAGTTAAGATGGGAGTACAGCACACAGTAAACTTTTTTGACCCCTGCACACATGGATTTAAATCAGAGGATGCTTATACCTTTTGGGACATACAAGCTATAAGAAAGTCTGACATAGTGTTTGCTTACATGGAACCAGATAACCCGTCCGGTGTAGGTTTGGCATTTGAAATAGGGTATGCTGTAGCTTTAGGACGTAGTGTTATTTTTGTGGATCAATCTTCTGAAGAAACTAGAAAATACTGGGGTATGTGTAGGGCAGCTAGCACTGTTACCACTACTAGTATAACTGAAGGTATTCACCTACTAAACTACACGATTGACTTGATAACAGTAGACCCAAGTGTTGGAATATTACATCCTCCTGGGTAAGGTGTTGCAGGATACATACCCGATTTGGATTCGGGAGTGCGTAGGTTCGATCCCTACTGCCCAGACTATATTTACTTATGTTTTAATTATATATGATTACGTGAAGTAATAACTGGAGAAGAAACTTATGGGAAATAAGATGACTAAGTACCAATACTTTATTACCTACGAGATACCAGACGCCGACATAAGTAGTTGGCAAGTAATAACCACAGAGCGACCCATTAAAACAACAAAGGATGTGTCTGCTATCTTATCTCAAATTTTAATAATGGCAGAAGCTGATCCACCAATCAAGCCACTGAGCATATCATACTTGAGTGAGTACAACATAGAGCTACCCGATAGTGTCATACTATACCAGATGGGTAGAGTTGGTTCAGTATCTTTGAGATCAGCGTTAGAAAGTTTAGAGATACCAACAAGGCATGTACATTACCTAGCAGACTACGGGGAGTACGAATCCAAGCACGATCCTGCTTTCATGAAAAGGATTAAGACAGAAGAAAGAGTATGGACAGTAATAAGTGTTGTAAGAAATCCTATAGCTAGAAACTTATCTGCTTTCTTCTGGAATATTAATAAGTATTACCCAGACATTGATAAGTACCCAGACTATAGCCCACCATTACTCGACGCTTTCTTATATAAGTATCCACACTTTACTACTTCTGATTGGTTTGATAACGAGCTTAACAAAGTATTTGACTACGATATATACTCTAAACCTTTCGAGCACAGTATAGGATACACCTTATACGAGCGTCTAGTAGAGAAGCCTAAGTTTATTCTGGCTGTAATAAGAACAGAAGATATATCACGTTCTGCAAACAGCATGTTTAGCGATCTACTAGGAGTGAAGCCAAAAGACCCAATAGGTAATGTTAACCTAACACATAAAAGAAAAGCAGTGTCTAGAGCTTTCTTAGATTTTCATAAAGAAGCAGTACTACCTAAATATTACTTAGACAATATGTTAAACACTAAGTACTGCCAACATTTCTATACTGATGAGGAGAGGGGTAAACTATATGATTACTGGACTAGCAATCCTGCTAGCAGAGAGGGATATTCGTCTAATGGATAGGACAGTTGGTTCTCAACCAGCAGATAGGGGTTCAATCCCCCTATATCCTACTTGGAGGTGTCTATGGCAACTTTGCACTATGAAAAAATGAGCAACTTCTTAGACAGGTCTAGGAAAGACATTACTGAAGGTGAGTTTAAAGACAGGCTTATGGCTGTGTACAAAGATATCAACGAAGAGACCAGAGATAGAATGTACGCAGCTTCTAAAAAACTAGGAGGAACAGGCAGTTTCTACCAAGTGCTATTTGTATTTGATACCCTATATATGTTAGGACTAGAGGAGTGTAATGGCGAAAGCTAAACAACCATATGAACGTCCAGTAAAAAAAGATTCTCCAGAACTACCAGAGTACAAGAAAGAGTACAACCAGTTACACTCAATAGTTAAAATAGGAAATATTGTACAAGTTGATATTCGTAAGATGGACGGCTGCTGGAAACTAGCAACTGTCGAAGGTGTTGTAGAAAAGATAAACATTAACTCAATGAAACTGTCTGGTAGAGACTTTGCCATCCCTTGGTACACTATACATGACTGGGAGATATTAGAATGACTAAAGCAGCTAAGCTAAGTAAAACACAAGAGTATCAAGACTGGACAGTGCGAACAGCTATATATAGAGACAGCATAGAAGAATACTTAGAAGATCAGCACGCTAAAAACTCTAACAGAAATTACCCAAAAATACCAGGGGCTAATTACGAAGCTCTCATGCTTGAGATACTATATTTATCTAGCGGTCTTGGTGGAGAAACAGGAGAAGTTCAAAACCAAATTAAAAAATTAATTAGAGATGGGTACACAGATAGCATTAAAGATAAAATACATGACGAACTGGGTGATGTATTGTGGTATGTAGCTAGGTTATGTGCTACTCTAGGTCTTGACATGGAAGAAGTTATGCAGTATAATAGGGAAAAGCTTGAGAAGAGACAAGCTGAAGGTAAGTTAAAAGGATCAGGAGATAACCGATAAGCGTTTATAGTTCAGTAGGTAGAACGTCTGCTTGCCAAGTAGAAGGTCGTGGGTTCGACCCCCACTAAACGCTCACAATAACTATGACTATACTAGACACATTCCCATTCACAAGACTTGAGTACATGCAGAGCGTAAGTCCTGTTGTCAACCATATATATGAAACAACAGCACCAACAAGCACAATTGTATCTCTCTTAGTAGACCCCGTTGGGAAAGACTACTTAGTTAGAAAGTTTAAAGACATAGTTGGAGCTAAAGAAGTACCGCTACTTCGAGATAAAAATACTGGTGGGTTGTATCCAGTAACGGCTGTTAGACAATTAAAAGACGGTAGGGTACAGGCTTTTATCCTACTAACCCAAAAATAGCTTGACAATAAAGGTAAAGTACTTTACAATAATAGTTGATAATAAATTCGGAAGGTTGACAGAATCTGGTATTGTGACGGCTTTGAATACCGATGCCTACCGCAAGATAGTGGGAGTTCGAATCTCTCACCTTCCGCCAGATGCGATCAGGATATAGCCTCGCCTGATAAATGGTGCATGAATCACGGCTCCCGCTAACCAACGAGCGGAAAAAATTTGTGCAGCACCACACCTGCTACTGTGCCTAATGGTAGTTTTCCTCAGAGCACTAGGGGTGCAGCCAGCGTAAGCTGGAAGGCTTGTTCGAGACAAGCTGAGGAAACTGCAACTCATGTGGGGCGTCTCTCCCCAGAGAACCATGAGAAAAAGGTGTGACCCTGAGACCACACTTGGCAAAGGGAGACTGTCAGGAGAGACTGACACCCAAAGGTTCCTCCCTGTTGAAAGAGTCCCTGATGACTCTGACTGTTTGGGGCACAAGACTAAGACCCCTGCGAAAGCTGAACTTTCTAAATAGGGAGGTCTACGCGGAAGTGTACAATGATGTACCATCTAGACTTAGCGGTTGACGATGAGGGAGCGAAACCCTACTTCTGCTCTAGCCTTACCTACCATGTGTAGGAAAAGATCGTGGATCGTAGTAATGCGATCCATGCAGGAAGGTTGGCAGAGAGGAAATGTGACCGCCTGGAAAGCGGTAGCCTACGGTAATACCGTAGCGAAGGTTCGATCCCTTCACCTTCCGCCTAATAAGGAGTAGAGAATGACTTTAGTATTCGGCAAGCACGATGAGAGCACATTAGAGCAGATGGAACTAGCAACTTCAGATGAGTCAGTAGTAGCGTCTGTGCTATGTGCTGATGGGCACCTAGGGTACTCAGTACCTATCGGCGGAGTAATAGCCTACGATGGTATGATCAATCCTGCTGGCGTTGGTTACGACATAGCTTGTGGCAACATGGCTGTGCGCCTACAAAATCAGGACGGTTTATCTGATCTTGTCGTGCACAATATAGCAGAAATTATGGACACCATTGTTGATGAGATTGCCTTTGGGGTAGGGAAAGAAAATAAATACCCAGTAGACCATGACTTATTCAACTCTTCTGCTTGGCATATTGACGCAGTAAGCCCACTAAAAGAAACAGCCCATAAACAGCTAGGTACTGTAGGTTCAGGCAATCACTTTGTAGATATATTTATTGATGACGATGGAAGTATCTGGATAGGTGTTCACTTTGGTTCACGAGGGCTAGGGCATAAAATAGCTACCCACTATGTAAAAGAAGCTGGAGGTAAGCAGGGAGCACTAGCAGTACCAGCCCTACTTGATGAAAATTCTTACGCAGGAGAAGAGTATATAGCTGCTATGAACTTAGCTGGTAACTATGCTTATGCTGGTCGTGAATGGGTAGTCAACAAAGTTCTCGATATCATAGGTGCTGAAGCTGCCCACACAGTACACAATAACCACAACTTTGCGTGGAAAGAAAAACACTTCGGAGAACATTTATGGGTAGTGCGTAAAGGCTCCACTCCAGCATTTCCAGGTCAGTACAGTTTTATTGGTGGCTCCATGGGTGATGTGTCTGTAATTGTAAAAGGCAGAGAAACACCCCTGAGCGAAAGAGCTATGTACTCTACAGTACACGGTGCTGGCAGAGTAATGTCCCGAACTGAGGCGGCTGGTAAAACTAAATATAACAAAACAACTAAGCAAAGAGAGCGAGTATCAGACGGTGCTATTTCTAAAGAAGACATGCTAAGTAGATTAAAAAACTTTGGTGTTGAGCTACGAGGAGGAGGACTAGATGAAGCACCTCAAGCATACCGCGATTTAGCTACAGTACTTCAGCACCAAAAAAATACAATAGACATAGTAACTGTACTGAACCCTATAGGCGTAGCTATGGCAGGGCAAGGTGTGTAATGCCCAAAGCAGTGATGTGCACAGGGGCACTAGACTTAACAGTAGACGAAAAGCCCATTGACTATAACGAAGTTGATGGAATTTGGGGAGAGCGACCCACTGGGCGCAAACGTATACGGTTAAGATGCCCTAAGTGTAAACGAAAACTATGGTCATCCATAAGTGTGCACGACACTACAGTATTCCACGCACTGCCCCCCCACAAACCCAAAGGTTGGTGGAAGAAGAAAAAGAAAGTAGGCAGAAAAAGAAAATGAAATACGAGACCGTCAACCACCCTGAGCACTATAATAAGCATCCTTCTGGTGTAGAAGCTATAGATATTATAGAGCACTTTAACTTTAATATTGGTAACGCTATTAAATATCTATGGCGATCTGGTCTTAAGCCTGGACATGGTACAACAGAGGATTTAAAAAAAGCTTTATGGTACATTAACAGAGAAATAGAAAGAGTAGAGCCTCTATAGATCAATGGATAGATCACCAGCCTTTTAAGCTGTGAGATTCTGGTTCGAGTCCAGATGGGGGTACTATGCGGGTGTAGTCGGCGCGGTTTCCTAAACCGTTACCCGTAGAGGAACTGAGAAGGTGGGTTCGACCCCCACCACCCGCTCTTGAGAGGAGGTACTATGACAAGCTATACACAAAAACAGTTAGACCGTCTACCATTATGGGCACAATACGAGATTGCGCGATTGAAGAGTAATGAAGAGTACTATAAAAAACACTTTAACAAGACCGTTACTGGCACTTCTGGCATAGCAGTGTACACTATTGCAGACGACTATGCTGAACCTGCTGGCTATCTACCTGGATTTAGTTATGTAAAAATGAACGGTATTAGGATAAAATTATCAGAAAAGATAGGAGCACATAAGGGTTTAATTGAGGTTAGTTGTTCAGATCAGCTAGTATTTCTTACAGGATCAGCTAACCAAGCGTATATAACGCACGAAAAATTTTAGTTAGCCTGCCTTCATAGCACAACTGGATAGTGCAAGCGACTCTTAATCGCGAGGTTGATGGTTCAAGTCCATCTGAGGGCACTGTAATCTTTGGGACACTATAAGACTTGCTGGTTGGGTGGAGTCCCTTATGTGACGACTGAAACCAGCACCAATCCTGGGTAGCTCAATTGGCGGAGCGACTAGCTGTTAACTAGAGGGTTGTGGGTTCGAGTCCTACCCCAGGAGCCTTTGCCTTCTAAGCATTTACGGTGATGCAGTGGCTTTGTAACCCACAGAAATCAGTTCAGGTCTGATAGAAGGCTCTTTATACCCCTTTAGCTCGGTTCGGTTAGAGCACTCCTCTGATAAGGGAAAGGTCGTTGGTTCGAATCCAACAAGGGGTACTGATGATGAGTCTGAATGAAAACTATAGTAAAAGGAGATTAAGATGAAGAAGATTTTGCTTGTACTATTCCTCCTGATTATTTTATTGACAAGCTGCAACTCGGAGGCAAATGTCGCATCAAATAATGTGTCAAGAGCCGCAGACCAGTTTGAGATCATGCGACGCATTGTGTTTTATAACGGGATAAACGGCGACTATGTACTTGTCATAGAGGGGCTTTGTTCACTTGGCAACTTTGACGAGATGGGGGAGTTGTCTGTAACCTGCAAGACAGGTTCCTCAGAATATAAGAAACACTATCTAGGGCTATCTGATAACGTTACATACTTTGCAGAACAACTTGAACCTGCTAAGGCTAATGCTTATCATTATAGGGTCATCTTTCGACCCACTACCATTATTCCTGACGTTGAGATTGACTTGCCCTAGAGCACTTATATGAAAAAATATATTACTTTGCGAATAGACATTGATATGACTGTGAATGAAGCTGACTTATTCCTTTTCTTTCCAGAAACAATAAGTAAAGTAGCTGACCCAACATTAAGTGGCTATGACTTAGGCGAAGTCGAAGACTTAATTGGGTACGATCTATTTTGTATTGTTGAAGATGCAGCAGAACCTGCTTTTTGGCAAGGAATATTTAAACGCAGAGAAGGATATAATAGTAGAGCTTTATCAATAACAGCAAACCTATTAGTTAGAGCTAGTCAATTCAGGGATCAAATACGAATGGAGATAAGTTTAGAAGGAAGAGGAGGTACTTTGTTTTCCTTTCCTACAAGATATATAAACTCAGGAGATTCAGTAACTATACACAATGCTACACTAGGCTTAACATTCGATGAGTAAAATCCCTGTAATGGAAGCAAGGGTAGCGGTAGTGGGCGGCAGAAATTTTGATAACTACTACTTGCTTAAGGATGTGCTCAACGCTTATAGAAAAAAACACGGTATATCTAAGATCATATCTGGTGGTGCGAAAGGTGCAGACACACTAGCAGAGAAGTACGCTAAAGAATTTGAGATCGACTACGTAGTGTACGTAGCGAAGTGGGAGAAGCACGGTAAGAGTGCTGGCTATAAGAGAAACAAAAAGATAGTAGATGCTTGTGACATAGTGATGGCATTCCCAGATAAAATGAGCAAGGGAACGTACCACACAATAGAATTAGCAGAGAACGCACTCAAACCTGTATGGATATTTAGATCATGGGAGGCATAGCTCAACGGCTAGAGCACCATTCTCATAAAATGTAGGGTGTGGGTTCGACTCCCTCTGCCTCCACAAATACGCCCCCCTTTGACGGGGGGTTTTTACTTTCGATTGTAGATAATGCGTACAAAAAAGAATGACTACCTATAGTTGGAGGTTGAGATGTCGGATTATCAAGGATTACGAGATCATATTGATTCAGAGATACAACTAGCCGACTTCATAAGGAGGGCTTCATGGCTTCTCCTGTCAAGTTAGCTGAGTATGTAGGTATAAGCTCATGAGCAATCATGCCGCTATAATTCGTGCCGCCAATGCGGGAAAACCCGTATTACGGCGAGGTAAGCATTTCATAGAATTTGACAATGGCGACAATACTAAAAGATGGGTATCAACCATTGAGCCGCTGCACTATGGAATAGCCGAAGACCAAGAAATAGATACTGGATGGATTGCAGACACGGGCGCATGGCAATGGCAGAACATACTCAATAGCCATCTTATTCATGCACGTGATGTTTTCAATGTCGGCAACCTGTTCGAGTGGCGCATCGGTGACGAGTGGGTAATCATTGACCCGCAATCTATCAACTGGATTAATCAGGACACCAGTCGCCAACAGATAGCGATAAAGCAAGCTGCTAGTGGTGCTGTTGATGATGACCTGATGACCTTCACGGATGCTTACGGCTCTGGCATTCATTATGAATTATTCGCACATCCTAAGCGACTGATAAAACACATTACGATTGACAGCTTCAGCGACCTTGCACCTGTTGAACCGTGGCTTACAGGGACAATCTGGTTTGAGGCTGAATTTACTATCTCAACTTCTGCTGGTGTTGAGATGTATCTTGATGATGTATTGTGGGAGAAAACAAACGGAGTTAGAGTACAGACTTCTAATCGGATTGAGTTTAGGGAAACAGCGACAGGAATAGTCGTATGGTATGCGGATGCGCCAAGTGCCACGGATGCCAACGGAGACACAATCTCGGCACAATACGAAGTTCGTAATCAAAGTGGAACATATTTTATTACTGTGCGTGTTCCTTATGGCTGGATGGAAACGGCAGTATATCCAGTCAAGATAGACCCGACCTTCACGGATGGTTATGGCGGGGATGTAAGCACTTATATTGATGCTTTTTTTGAATCTGGTCAGCCAGATACAAACTGGGATGAAACTTATCTACTGTATAACGTATTTAACAGCCACAAAGTACTTTACTTTTTCGATGTTTCATCTTTGAGCGGTTATACAGTAAATAGCGCAACACTTTCTTTATATTTCCTTACTGATCCGCAAACCTGGACTGCCAATTATATTAATTTTTATTCTATATTATCCGCTAATGACGGATGGCTTGAAACTTGTACTTGGAACTATGCTGATGGTGCAGGTGCTTCCCAGAGATGGGCAGGTGATACTGGTAATGATGGTGGAGCGGATGCTGGTTGTAGTGTTAGTGGGACTGACTATAATGCAACTCCAATATTTACCTCTCCAGACCTAGTAACATACGTAGCAGACGATGAATTGGCTTGTACACTTGTTACATCACAAGTTCAAGATTGGGTAGACGGAGACAATTACGGTATTGTATCTTTTATAGACGCAGTTTTTGTGGATTTTTATTCATCTGACCACGCTACTACTGGATACCGTCCATTGCTAACGATTGATTACGATGCTGGTGGAGATTTTCCTTTCTCAGACAACTTTACAGGTACCCCTGGTGATCCTTGGGCTGCTGCTAACTGGACAACTAGTGTAGGCTAAGCACGTTTTTAATACTATTCTTTACCTTTCGATTGTAGATATAGAAGACATGTACAATTACTTGGAGGTAAAGACATGAGTATAAGCAACTTTTTAGAAAATGAACTTCTCGATGCTGCTCTAGCTTTGGGCACTTACGTTTCCACAAACGTTTACGTAAGTTTGCACACAGCAGACCCTGGAGAAACAGGAACATCCGAAGTAACTGGTGGTAGCTACGGACGACAAGGGCCAGAGACTTTCGACGTTGCGGCTGCTGGTGCCTCTGCTAACAGCACCCAAATAGACTTCACTAGTATGCCTGCTGTCACAGTTTCCCACGTTGGTCTCTGGGACGCTTCTACTGGTGGTAACTTCCTGTGGGGCGGTGCTCTTGATACGTCAAGAACACTGAATGGTGGAGACACTTTCCGTATCGCCGTTGGCGACCTAGACGTAACTCTAGACTAATTATATAAGGTGGTCTACGCATGGAAAAGCTCCTGCTGTTTGCATTACAGTCGGAGCATTCTTTGCTTTAGGAGGAGATTGCTATGGCTGTACAGATTATAGAATTTTGGACAGATTTACTTGAAGATGCTGGTGTTACTTGGAACATAGAATTTCACATGCTAGTTAGACAAGCTAATGATGATCTTGAGTGGCACTATTACGGCACTGATCCAGTAGCTGTACCACCTACTGGTATATATGCTGGAGAAACAATAATAGAATACGCAAGAGTGCAGTTTCCTTCTGGTTTTAATGACTTACCACAAGGTGAATCAGCACACCACTTGTACCAGCTTGGTAGATTAGCAGGAATGAATAGAGAAGGGCACTACTAATGACAGTTCGTTACGTTGGTAAGGGTGGAAGTGACTCCGCAGATGGGCTATCTTGGGCTAACAGGAAGTTAACACTAAACGGCGCAGAAGACTCCCCTGTAGTAGCTGGAGATATTATTTACGTTGGGCCTGGAGTTTATAGGGAAATGTTAACTTGTGACGTTAGTGGTACCGCTGGTAACTGGATAACTTATGTAGGAGATGTTACAGGAGTCTACACAGATGGTATAGGAGAAGCTGTAACTATTACAGCTTCTGATGACGATATATCTGCTACAAGGTCAAGGGCTGTATATTTAAATGCCACGGACTACAGACGTTTTGAAGGTTTTACTATGTTTGCTGGTGTAAATGACTGTCTTAATGGCTATGATATAGTACACGCTCACTTAGAAAACTGTACTTTTATGGGTAACGAATCAGCAACCGTAGAGCTAGTAAATATTAGAGGCCCCCTTGATGAAAATTTTTATGTTGGTGTCAAGAATTGTATATTTATTGGAGCAACAACACAACTAAAACTTTATTCAGACGCCCTTAACCAATTTATTTCTTATGAGGACGTAGAGAGTTGTCTTTTTATTGGTGGGAGAGGAGGAGGAACAACTACTTATGGTATTTGGTTCCAGCATTATGACGACTTTACAGCAAAAAACTGTACCTTTATTGGACTTGACCGCGCTGTGAGTTTCCAAAATTTAGACGTAAGTATTGGCGGCGGAAGGGTATATAATTGTTTGTTTGATAATAACGGCACTGCTTTGTACTCTGACGGTACTGGAGCAGGTACAAAAGTAATTGAAAATTTCAATAATGTATCAGACACTAACGAAATAGCTAGAACAAATATTAATACTGGCTCAGATTCAGTAGCGTATGCTACCTTATATAGCTCTCCAATACTACACGAGGCATTAGCAAGATTTCCTTGGCTGTATGGAGAGCTACTAAGCAGGTCTTCTTTTACAAGAAGAACGGGGACTGCAGCGGATTATGCAGCCAACGATCTCTACGATATAGTAAGACCAACTACTAATGCAAAAAGGTCTTGGGGTGCCTTTCAGTTTCAAGAAATTGAAAGAGAAACAACTACAGTACACGATAGTTCAGTAGCTTCTATTAAACTACCAGATGCTGCTAGACACCAGATATTTTTACCAGTAAAAAATAGCAGTACAACAATTTCTGTTTACTGCTACCGTGAAACTAATTATGCTGGCACTCTTCCTCAGTTAGTGGTCAAAGAACCAGGACAATCAAGTAGAACAGACACAGATACTGGAAGTTCTGGCGTTTGGAACCAGTTATCAATTAATTTTACTCCAGCCGTTAACACTAACTTCGTAGTAGTAGAGTTGGTAAGCAACAACACAGCTATAAGCGGCAGCTATGCTGCATTTTTTGACACATTGGGAGTATCTTAATGACTACTTATTACGTAGGTAAAGGCGGAGATAACGCCAACAATGGAACAACTTGGGCACTTAGAAAACTTACTTTAAATGGTGCTGAGGACATACCAGTAACTTCAGGTGACGTTGTTTATGTAGGCCCTGGTGTATATAGAGAGCAGTTAACACTAGATGTTTCTGGAACAAGTACAATAGAGTACATAGGGGATGTTACTGGAGCAAACACAGATGGTATAGGAGGGGAAGTAGTAATATCTGGATCAGATAATGATCAAACAACAACTAGAAACTACGGAATATGGGGCATTTCTAAAAATAATAGATCATTTACTAATTTTTGTTTCGAAATGCACGGAAGTATATCTATTACTTCAGATGATTCAGATGATTTTGTTATAAAAAACTGTGTATTTCGTGGTTATGACGACTATGCTACGGGTGGTGCTATATTCTCTGGTGTTGGTTCTGGTTATACAATTCTTGTATCTAGCTGCGCTTTTATTGGGGTAGGTGCAGCAGTTGTATTTTCTTCAATAAGCTCTGTTGATCTTACTTCTCCTAGCGGAGTTAATAATTGCGTGTTCATTAATACTTCAACAAACACTACAAGAAGCTCAATAAAATTTACTAATGTAGGTGGTGCCACAGTAAAAGGTTGTACTTTTTTTGGTGCTCTTCGAGGAGTAGAAACTTCTGCAAGTATAAACTCATCTATAACTGTTATTGATTCTGTGTTCTTAGGCGTTGGATATGCTATGATAGCTGGAACTTCTGGAGACCTGACAGAAGATTATAACAGTATTTTTGATTGCGAAGTACCAAGAACTTTAGTATTTACTGGATCAAATTCAGACGAAAAGCCTTTATATCCAAAAGAACCAATTCTTTCAGGCGGTTATAAGTTTCCTAATAATATATTGTTTCTGTCCCAACTAAGTACTATAAAAGACGTAGGTGTTAACTCCTCTTCTCTACCTATAGATTTATTTAGTTTAACAAGACCAGTAACAGATTCTAAAAAATCAAGAGGAGCAGTACAATTCAATAATTCTCCTACAAGAGAAACGACTACTACTCACGGAAGCTCTGCTGCTTCCATAAAACTTACCGACGCTCACAGGCACCAAATATTTGTGCCTGTTTCAGCAGAAAGCACTACAATTACAGTGTATTGCTACCGTGAGACTAACTATGCTGGTACACTACCTCAAATGGTGATTAGAGAGCCTGGACAAACAGCAAGAACAACCACAGACACAGGCAGTTCAGGTGCTTGGAACCAATTAAGCGATACTTTCACTCCTTCTGGAGATACAGATTATGTAATTGTAGAATTAGTAAGTAACAACACAGCAACAAGCGGAGATTACGATGTGTTCTTTGATACTATGGGAGACTTGTAATGAATTTTGATAAGTGGGTTAATGGAGTGCCCTTCTTTACAGCATACCCTAACGATCCAGCAATAAGTCCTGTTACCTTTGATGTGCCTATCTTAGGGAATATGACTTTTCTTGATATCCCACTACAATCTATTATAAGAACATATCCATTCACAGACGCCTACACAGGTACAACAGGAGACCCATGGAATGTGGAAAAATGGGATATAACTTCGGGATAATATAAATGGCAACCAGATTCTATTTACCTTTAAGCGGAACAGCGGCAGTATCTCCATCTTATAGCAATCAAGCTTGGGGAGATACAACTATTGCTGCGCGACATGCGGCGGTAACTACTAGAATTAACTCTACTATGACCGACGTAGAGTTTCCAGATGATGGGGACGATACCGATAAGGATATTCTGGTTAGACAACACGTATCTGACCCAATAGCCGCTCAAACTATTTCTGCACAAACTATAAAATTCCAAATACGGGGAGCGGAACCGTTTTCTGTAAATAATTTGTACACCTCTATTGCCATATATGTTGTTTCAAATGATGGCTCTACTGTTCGTGGTGTTATTTTATCTCTATCTAGAGACACCAGTGAGCTTGCTTTATACTTAGAAAACAGGCAATTCTCAGCAACATCCTCTCAAGTAGTAGCACAATCTGGTGATCGCATAATAATTGAAACAGGTTTTGGTGGTAATCCCAATAATAACCAAGACCATGCTGGTACTCTCAGCTACGGTGATGATAGCACTACTGACCTAGGAGAAAACAATACTGATACTGCCGCTTACAATCCTTGGGTTGAGTTTGCTAACACTCTGGACTTTGTTGGTACTGCTACATTTGCCTTTCCTGAAGTGGATGGATTTGTGACGATAAACTGGAATAAGACTTCTCTTCTGCTAAATAGCATTAACTGGGACGTGAACAGTACTGGGTCTCTCAAGATATTGATGGAAAATGCTGGCACTCCAATTATCGACCTGGACATTACGTGCCCTAATACCGACAGCGAGGCTATACCTGGAACTTATAATCTAGAAAACTATAACGACCCCGATAAAGGGGAACGGTTGAGATGGCCTACTGACCTTGTCTTCCTCGTGAGTATGCAATCATGACAATAGAGAACGGATACTTTATATACAGTGAGAACGACACTACTCACGATTTAACTGTCACAGTCTCAAGTAATAGCGACAGGATATTGGATATTCAGATCATTGTATACGGTGGGGATTATTTATCTAGTGTTGTGCTAGACCCAGGTGGAAATGACGAGGTTGCACTAGAGTTGCAATCTGGTAATGATGGTGTGGCTTTCTACGGGTCTACCTACTATATAATTAATGCAACTCCTGGAGCAGGTCAAACGCTTAGAGTAATAACATCTTCTTCCTGTGATGTGCTTATCTCTGTGCTAGATTTGTCCAACATGGACACAACCGCTATTGAAAATGGCTATGCTGTTGGAACTGGCACTACCAATGCTCCAACAGTATCATTTTCTACTACCGAAGATGGCGGTCATGTTCATAGTGCGTTTATATCTCAAGCAAATTCCGGTGCAGGAGTAGGAACGTGGAGCGGGGTAACTGGGCAAACAACCTTAGATGCAACCGACCAAGGACTCGACCAAACAGGTAGTGCCTATGCTACGCAAACCAGTGCGGGTACTATCACTATGAACTACTCAACAACACAAACTGATAACTGGTTGTGTATCGGCACAGCATGGGCAGTTTCATCTGGGCCGGCAGTAGTAACAGGAACAGCTACTTTATCTGGTACAGGTACATTAACTGCTGCTGGAGATCGAGTACCTATTGTATCTACTGGTTCCGCTACACTAACAGGAACAGGTACGTTAACTGCTTCTGGCGATAGAGTAATAGTTATTTACACTGGCTCTGTTACAATGAGTGGTATTGGAGCATTAAACGCCACAGCAATAGCCATAAACACAGGATCAGCTACTTTAGCTGGTACTGGCACATTAGCTGGTATAGGTATAGCATTAAGCTTTGGTACAGCTACGCTTACTGGAACAGGTACATTAACAGCGGCTGGTGAAGCAATATCTGCTGTAATTACTGGCTCCGTAACCATGGCTGGAACTGGCACTCTAGCTAGCGCAGGCGTGCAGCTAACTACCGAAGTAGTCATTGGCGAAAACAATAATGGTTATATCTCTGCTTTGCCTGGAGAGTATGGTAGAGCTATAAGTAGTATGGCAGACACACAAGATGTAATGCTAACCTACTCTCTACAATTCTCAGATACTGGTGGTTCTTTCTTGCATAGAACGTTCTTAAGGGCTTCTGGAGACTGGGCAGCGGCAACATTGCCTACTACTGGTGTAGAATTTGAGATCGACAACGTTAACGGTACCGTAGATATCTATAATATAACTACTGGTTCTAGATCAGCGTCACAAGCCAACGGTACCTACACAAATGATACTGTTCTTAAACAAGTTAAGATAGAAGTAGCTGGTACTACTGCTAGAATAAAAATTTGGAATGACGGTAGCGCAGAACCTGGAACTTGGGCTGCTACATGGTCTTCAGCACCACAAAACTCTGGTACTTTACAGCTTGGGCTATGGTCTACCACAGACTGGCACAAAATAACTATAGACGATGTACTAGCCACGTATCCAGCAGTTACTGGTTCAGTAACCATGGCCGGTACTGGTGCCTTGACTGCCTCAGCTATAGGAATTTCAAGCAGCACAGCTACGTTAGCTGGACAAGGAACATTGACAGCAACAGCGATAGCTGTAAGTAATGGTACTGTCACTTTATCTGGTACAGGCACGATTATAGCCGCTGGTTCTGTAATTGGTATCTTGCTAGGAACTGCTACACTGTCAGGAACTGGCACGCTAACTGGTACTGGTATTGCTTTAAGCTCTGGAACCGTAACATTAACAGGTACTGGTACTCTTACAGCAGCAGGAGATATAGCTACTGCCATAGAAACAGGTTCAGCTACATTGTCTGGTACTGGTGTATTAACTGGTATTGGTATAGCCATAAGCAATGGTACAATTACTATGTCTGGAGCGGGTACTTTAACAGCTTCAGGAATAGGTATTGCTAATGGCACAGCTACGCTAACAGGTACAGGTACTTTAACTGCTTACGGAACTGTTCCTGCTGGAATAGAGACTGGTAGTGCTACTCTTGTAGGTACTGGGGCACTAACAGGAATAGGTATTGCTATCTCCTTTGGTACAGCTACCTTAACTGGTGCAGGTACTTTAACAACAAGCAGCTTGGCTATAACTACAGGAGCAAGCACATTAACAGGAGTAGGCACACTTACAGCAACAGGGCAGGGAGCTTATCCGTTCCCATTCTTTGATGATTTTACTGGCGTAACAGGCGATCCACTAGACAGCACTAAGTGGACACAGGCGGTAACATAATGGCACAATTTGGTCGTCCAGATGCAGACATTACCACAACTAACTGGGGAATAACTCCTTTATTTTCAAAAATAAATGAAGTAAGTCCTTCAGAGCTTGATTACATCACTGCGGTAGCTAACGCAACAGCAACCGCAGAAGTTGGCTTACCTGATCTGGACGACCCTACTTCTTCTAGCTTACATACAATTAGATTTAGAGCAAGAGCAGAGAAAACTAATAAGGCGGCACTGTTAACAACATCTTTGGTGCAAGGTACTACCATAATAGGATCGTTAGTACTGGACGCAGAAGTAGACATGACAACAAGCTTTGCGTCGTACTCCTTTACACTAACTAGCGGAGAAGCTGACAACATAACAGACTATACAGACTTGCGCTTACGTTTTGAACAAACAACTGCTACAGCAGGTAACTTTGTGGAAGTTTCTTGGGCTGAGTTTGAGATACCAGATGCCATTGTTATTCATACAGGCACAGTAACTATGTCTGGTACTGGTGCGTTATCTTCAGGCAGCACAGTAATACCAGGAACTACAAAGTCTGGATCAACTACGTTAGTGGGTACTGGTGCACTGTCTGCTGCTGGCATACGAATAGGCACAGAAGCAGCAATTAATGCAAATGCGGGAAGGTTATTTGTCCTTACTGATAGCAATTATGTACGTGCTAGAGCCTACGTAGAGACTACCCACAGTGACTACGAAGTAAACCACACTCTACAATTCTCTGATATTACTGGTGCTTACATATATAGGGTTTACGTGCGTGCTTCAGACGATTGGGCAGACAGTGATAAACCAACTACTGCTGTTGAGTTTGCTATAGACCCTGTAAACGGCACTATTAATATATATAACATTACAAGTGGTTCTCGTGGAGCATCACAAGACAGTGATACTTTTACAGCAAACACTAACTTAAAGAATTTACGCATCCAATGTGACGGTACTACAGTACGGGCTAAAATTTGGGAAGGCTCAGAACCTGCAACTTGGAATGTATCTTGGTCTTCAGCACCAACTAACAACGGTGTTGTACAAATAGGTCTTTGGTCTACTACAGGACAGCACTATGTAGACTTAGATGATTTTGACGTTGACGATGTACAAGGAGCAGTGTCTGGTTCTGTCACAATGTCTGGCACAGGAACATTATCTGCTTCAGGAATAGCTATAAGTAGGGGAACTGCTACATTAACAGGCACTGGTGCGCTAACTACTGTTGGTTTGGCTATAAGCAATGGCACAGCTACACTCTCTGGCACAGGCACATTAACTGCCGCAGGAGATAAGGTTGCAGTTATCTATACTGGCACAGTTACCATGTCTGGTTCTGGCGTGCTAACTAGTGTTGGTATAGCAATTAGTTCAGGCACTGTAACATTCTCAGGAACAGGCGCATTAACTGGTATAGGTATAGGAATTGCCTCATCAACAGCTACTTTGGCTGGTATAGGAACGCTGGCTAGCACAAGTCTGGCGATCTCAAACGGTACCGCAACTCTTAGTGGAGTAGGTACACTGTCTGCTGCTGGAGATGTAGCGTCTGTCACTTCCTACGGCACTGTAACTATGTCAGGCACTGGTGCATTAAGTGCTTCAGCTATAGCTACCTCTTTTGGAACAGCCACACTAAGCGGGGCAGGAACGCTAGCTGCAATTGGTTTGGCTATTTCCTTGGGCACAGCTACACTTTCAGGCGTAGGTACATTGTCTGCACAAGGCACAGTAGGCGGAGTAGTAGAAGGCACTGTAACTATGACAGGGACAGGAGCACTTTCTGCTTCAGCAATTGCTATCAGCAACGGAACTGCTACATTAGCTGGTATTGGCGCATTAGACGCCATAGGCATAGCTATAGCTAACGGCACAGCTACGCTATCAGGTGCTGGTGCTTTAACTGCCTTTGCTACAACGTTTGCAGTAGGAAAAGCAACGCTATCAGGTACTGGAGCGTTATCTGCTACAGCTATAGCGATCTCCACAGGCACAGCTACACTAGTAGGAACTGGAACTCTATCCGCTAGTGGTACAGTAGGTGGAGTAATCTCTGGTACTGTTACCTTAGCTGGCACTGGAACTATAACAGCTTCAGCTATAGCTATAAGTTCAGGAACTGCTACCCTAAGTGGTACAGGTACGCTAACTGCTACTGGAGATAGGGTAGCTGCTATACATACAGGCACTGTTACTATGTCGGGCACTGGTGCTCTGTCTACATTTGGACTCCAGCTAACTAACGAGATTATAATTGACGGGAACAGGGCAAAGATCGCCGCTCTTGCTGGTCACTACGGAACACTGATCACTAAGATGGATGATCAAGAACAGGACTACGTAACTACGTATTTCCTACAATTCTCCGATACTGACGGTGCCTACGTTCACAGGCTATTTGTACGTGCCTCTGCTGATTGGGCAGCAAGTGACCGACCAACAACAGGTATTGAGTTTGAATTTGACAACACAGACGGTTCAATCACTATATATAATATTGTAGCTGGTGTTCGCTCTGCTTCTCAAGACACAGGCACATTCACAAATAACACTAACCTGAAACGTGTTAAGATAGAGAATGACGGCACAACAGTTAGGGCTAAGATATGGGATGATGGCTCCGGCGAACCTGGAACATGGGATGTATCATGGTCTTCCGCTCCACAGAACGCAGGAGTAACACAAGCTGGTCTATGGTGCACAACTGGTTGGCACTCTATCCACCTAGACGACTTTAACGTATCTTACTTAGCAATTACTGGCTCTGTTACTATGTCAGGGACTGGTACATTAACTGCCTCTGCTAGCACAGACGCTTACGCAACAGCTACATTAGCTGGAGTAGGTACACTAAACGCAATAGGAATAGCTATTAGTAGTGGAACTGCTACACTAAGTGGCACTGGTACAATTACTGCTTCTTCTATAGCGATCTCTAACGGCACAGCCGCACTAACAGGTCTTGGTACCATAACAGCTTACGGTACTGTTGGTGGTATAGTTACTGGTTCAGCTACTTTAGCTGGTACGGGCGCACTAACAGCTACAGCAATTTCTATAACTAATGGAACCGCTACCATAACTGGTCAAGGAACTTTAACAGCCACAGGTGATGTAGTAGAAGTAGTTGTATACGGCACAGTAACAATGTCTGGGGCTGGAACACTAACTGCTACAAGCATAGCTATTTCCTTGGGCACAGCTACACTAAGCGGTGTAGGTATCCTTACAGCATATGGTACTGTTGGTGGGATTGTTTCTGGTACCGTAACATTATCAGGAAATGGTGCGCTAACAGCTATAGCTATAGCTATCTCCACAGGTACAGCTACTATAGCAGGTACTGGCACATTAACTGCACACGCCAACATAGATGCAGTAGCTAGTGCTACCCTAACAGGTGCTGGTAGTCTAACAGCACATGCCAACATAGATGCCCTAGGAAAAGCAACTTTGTCTGGTATTGGTGCTATATCTTGTTACGGAGAGATAGCTGGACAAGCGTGGGGTAGGGCCATACTGTCTGGAACAGGAAATATCACTGCTTCTGCTAACATAGACGCAGTAGCTAGTGCCACACTTTCAGGTACTGGTACTTTGTCTGCCTCTGCTATAGCTATAAGCAGCGGAACAACCACACTAACTGGTAACGGTGCTTTAACGGCGACTGCAATAGCTATTTCCAGCAGCACAGCCACGTTATCAGGTGTTGGTACACTTACTGCTAGTGGTACAAACTTCTCCATACTGTACGGTACTACTACATTCATAGGAACTGGATTACTTACTGCTGTTGGCATAGCAATAAGCAGTAGTTCAGCAATATTAACTGGTACTGGTACACTTACTGCCTCTGGTATAGCTCTGTCCTATGGTACTGCTACACTTGTTGGTGCTGGCGATCTAACAACTTCTAGCATAGCTATATCCTACGGCACTGCTGTACTAACAGGATTAGGGACTATTACAGCACACGCCACACTAAAAATGTGGGGTACTGCTACACTTTACGGTATTGGTAATCTGTATGTAACCATTACAGAATTTATGTCAATACCTATCTACGCAGACGCCATAGTAAGCAACTTAATTAATAGATCAGCTAGGTTAAATTCCTTTATTGATGCTGACGCTGAAATGTCTGATGTAATTAACGTAGATAACGTTAAGGTTAACGATACGATTGTAGTAGATGCAGAGATCATGGAAGAAGACAAAGACATTTACTTCTAAAGGTGACATATGGTAGATAAAAGATCACAAGTACATGTAGGGGATGTAGGAAATGTTATATACCTTACAGTAAGGAATAGAGAAACTAAAGCAGCAATTGATATTTCTCAAGCTACACTTATGGAAATTAATTTCTGGCTGCCTGGAGAAACATCTGCTATTAAGAAAACTGGTTCGTTTTATACAGACGGTTCTGACGGAGTAGTACAATATGCCATTGAAGCAGACATAACTCCTACTGCTGGTGTAATAGACTATGAACTTGAATTAACGCTTCCTAATAGGTTCTGGACTAGTGACCCTATACAATTATACGTAAAAGAAAATTTGTCATAATTTAAAAAATGTGGTATAATAAGTAATCAAGCGTTTATAGTGTTTAACGGTAGCATAACTGGCTTCCAACCAGCAGGTGAGAGTTCGACTCTCTCTAGACGCTCAGGAGAAAAGTATGGCATTATACGAATATGAGTGTGAAACATGTGGGAACATAGATACTTTGTTTGTTCTATCAGAAGATCGTGATAACCCGCCACAAAAATGTCCTGTTTGTGGAGAAAGGGAGTATAGAAGGTTCTTTGCTACACCAAGTATAAAAATAAAAAACCCTGTTGTCCAAACAGGCAACTCTTCTGACGCTGTTATAAAAGAAAGAAGGAATGTTGAGTAAGGAGGCGTAGTTTAACTGGTCAAAATATTTGGCTTACATCCAAGAGATGGGGTTCGAGTCCTCCGCCTCTACCAGAATACCCCTCCAGTCCACGGACATTAACCAGGAGGGGTTTATTTCAAAAATAGGGCATCTATACACCCTAGAAAAATAATTCAACCACGAGGCTAAAAATGGCTGCTACGATGAAGTCCGCAATTAGGCTGCTAACCACAAACCATAACGAGTTGGGATCATGGAAAGCAGTATCAGAAGAAATATACAATGGAAAGATACCACCAGGAACACTCTCTTCAATAGCTAAAGGAAGGGAGCCAAAGAATGAGCTACATAGAGAATTACTTGGTTTACCTGCTGCCTGTATAGCCTGCGGTAAAAAGAAAAAGAAGCTTACATTTAACAAATGGAGAGACCTACCAACTGCCTTGCTAAAGAAGGCTATAGAGAACAGGGGCTAGTCAAACAGAACCTAATGTGGTATAATGGTTTTACAGCCGTTGTACCACTTTTTATTTATGAGGTAGCTATGACCAATATGTACGCTTTGACATATACACATTCTATAAGTAAAGATAGGGAAAGACTTAAAGTGTTTACTGTAGTTAAGATATCCCCAAATCAGAGGGAAGGAAATACTGTTTGGGATTTCTTCCCTCCAACATTTGAAGGGCATACTTTGTACAACGTAATGTCAGGTAGCATGGGATACACCTTAATTTTAGACGGTACAGCTTTAAGGGAGCCTACTATGGAGGAAAGAGCCAATGCCACCAGCGTCCAATCCCTTTAATTCCCGCTACTACCTAGTCTTAGAGCTTCCGTTTGATAAGCTACTAGTATTTAAAAAGATTTTCTCCAGCCTAGATGACGCTGAAGAAGTTCTTGACGAGCTACCCTGGTTCTCTTTATGGGATCAACAAAAGTATGAAAACTGTAGTAGCCAAAAAATACTAATACCACTTAAAAATATGGACAGTAAGGCAAATGAGTATAAAATTGCAGTAAACTTTACTGTAGCAGTACAAGCTAGAGACCCTTATACAGCACACAGAACAGTACGTAACACACTAAAGAAACAACTAGACGCTAAAGACGTAACAACCTATATAGAAAAAACAGAGGAGTTACTATAATGCCAGCCGTTGGATTTGTTTTGGTGTCAAGTCTAAACTTAGACAAAAGGATTACTGAACAAGTAAAGAGATGCGAAAGCTACTACGGGTTCACACCAAAATTTATGCTTTACTCACCAAATCTACAAAATCAATTGCCAACAGTAGTGGGGATCAGGAGATATGTAGACAGTGACCTATCACCTTCTATGATAGTCTTATCAGATTCTAAAAATTTCTAAATTGCCCTAGCCAAACGCCTAAAAGTGTGGTAAAATAGGGGTACCTTAGTTACGGAGAAAACCTCTATGAAGTGCCCACACTGCGGAAAAGATATATGTAAACTCAATTACAAAGAGTGTATTGAGTGTGGTAAAACTATTGTTGAGTTTGAAGGTTACTACTTCAAATCCTCTCCAATAATTGCAATCCTTGAACACTTTGAAAAATTAGTATCTAGGCACTTAAGTAAAGAAACCAACGAAAAAATAATCTTTAGAGTTAAAAGAAAAGGTCTCATGTGGCGGTATGAATGTGCTAGGGCTAAGCAACTGTTAGCAGAAGCAGACTACGATCTTGACCTACTACTTGAAACACTAACTTATTTGTCTGAAAGCAATAAATATTCCTGGAGATTTAAAGATACCCTTGGTGCCGTCCTGCCTATGATAAATGCAGGCATATCTATTATCAAATCCAAACGGGATAGAGAGGCACTGAAAGAAGAGAAGGCTAAAGTATTTGACAGCTACCTAGATGAGAGAGGCGATATATTAAATGTTTGATGATTTCTCTATACCAGACTTTCCGCATACTATAATCACAGACCCAGACAAAGTTAGTGAACAGTTCATCCAAAAGGTAGGAAGGCAACCACTCCTATCTTTTGACTTTGAAACTACTGGACTACACTTTAAAAAACATAAAGCTGCGGGAATAGCTATAGCTAATCAAGAGCACGCTTGGTACATACACGATAAGGCTATGCACCAGCTAACGCCGTGGTTGAAAGATAATTTTGTTGACTCAAACATAACATGGGCGGCACACAATTCAATCTTTGATATGCACTTTCTTAAAAATGATTTTAATGTACTGCCTGCTTCGCTAGTAGATACACAGCTTGCCCAGTGGATGTTAAACGAAGAAGACTCACTTGCCTTGAAAGAAGTTTCCAAGTTCAAACTTGGGATCACTGAAAACTTACCTTCCTTTAGAGACCTACAAAAACATGCTAAAGAACTACGGGATATTAAAAAAATTGATGATGTATCTATTTTTGATATTCCAGTAGAAATGCTAGGAATATACGCCGCATTTGACGGAAGACTAACCTTTGACTTATGGAATAAATTAGAAGGCGAGTTAGAAGCTGAAGGACTAAGAGAAGTCTATGATGAAAACATTATACCGTTTACCTATGTTCTCCTAGACATGGAAGATCGTGGTGCTTACATAGATCGTGATAGAGTAATAGAACTTAAGGATCAGTACGAGGAAATAGCCGATGATCTTTTAACAAAATGGAAAAAGAAAGTAGGCGACGTTAATCCAAACTCTCCCCAACAGCTAAGGGAACTCCTGTACACTCAAATGAACTTGAGAACAAGCAGGAAAACCAAGAAAACAAAGCTTCCCTCAACAGACTCTCTCGCCTTACTGCGCCTTAAAAGAAATGATAAAACAGGTATTGTATCTTTGCTAATAGAGTACAAAGAATATAACAAACTAATAAGTACGTACCTAACACCACTGCTAAACAAAACTATTGACAACTATATATATACTAACTTCAAACAAACTGGCACTGTAACAGGGCGACTTAGTTCTAGTGGTGATATCAATCTACAAAACATTCCTAGCCGTACAGAAATAGGAAAAGAAATCAGATCATGTTTTATCGCTCCGCCAGGAAGATCATTATTGGTTACAGACTATTCGCAAATTGAACTACGAATTTTAGCACACTATACTAGAGATGAAAATCTAGTAAGAGTATTCTACTGGGGAGAAGACCCGCACCAATTAACAGCTAACAAAATGGGAGTACCTAGATACGTTGGCAAAACTCTTAACTTTGGTATTATCTATGGAGCACAAGCACGGACAATAGCTGATCAGATTGAGAAAATTCCTAAGCCAAGACCTAAAGAATCTGTAGCAAGGAAATGGTTATTAGACTTTGAAAAAATTATCTACCCTTCAATCCCTAAATGGAAAAAGACTGTTATAAATACCGCTATTCAGCAAGGGTACATAACTACGATTGGGGACAGGCACAGACACGTAACTAACCTGGATCATTATGATGAGTACACTAGAGGACGGGCAGAAAGACAGACTATTAACAGCTTAATTCAGGGCAGTGCAGGAGATTTTATTAACCAGTCAATGTTATCATCTAGCAACACTGCTAAAGAACTGGATATTTGGTACCACATTCAGGTACACGATGAACTGGTTACAACCTGCCCAACAGAATTGCTAGATGAAGCTAGCAGATTTATGCAAACCAGCATGGAGTCTATGAGAGAAGTATTCAACCTATCAGTTCCTATTTTAGCACAGCCTGCTACAGGCGCAAACTGGATGGAGTGCAAATGACAGAGTACGATCCAACAATTAGTTCCCTTCTTGATTTAGCTCAAGTACGATGGGAAAACAGGGAAGAGAACAGAGACCTTTTAGTTAGGTGGGGTATCCCATTCTTAGATAAAAGACTGTTCGGTATAAACACTGTTGACGGTGAATTAATATTAATAATTGGAGAAGAAAAACAACGCAAAACTACTCTAGTGATTAACACAATAGTAAACATAATGACAGCAGAGAAACCAGAAGTAAAACCGCACACAGTTATAGACACACTAGAAAGCGGTATGCCTCCAGGCAGATACACAGATCAGCTTGTTAGCAACCTAGCTTCCAGGTACCTAATGGAGATTGACCACATACCAGCATCCATGGGCAAGTGCCAAGTTTGCGGGGATTTCTGTAAAGAATTACGGTTATCACCAGAACATTTAAACTACCTACCACTGTCCTCGCAACAAAGAGTAGCAGTAACCAAAGCTGTAGCTCACATGAAAGAGTGGCCCGTAGATATATGGGGTGCTGGAATGAACCAAGGCGACACTAGAAACCTAAAGAATACTGTTGGCGATCTTGATCAGGAGTCTAGGTGGATATGGTCAGCAGAAAACAAAGGCAGTAAGATTTTTGTGATAGACCACGTTCAACAATACAGGTTTGATGACATTGTTAACTCAGACTACGAAAAACTTATCAGAGCGGTAAACTCTATTGGCTCTTTCGTAGCCGCATACAAGACAGCAGTGTTCTTAGTGTCACAAATTTCTATGTGGTCTATGAGAGAGGCTAAAGCTGGAGGAAAAGCTAAAGCGTCTGGAGGAAAAAAACCACACGAGGAAGCTAACGTTATCATTAAGTCGTCTTATGAGGACAACTCTGGTCAGCTTGGCGTATCTCTAGAGGACAGCAGGAAAAGTGGTTCAGGGTTCCAGCATTTAATTATTGATGATATCTCTGGAGCAATAGTACCTAATAAGGATAACAACCCATATGAGTAACAAAAAAACAACCAACGAACTACTAATATCTATTAACGATAACCTTGGTCTACTGTCTGAGGCACAAGAAGACTTCACTAAAAAGTATCAAGTTAGCCCTATCAGTCATGATGAAAGTATAGCCGCTTTTAGGCGCAGACTTAAAATTAAACAGATCACGGAGGGCAAGAAACTAGCTGCGTATAACAGAGTACTCTCTAACTGCACGCAAGATACTGTAGAACAGTGCAGGTGTGGGGAAAAGCACATGGGAATAAAGTTTACTGACGAGTATGGAACAGTGCTTGAAGAAAATATGTGCCCCAGAACATGGTACATAAAACTTGTGAGAATGGCACTTGAGGAAGGGCACGGCACAAAATTTACAAAAACTAACCCGATCAAAGGGTTCATGAGGTACTATAAAAATGGAAAATAAACTAGTAAACGAACTAAGCATAACCTTTACTGAAAACCCAGAGCAAGAAGTCCTTCGCTTAGGCAACGAACTTAAACTTAAGAACATAGTAGAGCAACTGAACTCCGGTAAAGCTCTCTCCGAAACGTTTAAGGAAGACATTAAAGACTTGTTATGGATAATTACTGATCTATTTACTACGTCACTGCCTATCCTTGATAGTTCTCCAGAAGAAACTTTAAGGAAAGCAAGCAGAGACGTTAACCTATCAAGACTTCTTAGGGAGAGGGGCATGGCTAGGCTGTACCTATTATCCCAAAGCAAGAAAACGATAGAAGTTTATGATGAACAAAACCAACTTGTGCAAAACATTAAAGTAAACGTGTTCCAAACTATTAAAGACCCTTACTCTGGCGATCCATTTAAGACACAGCAAGACTTTCTAGCTTGGTTCTGTAAGGACGCCAAGGTATCTAGAGCACTGGTGTTTATCAGATTTGGCACCTACCTAAAACTAACTACTGCTCTTGGCTATACACTAGAAGAGGCATTCAACATAATTATAACTAAACCAACAGTAATTAAAGACGCCCTTGAAGGTATTGGACAGTGGGAGAAAGGCAGACTTCTTGGGATTAACCCAGACATAGCAAAGAACTTGGTGCACAATATCCTACCTGTTGGTGATGAGCTACGAGAACAGATAGAATGCCTAGCTGACGATGTAATAGATGCCCACAACAGGGGAGATGAAGAGGAGGAGTATAGACTAGCTGACGAACTAGCCAACATGTCTGTTCCAGCAATTAGAAAACTTATTGAAGAGCTTGCTACGCACGAAAGCGTAAGGGATGCAACTAAGTTGGTAAAGAATGACATACTTAAATCACCAGAGATTGGCTATTGGTGGGATGACTACTTAGTAGGGATCAAAGTAGAACTTATAGTTAAAGGTGTTGATGAGAATGGTACAGAAAGGATCAACGATATCTATACTGTAACATTACTACCAGACAGTAAAGAAAAACTACCAGAAGAAATAGTTAAAGACCTTAGCAAAAGACTTTCTATTAGAAACTCCCTTGACTAAGGCACAAGTTTGTAGTATAATTAACTAATAAAGAACAGGAGGATTTAAATGGCAACTGCTAAACCTAAAAGTGTGCAAGAAGCTATCCTACGAGTGATGAATGATGTAGGTTACGTAAAGAAAACAGGTACTATGGAATTTGGTAGAACTTCGTACACCTTTGCTCAAGAACGTGAGTTGATCGCCGCTCTACGTCCTAGTATGGTAGCTAATGGTCTTATAATGGTTCCTAAAGGAGTTACTCCTGGAACAGAAACATACGATACCTTTACTAAAAACAGCAAGCTTTGGAGAATTTATAGAGCAGAGTTTCGTTTTGAAATTAGCCACCCAGACTCTGATACATCTATCCTAGTATCTGTTCCTGGAGAAGGTGCGGATAATGGTGACAAAGCTTCAAATAAAGCGGCTACTGGTGCAGTGAAATATGCTTTACGGCAAACTTTCTTAATTGAAACTGGTGACGATCCAGACAATACTAGCTCAGATGAAATATCTGGTGATGAGCATAACACTGTTACCAAGGCAGAAGACAGCAAAGAAAAAGCTACTACACCAAAAACAGATGACACAGCTATGCAGAAAGCACTAGCGTACAAAGTACCTGCGGGGCTTCCTCACAAAGGGGACACCATTGCTAAAGCAATGACACAGAAACCAACAGGCGTTATGGTAATCAGCTTCTTGGCTGGTATGGAGCCTTCTGGTAATGGCACAATGTATGAGCCAAAAGATGAGGAAGGACAGAAGGTGCAAGCTGCCGCAAAGTTTGTCTACGGGAACCACGCTGAATTTAAAAAGCTGTTAGCAGAATACAAAAAAACAGTTAACTAGTAATACAGAAACAGGAATAAGAGAAACCCCCCTAAACTAGGGGGGTTATTTTTTCCTCAAATAGATACAAAAGATACAGCTTATTTAAAATTCCCACTGCTCTCCAACGTCCTCTACCAACTCAGCTACAATATCTACCTCTTCCCTGCTGCGGACAGTGCCATCGTATAAGTACCCAACACCTTCAGTTACTGGGATTTGGAACGGTACACTATCAAAGATATCATACCTAACAAGAGCTAACCCCTGTTGCCAGACACTTTTAAGTGTACTACCTGGAACTGTTCCATCTATCTTACAAGCTGTGCCAGGGGAAAAGGCGTATACATGGTCTGTGCCTTCTGCGTATCTAAGGTTATTTGTTGCAAACTCTCGTCTATGTATATGACCAAAAATAGTATTAACATGGCTTTCTCTAGCTATCTTAGAGGCTGTCATACCAGCACCAGCAGACACAGTGTTACCGTGGATAACTCTAGTATGCCCATTACCTAACCATACCTCATTATTAGGATAGCCCCCGTACCAATCTATATCTAAGTTGTCAAAACCTAACAAGTTCGGTATGCTCCAAGCATCAAAACTTTCTACAGCATCAGCAGATCGTAAACCATATGCCCAAGGTACGTGCTTAGCTATAGCATCTCTTAGTCGTTTGTCATGGTTCCCTTCTATAACATCTATGTCTGCATCTTGTGCCTCTTGTCTAAACTTAGACAACCACCAGCTAGCCTCAATAATAGCAGGCTGTGTGTGGCGCACAAACTCAGGTGATCTTAAGAATTTATCAGACCAGTCAGGAAGATCAAGCATATCTCCTAAGAAGATAACCTTACTTACCTTTATTTCCTGAAGTATCTGTAAAGCTATGTCTAGTACTCTCCTGTCATGGAAAGGCACCAACTTTCTATACTTACTATATGGATCAGAAGTAAACCCAAACTGTGTGTCTGGAATTATCAAAGCACTATGGTCATAAAATGTCTTTTTACTTGTAGGGGTCTGGTAATCAAACGAAAAAGATACGCTCTGTATTGTTGGGTTTATCGGTACTGGGTTTCTGCGTACTAACCAAACCTTAACTTGGGTTAGCCCTTCTTTATGTATCTTACCGGAGTCTTCTAACTCCCCTTCTACTACAACACCGTCTATCCACCGCATACTAACTTGTTTATCTTTCCTGCCCATATGCCAGTTATTAACTATGTACCTGTCAATCTTCCACTCTTCTAAATCAACGTTGCAGTATTCTAATAACTGATCTAAGGTAGTAATCTCACTACCTTTAAGGCTAGATAAAACTTTATGGTTAAGGTCTTCATTGTTTTCTTTAATGCCTACACTAGCATCTTCTCCTAGCATTTCTTTAGCAAATCTTCTAAGATACCTTCTTAGACTGTTATCTTTTATGCCGTCTAGATGAACATCTTCACCTGCTTGGTACCTCTCATATAAATCAAGCTTCTCATCCCACGGCATACTAGACCAGCTACTACGTCCTGGTCTTCCTCTTCTGCGTTTAGAAGTCACTATTCTACTGCTCCTTGTTCTTTAGGGCTTTGAAAAGTCTCCTGAAATCTCCAACTGTAATTATCTTTGAGTTAATTTCTACTAGCGTTGAAGAGTCTGGATAATCATTTTTCCAGGCTTTAGCAAATTCTTTTGCCACTGGTTTAAATGGGTCTAACGCTACGTCCAGTGGATCACGTACAGCTTCTATGATACTTGGAATAGCCGTTCTTCGTATACCAGCTACAGCTAAAAGCTCTGTCCTAGAGGCAGCTAATACTTTTTCTGGGGTGTCATACTCAGCTTCTATAAGAGCGTCAGCTATATCTTCAGGTAAAAGTTCTTTAAGATCACGCATAAAACATACCTCCTACTATAGGTATATTATACCACACTTATCTAATTTATACAAGTTATTAGGCTCTAGGAAGTTTCAAAGCAGCAACTGTTACTGAAGCAGTTGACTCATAAGTAACTATAAAAGCTTGTTCAATTGCATTATCAGCGTCATACTGTTCGTACATACTTGGGAAGGGGCCAATCATCCGTTCTTCTCCAGCGGTTACTGTTACAACACGATCAGCAATTACTAAGCCATCTGCTGTATTAGGTGTTGCTATTGTAACATCAACATCCCCGCCGCTGCCATTAATAACATGAAGAAACGTCCTTCTTCCCGCGTTATCTACAGCGTGCCCGTCTCCAGATACAGCAGCTACATAAACTGCCTCTAGCCCTGTTCTTACAATATCTTGTACTACTAATTGAGTGGTAGCCATTATTTTGTCTCCTTAACTTTACTATTACCGTTCATATCGGCTAGCTTTCTACTTAAATTTAAAATTATCCTATCTTTCACCAAGCTTTCAGCCTGTGCTTCTATACATTTTTCTTTTAACCTTTCTAGCTCGATCCGTAAATAAGCTATTGTCTCTGTTGATGCACCAGCAATTTCATCAACAGCTTCAGTAGTTTTAGTAAATTTATCTAATGGTTCTTTCCTTTTAGCTATAGCATAATCAAACGCCTTAGTCAAAAGAACAGTAATAATACTAGCAGCTATTGGGAGTACAACATTTAATTCATCCATTTCCAAGTCTCCAGTAAGCCCAGGATGTAAGCAACGTAAGTAGAGCGTATGTGCCTGCTGGAAAGGAAAACGGTATACTCTTAAAAAGAAGTGCTGATACAAAAGCCCATATACCTACAGAAAACAGCATAACTCCTCTCTGTAGTCTTACATTACCAAGCGATTTAGCTATAAGGTTCCCAAAACCGCATAAAGTAAAAACTGATATCCAAAAAACATTTGAAGCGTGCTGTGCCATAGGCACTGTTACACCACAAGCTGGCCCGTTGCAGCCAATAAGATAAATGATCACCCACCACAAAGCAGTGAAGGAAGTAAACAGCACAACTGGTGTAGGATCAGCCGTAACGAGGGGCACAAGCAGCGGCTTTACTATTCTTTCGTTTATAAAATTTTTCATATTAATTCCTCAACCTCTCTCTATATCTACAATCGAGTTACCGTTGAGGTTGTAGGATATTAAGGCTCTAAGTCATCCTCTGTAGGTTGTTTAGCCACTTCTTCTGTTGGTTCCTCAAAGAAAAATGATAGTGTTCTATATGTTGACCCCTTAAGCTTAACATCACCCAACAAATCTTCGGTCATTAAAGGAATAGATATCTCTACTTCTTCGTTTTCTAAGAAATCATTAAAGGCATCGTCAACTTCTTTCTTTCGACTATCCTTAAGTTTGGCATAGTCAACAGAGACGTTTAATGAAGCAAATAAACTCTTACGTCCTTCTTCAATAATTTTTAGTTGCTCTACCAATTGCTTAGATAATACACTAATTCTTCTACCAGCCCTTATGTTCCATTCTTTACTTTCAAGTTCTTGTAAAGCTGGTTGTGTTGCAAATACTTCTCTTAATGTTAGTGTTACTTTTTCCATAATTCCCTCTCAACTCAAATAGGGAGGATATTGCTATCCTCCCTTTAATTCATCTCTTATAAAATACTAACCCTGCCCGTCTGGTAGTTCTGGTTCAGTCGGTTGGATTCCAATTTTACCCAACACTCCTGTAAGAACTCCAAAGGATGCAAAGTGACCAAACAAAGAGGCTAGTATTTTAGCAGACACGGTAGCATATATAGTCCACCCAATACCACTAGACACGGTTTGGTACGCTTCAGGAACAAGTTCAGCGGGTGCCAAGAGTACAAACTCCGCAACTAACCAACCCAAGATTGGGAGACCGTTGCTTGATAAGTAGTCAGTAATCTTGTCCCATGTAAACCTTTTTTGAGCTACGGCTGTAAGAACTCCGAAGCCTAAATCTAGCAGTGCAAAAATCACTAGCCAGATCAAAGGTGTCGCCACAGTATTAACATAGGCTAGAAAATCAGGAAGTATAATATCCATGTTGCTCTCCTCTTACTCTACAACGTCCACCCACTTCATGAGAGGTGTACCGTTATAGTCTACGAAGCAGACGTACATTTTGTCTGCACCAATCTTAGCCCATATACGCCCATCTGCCTCTTTAAATAGAGTGCCGTGTACAAAAGGCTTCTGTCCTTTACTTAAGTAACCAGCGTATGTAGCACTAGATACAATAGGAGCAGTTCTTTGGTTTAACCTATTAATTACTACCTCTGCTGCTCTTGGAGATGTTCCAGCAGGAGGCGGAGGAGGAGGTGTCTCACTCATCTTAGGCTTACCAGTTAAAGCTTCCATCCAGTCAGCACCAGAAGTATAAGTAGTGGCGTTATAGTGCTGCCATACTTTATCTAAACTGTATACTCCATATCCAGGCAGGCTTAACTCATTCACCCTTACCTTAAAAGCTTTAAGGTCTGCTACTGTTGGCCCCCAAGAGCCTTCTACTCCTGGCTTACCTCTCCAGTAAGCGGGGGCAATAGGAACAAAATCATTAAATGGTGTGTTATCTAGAGCTTTATACTCTACGTAACACCTGTTTAACTGGGCTGTAGGGTTATGGGAAAACTCCCAATAAACTTGCGGAGAGTTAAAACCATTAACCTTATCGTGCCTTAACGCAGGTTTAAAAGGAAACTGCGGGAAGTTGGTAGGGAACCTATAAGAGTCTAGGTAAATAGGGATTCTTTTTGGTACAAAAGTAGAATCTAATAGTGTTTCCATTTTACTCTTGCTTCCGTACTGGTTCCAAACTCCTGACTCAGCATCTAAATCAACAAAACAAAGACCATACTTTTCAAACTTTTCTATAACTTCAGAAATCATAGAACCATCTGGCCCTGGCTTGTACCCGCTGGTATAAATCCAAAACCCAACCTTTTTACCGCCGTCAGTCAGCGTTTTGATAAAGTGCGTAACCGCAGCAACATCACCATTTCTCCAGTTATAAGGGAAAGGGCCATCGACTCCTGCTGAGTCAATCATCTTAAGGCTAATCCAGTTAGCTCCATAATAATTCATAAACTCAAGGACTTCTTCCGGTGTAGGAAGACTCCTTAGCTGCCATGCCATAAAACCAAGACCTTTCTTTACAGTCATATGTACCTCCACCTTTATATAGTACTTCATTGTACCACACTAGTATCTCTATGTCAAGCTACATACTACAATCACGCAGCTTATGTGTCTGTTCTGAATTTATTCATAGTCACACGATAGACAGTATCGACTAACGTATCATCACCCTCGACGAACTTTTCGTAGTTCTGCATCAGGGTGGCAATACTTGCTACGTCGGCGGCAGTTAGCCCAATTGCTTCTAAATCTGCATCAACTATTGGGTCGTCTCCGGCAGCATTATAGCCGCGGTCAAAATACACCTGTACCATGTCGGGTATTGTGTCACTAACTTTGGCTAGGTCAGTAACCAAGCCTTTCAATGTATTTACAAAAGTAATTTTATTGCTCATGTTCCACGCCTCCTCGGCCGTGTCAAAACGAATTATTGTGCTAGCATCTAATTGAAGATACCATTGTTCTAAAAGGGGGTCATAGCCAATTTCCATTTTATACTCCTTCATACCAGAATGAAGCCTTGATATGTTTGTTAGCTCCGCCAGTAGACCAATTACCGCCAGTTACTGCTGGGAAAAATGCCGCAACTGTATAGCTTGCATTTATTTGAATTAGCCCCACAGCAGTAGTGCCACTATTAAGTATCCTGCAGAATTGGTATGAGTCAACATTGCTACTATTACGTTGGACAGGTAAAGATACTTGACATGCGGTATTGTCACTTAGACCTTCAATATCTATTAGTACGAAAACCATCTTACCAACACGCTTGTAGTAACAGGCTGTTCTTGACCTAGACGACCATCCAAGAAATGTTGATGGTGTGTACGAAGTCCATGCGTTTCGGTAAACATCGCTGGTCATTGTAATACAATCGTTTGTTGGCGCGCTGTTATCTCCAACGTGTAATCCACCAGATATTATCGCCATGTTGCTTGCTGGATTGGTGCCAATCGTAGGCCCAACATAAAGACCACCCGTGCCTTTAATGTCACCACCAATGGCAAGGACTTGGCCCGCAGTTGGATTGTATGTTCCAGGCGCGATACTGCCGGAGACTATTCCACCACCGACATGAAGGTCATTGTCTATACCAAGATAGCCTGAGGCTCCTGATTGCCAAGAAGTCGTGTTATTCCCAATAAAGACACTCCCGTTATTAAGTTCAATATAGCCAGTTGGCGAAGTGGTCAGCCCTCTAACGGAAATATAAGCGGCTAAGGTATTATCAGGATAAGTCCATATTCCAACCTGAGCATAGGTTGATGTGGCAGACGATTCGGCTATAAGGTCAAGGTAAGCATCTTCACCAGAGTAATTTCTCGCAAATCCTACGACGGTTGTATAGGATTCAACACCTTGCAACCAGTGACTATTCAAATATCCAACAGAGTCGCCATAAATATTAACAAGTCTATAAGAATGAACATCTGCATAATGGTCTCCGACAGTCATACTTATTCCACCAGCATCAATTTTGACTGAACCAGAACCAGCAGTAATCACGCCTGGACTTGTAACATCCAATGTCCCTATTATCTGAGCATTTCCAGATGATGGCAAAGTAATAATATTAGTTGTACCCCTTCTCAGGTACAGAGTTGATGCGCTGTAATCGTACCAAAGATTGCCAATCGTACCCGTACTTAGGCCAATATGCACATCACCACTACTTAACAGTTGCATCGTGTTATAAGTACCACCGTACATATAAATACCAGCACTTGAAACGGTTACATATTCGCCACCAGCCACTCTACCAACGGTTACTGTTGAATCTTTGACAGTAAACCACGCATTGCCGTCAGATATAAATTCCATCCCAGTTCCGCTTGCCTTCAAGTAATCACCAGAATCACCATAGATTCGAACATCTACTCCTGTGTAGTAGAAAACACCACTTGCAGAGTTGCCTATTCGCATCTTATAAGTTCCGCTATCGACACCCATCCAAATGCCGTTTCCACTAGCATAAGTATCTGTGGAAGCTCCATCACCCATGACAAACTTCGGCGTAGCAGGGTCTAGCCAAACTGTATTTGTTGTTCCTTCGTACAGCTTGAGGTCAAGACCATGTGCCTCAAATGATGTATCGGTCAATAGTAAATAGGTGTAGTTGGTATCCTGCCCCGCATAAAGCCCATACTCGCCCGTGAATCCAAGACCTGTCAGTTCACCCAAACGAGTATGAGTAGTGAAATTGGCAGGAGTCCACGGATTGGTTGTCCATGTGGTCACTTGACTGTAAGGCGCACCTGCCGCGTCGAGTACAGTTGCTTCCCAAACTCCATTACCAGATGCGCCGTAGTCAAGAGCAATCGAGCCTGTAAAGACTGTGGCTAATGGAACGCCTCCATCGTCCATAGCATCCCACATCCATCGTTGTTCGCCGCCTGTCAGGTCTGTATAAGTATAAACTTGACCCCATACATCTGTAACTATTAGACCTCCGCCGCTAGTATCAATTACTCTCAGCTTTACATAGTCTCCAGAAGCAAAGATAGAAACATCTTCCCACCCTTCTAAGTCCTCTACATACAGGTCTTGCGCCATGTGCAGAGTACCATCAGCGACAGCACTTGGAATTTCTGTTGTCACGTAAATATCAGTTTCATCGTTTCCACTATCGTAGCTTGTGCTTGAAATGGTATACCAACCATTATTTCCTGTTGAGTTTTTAACACGACAATTTTGTCTTGGGTTATCATCTATTTCTGTTGTCAAGTCACCAGCAACTGAAAAGTAATCGAGCGTTTGGTTGACCCCTACGATAGCACCTGGGTACACTGGAACAGTAAAATCTCTGCTTAGTCTAGCCCTGCTTTTAGTGATAATCAGACCACCAACAACAGCTTGATAAATGTCCGCTATAAAGGCTTGTACATGCAACTCATCAGCATACAACGAGCGGAAATCGCCATGTCCTGCATAAGTTATGCCCCACCCTGTACTCTGGGACACCCAATGATCTGACTTCAAGGTTACATCTGTATACATCTCTACAGTACTAGTACCTCCAGGATGGAAAGTAATATCTCCATCAACAGTTCCTATTACCGTAGCATCTGAAAATAAAATGTCTCCGCCATAGTAGTCAAATGAACTAGCAGTTTCATCGAACACAATACGCAAACCTGTGGCGTCACCAATCCCACCCCCGTCTGTCATCTGTATCCAATTATCAACACTGCACACCTCACCAATACCAAGACGCAATAATTGCAGTTGTCCAGTCGTATCAGAAGCAAGGATAAAATCATTGGCTCCTGGATTAGAAGAAGTTGTAACAGCATGTTCGTGATCTGCTCTTACAAAAGAAGTACTGGTTCCTTCCACATTAGCAGTAGACTCTACATCAAGCGTAATTGGGGCGGCTGCTACTATAGCATGTACATGGTCTGCTCTAGAAAAAGAAGTACTAGTACCTTCAGCAGCAGCATCGTCAGGCTGTATAGTACCAGCAGCCGCAGCAGCTATAGCATGAGTGTGGTCTGATCTAGCTAAAGAAGTACTTGAGCCTTCAGCCGCACTAGCATCTGGCTGTATTGTGCCAACAATAGCAGTAGACACAGGATGTTCATGATCGTGGTGTGAAGGATAAGCACTAGCACCTGTGCTTCCAGCGTCTCCAGCGTTAACAGTTGTAGGTGTTGTACCAGAGAAATCAAGTGATACTTGCTGTCCTGTAATATCCAAGCCTGTAGTTACAGTAACTAAATCATGATGAGCATCAACATCAATTATGTGTGCATTGTAAGCAATCTCAAATGTAGCAAGATCAACACCATCTACAGTACCGCCAAGTATTATATTCCTTTCAACATTTAAGTCTGCTTCGTATGTAACATCTGTATTTTGTATATATACAGTAGTGTGCTGTCCAGCATGAACAGGCTCTATATTCATGTCGCCGCCGTATGTCCATGTTTGACCACCAAGTGTGCCACCTATAGTATCAGCAGTAATTGACTTAGCATAAACATTGTCATAACGCCTATTAGACGCACCAAGATCATACGTATCTGTGGCACTGGGACGAATATCACCGCTGTGTACTTGATCCTTATCTTTTCTTACAAAATAAGGAGTTAATAAACTTACTTGTTGCTGGTCAGCCATTAGCTCATACTCCCTACTGAATATCCTAATCTTGTCATCAAGAAATCAAATGCCGCTGCTTTAGTTCCTAGTGTGATAGAAATAGCACCAGAACCTATATTGTAGCTAGTGGAAAACACGATACCTTGAGCTACCGCCCTTCCTGGATTATCAGAATCTCCAAAATCTACTGCTGTATCAACACTGTCTACCCTAACTACTTGTCCTGCTCTCATAAGATGTTCTTTTCTTCCTCCTTTTCCTTTTATATAACCAGTTTGCCTGTTAATGTTGAGCGTAAAAGATTGTTCAGGTTTAGCATATCTTGTCAATAACATTTGTGCTACTAAAATAGCCAAGTTAGAAGTACTTTCTCCTAAAGAGTAAGAACCTTCTACTAAACCGTACAAATCTTGACTTTCTAAGTCTGAGTACCAAGCACTAAAATCCGCTCCATCTAAGTCTGGGTCATCGTACAATACTTGTATCTTATTAAATATATTATCTATAGATAAAGTAGTTGCTACTGCTCCGTTTGTTCCAGGAACTACCCAAGCAATATAGTCTGGATCATCTGTATCTACATCAGTCTCGCTAGATAAATGACAAACCCTATCATCCCACACTTGAAAGTGCATACGCTTTGGTGGACTATCGTCATTGCCAAACTTCAAAACTTCTTCTATAGCGTCCTTTAATTTTTTTTCTCCAGTAAAATCAAGAGGTGTTATGTCTGTTATTGTGTTTTCCACAAATGCTTTTGATGTATCCCATGTATTTCCAACATCTATTACGTCTTCTATAACATCAGATATACTCGTTGGTGTTGACGTAGGATATACCAAACCAAAATGTAAATCTTTAGCTTGACTGTAAAAACCAACAAAAAACATTTTTATCCCTTTGCCTCCCACTTCACATTTTGTTATCTTTCCTTCAAATACTCTATTCCCTAATTCATCATAGACAACTCCTTTTTTCCCTAAAACCTTGCTATATACAATTCTAGCAAGCGTAGGAGGAAGGTACACCTCCATAAATGCAGTTTTATAGCCGCCATCTATACTAGTACTATACGTTCCATTATCCACTGGATAAGTAAATAGAACATTTGCATCTATATCAAAATTATCCAAAGGATTTTTAGCAATATGTAGTGTAAACCTACTAGACATTAAAACCCTCCGTAAGTAATGGAAGTAGGAACAGTATAGACTGAAACAGCAGCATCAATGGAACTAACATATTCTAGTCCTCCGTAAGTTGGCACTACTCCACCCAAGAATAAAAATTTAATAATAAACGGAGTGTTAGAAGGCACCCAAAGTGGATTATGTAAAGCTTGCACCATAGCTGCTGTATCAAAATAATCTGAGCCTCCAAGACTCCCTCTAAAAGCATCATCCCACATATCACTAGTGTACAATAATGGATCACCAGTAAACTCATAAACTCTATATCCTAAATCTTGTGGTATAAAGTATAAAGCATCAAACTCTACTTGAGTACTAACCCCATCTGTAGTCCAAAAGTAGAGCCAAGGAGTAGGTCTTTCTGTGCTAATAGAAGTCATGTATGGGTCAGCAGTATTAGGGTTGTAGAAACTTCCTAAGTCCAGCGTGTACAACTCACTTATATTAGAAGGTTTGTAAGAGATAGGCCCAAAATCACTTACACTTTGTGTGTACCCCAAGCGCAGTTGGCACTTTATGTTATCTGGAACACTGCTTCTAAAAATAGCAAACACTCTAAAAATTCCTTTAGCTGGAAGGTTAGTTTCCCACCTAGCAAAAGCAGACCTATTATCTGTTGTTGCTACGTTAAAACGCTTATACTGGTCACTAGAAGAAAAACCAGTATTGGTTTGTGTAGATTCGCTAGTTACACCTGACCAAAGAGAGGCAGACTCTCCTTCTTTAACATACCTTGCACTATTATAAGTACCATCTTGTTTTCCAATACCTACTATAAGTCTTGTAGTTGCTCCCCCATTAGGACTAACAGATATGTAAAGCGGATTTAGATAATCTCCTTTTGGTAAACTTGTAGTTATACTAAGTCCATTATCATCAGAACCATCAATCTGATTTTCTATAGTTCCTCCGCCTACTAACGAATAAATACTTATCCTATTTAAATTTGTAGGGTCAACCCCGTAAAAAAATGGTTTACAAGTAAGAGTAAGTACAACATCCCTTAGATAGTATGTGCCTGTAGTTGCATTAAATTGGGATATTTGGGCAGCAGAAAAAGCATTTCCTGGTAATTGTACTCTCCCAGACAACACCCACAGATAGTGTGTATTTGTCTCAGCACCTATTTTTACAGCAAGACTAGCTACTTCTCCGCTACCATGAGAAACATAATATGTCCAAGCTTGTGAACATGCTTTATCTATGGCTGCTAAGTTAGCTATTAAATCATCTTCATTTTCTCCGTAAACACTAAATCTTATCACCACTGTTCTGTTAGATAAAGTTTTGTTTTCTGGTACTTCTCCTTCTGGTGTAGAAATATACTCTTCCTTAATGTTAGGTGAGTTTATTTGTAAGCCTCCATCAGCTAACTCATAGTTAGTACCTGAAATAAAATCTAAGTTGCCTCCAGAAGCTGTACGTAAATATAGTGTTGTTGCCATCTAATTTCTCCTTATCTGTACCCTACTCCAAAAGCCATTCCATTATTTATGGACTCTTCTACTTTCCTTATAACTTCTTCTGCTAACCTATCAGCAGTCTCTGCACTGTCTACTGATCCAATCTCAAATGTTAGATTTACCTGCATTCCTCCACCGCCCATACCATCTGCACCCGCATAACTATTTATTCTATTAAGTAAAGAAGGTAACTTGCTTAGTGGTATGATCGCTTCAGGTACTTCACCAACTATAGCACGCATACGGGAAGTAACAATACCGCCAGTAGCAAACTCAGCGTCTCCTCCTCCACTGTTGTCTTCAGTTGTATCGCCATCACCACTCCAAGGCAACTTTATCTTTGGCATTTTAGGAGGATTATTAACAAAATTAAGGATTTTTTGAATAACATTTAATAATGGTTGTATAGCTTCTATAGCTTTTTCTACCAAACCTTCGAATGCGCCAACTACTGCACTTACTCCACCATCAATACCATCCTTAATAGCTGTTAGCCAACCTTCTGCCCACTCAAAAAAACTAGTTTTTAAACCCTCTGCCCAAACTCTAAAGTTCTCTTTTATAGTATCTATACTAATTCCTATTGCTGTTTTTATTTCTTCCCACTTAGTAGAAAAACCTTCTTTAACGGTTTCCATAAACACATCAAAATCGCTTATTCTCTCTGCTATCCACTCACCTATTTTGTTTGTAAGATTAAAAAAACCAGCAATGAATCTCAATCCTAAGCTAACAAAGAAAATTGTAATCTTTGTTTTAATTGACTCTATCCAAGCGTCCCACTTAGCCTTAGATTCATCTGCAAACATAGTAATTCTTGCTAATAGCGTAGCAAAACCAGTAATGAAGGCTTCTCTTACTTCCCCTAAAATCCTAGGAGCAGATTCTTTTAAGTAATCCCACAAAGCTCCTAAGAAAGCAATAGCGTTGTTCCTAAAGGTAAGAATATTAGCTAGGATGTACTCCCACATAATACCCCAAATAGCTTTTAACTTCTCTCCAAAGGACAAGTTATCGTCAAGCAGGATAGCAAGATAGTCCATTATGAAAGAAATAGCGTGTAAAACATAGTCAACAAACATACTAAACAAAAATACAAAACCGCCAATAAACATAACTGCTATATTAGCCAACCAACCAAGAACAACACCTAACATTAAGAAGAACGCTCCTAGCTTTCTCATAGCAGAGCTTTCTTTAAACTTGCTTTTAAGATTATCCCAAGACTCTCCTAACTTGTCTACAGCAGGTGCCACGGCTTTTTTAAAACCTTCCCAGATTATTTGAAGACCTTTTAGAGCAGGCCCAAAAACTAGAGTAAGCACTAATCCTATCCCTTTAAAGACTCTTTCAACACTTTCCCAAGCCTCTATTGCTCCTGGTGGAAGTTCTACCCCACCGCCAAACACATTAGATATGGCGTCACTTAGATTACTCATTGTAGTAGTTATGTCTGTATACGTCTTATTAATCTTAAGACCTATCTCATTCATAGTGTAGAATAACTCTATGTCTTTTGGCTGAACTCCAGCATCCATAGCTCTTTGCTGTCTTCTCTCACTAAGAGGAACATCAATCAACATTTCATCAGTAATAACAGCTTTAGTTGTTTCTCCTCTTAAACCAGCCATAAATGAATCCCAAAGACCCTCTTTGGATTTAATTCTTAGTTCTAGCTCAATAATAGGTGCTGCCATTTCTCCAAAAATATCTTCTGGCTCAGGTGGTTCGTCTCCTCCTAAACCACCAAACTCAAAATCGGTTTCTGCCATACCACCAATAGCACTAGCTAAATCTTCAAGAGTTTCTACTAGTTTACTTTGTATATCATCCTGCTTCTGCATAGCTTCTATCATAGCTCTTTGTGTTTCTAGCTGTTCTTCCGCTATAGTCTTTTGCTTTTCAAGTTCTTTTTCCTCTTTTGCTATAGCCTTAAGCTCATCATTACGAGCACGCATAGCGTCCCTGATCAAACTAACTCGTTCTTCAGCAGATTTCCCTGAGCCAGCTATATCGTCAATTTGTGAAGCATAAGATTCTTGTGTATCAGTTCTTCTTTGTTCTAAAGCAAGTAATGCTTTTTCTATACCAAGCATAGTTAGCTCTAGCTTTATTAATTCTTTTACTTCTTCCTTAGCAGAGCGTAAATGCTTAACTATATCGTTAAGTACTTTCTCTGAAATTTTACCAGTCTCATTCCAAATAGATAGCAGTTTTGCTAAATTCTGTCTAGCCTGCAATAATAACTTATACTGTTTTTTGTCACCAAGGATTCCTACTAATTCAAATGTAGCAAAAATCTTTCCTATTGTGTCCCCTATCTTGGACAGTATAGAAAAGTCTGCGCTAGCCATACCCTTTAGGTATGTGTCCATTAAAGTTTCTCCCCATTTATCTATGTGGGAAAGAGGCCCAACATCAGGAGGTGAGTGACCTTCAAGGAAAGAAGCTATTAGGTTAGCTATCGCTGTAAGAGCTTTAGCTATAAATTTTACTGCTCCAGATATTAGTCCATTAGCTATGTTGGCAGATAAGCTTTCTCCCCAAGCAGTGGCTTTCATTGCTAATCCTCTAAAGAACCCAGAAACATCTTTTCCCATATTCTCTAGAACTTTAAGTATACCACCAGCAGCTACAGCTAAAACTCCAACTAAGGCAAGTATCCAAACATTTAAACTTGCCAGACCAACAAGGACAGTTCCTATAGCCTGTCCAGCACCATACAGCACACCCACGAACTTAATCAAACCCAACCCAACCATAGTTAGACCAAAAAATATCTGAGAGAACAAGAACAGCAATGGCCCTATAGCTACAACAGCAGCAGTTATCCCTGCTGCCATGTATATTAGTTGAGGATTAGTAGCAGCAGTTACTTTTATAAACTCAACTATTCTTCTAGCAGCAGGGATTAGCAACTCTATAAAGTCATTTAGTATAGGAAGAAGAGTGTCTCCAAGTTCTATTGCTATGTCAGTTACGTTATTTTTCATAATAGACATATGACTTTGTGTAGACTCCAACTGTCTATTATACTCTTTAACTAAGGATGAAGCTTCCTCCCACTCCATTCTAGCAATATTCATTGCTTCACCCAAGTTTGCGTGACCAGCAGCTAAAGCACCAAGAGCACGACCACCACGTAGACCTACAAGATCGAAAGCAGCAGCAAGCTTACCAGCCCTATCATCTGTGTTGCCCATCATCTCAATTAAATCTTGCAATACCTGTACAGCATCTTCGTTAATAGCATTAGTAACATCTGAAGCTTCTGCGTATTTTTCTGTACCAGCAGCAAGCTTAGCAAATTCTTCTGTATTCTGAGTTAGCTTAACGTACATAGTACCAAGTCTTGTACCAGAAGATTCAGCACTAACACCTACAGAGATAAGAGCAGCAGCTAGTGCAGCAGCGTCAGCAGCAGCTATGTTTAGTTGGTTAGCAATAGGAGCAAACCTAAACAAAGCATCTGCTATTTCTCCAGCAGTTGCCGCTGTATTATTTTCTAGCTCATTTAGTACGTTGGAAAGTCTTATTATATTATCTGCGCTTTCGTCAATGTTCCAACCAAAAGCTACAGCAATTTTACCCATAGTCTTCACTACTTCGTCAGCAGTAATGTTAGTAGAAGACGCAAGTATTTCCATCCACCTAACAAACGTAGTAATACCTTTAGCAGACTTAATACCTAGCTGACCTGCTTGCTCAGCCATCATACCTAATTGGGTGTGACTTGTTGGAGCTTGCCTTGCTATTTCTCTAAGTCCTGCTGTCAATGTTTTCAGGTCATTGCCAGACTTAGCATAGTTTGGAAGATCAGTAACCTTAGCTACTTTAACCATCTGTTCTTCAAAATCTACAGCAGCTTGAAAACCTTGACGCAAAAACATAGCCAGAGGAAGGCTTATAAAGAAAGTAAGAGCACGACCAGCAGACATTAAACCTTGGGTAACAAGTCTAAAACCATCTACAAATCTTTGCGCTGTACCTAAAACCCCCTTTATGACAGCACCAAGCCCACCAAAACCTTTGCTGCCGGCCATTATGCCAGTAGCAGCACCAGTTTGCCTGCTTGTGCTGCCTATTTTTCTAGTAAGCTCGTTTAATCTGCCATTTAAAGTATTAATGGCAGCAACAGCACCTTTGGCGTCTCCGCCGAAAACTAGAACAGCGTTTAGTTGATTACCACCAGCAGCCACTATCGGTCTCTCCTAAGTACTTTGCTATCTTTAAACAAAGGATCATCTTTAGAATCACCTGGGTCTAAGAGAACAACTACTTCGCCTTCTTTTACTCCCATTCTCTTTAGTCTTTCTCTGTTGTACTTCCTAGAATTAATCCACGGAGTTAGACTATCTAACTGGGCATTAACACTCTTCTGATACTTCGTCATCTCTCTTCCGCCGCTCTTCGACATTGGAGACCTTGCTAGTGGCATTAATGTTGCCAATAGTTTATAGTGTTCTTTCTTGTCTTCTTGTATGTACTTATACGTTTCGTCTAACCAGTCAGTACCAGACTGTAGGATATGATCTAAAATTTGATCATATGTCCAACCGTATGCTGCGCTTATTGCGTGGAGGATTCTTCCTCTTCCTCCTTCTCTGAGCTTTGAGAGGAGAAAAAACGCTGTACAACACTCCTAATTCCTGGTTGGTTATCCCAAAGAATAGTAATAGACTCAATCAAAATTCCTATATCAAAATACTCTTTTGATACTTTTTGTGTACAACCAATAACAACGGAAAACAAAGATAGCAAAGCTTCTGGTTCAAGGTTCTCAAACAGCTTTGCAAACATATCTAAGTATGATCGTTCTCCCTCTTCTTCAACATCTAGGGTACTGATAACTGGCATACCATATTCTGTTAACCATTTTCCTACTTGGATTACCTGCGCAGCTTGGTCGTACCCTCTTTTAACAAGCTCATACTCTTTACCACCTACCTCAACAATATGTTCGTCTAACATACTCTCCTCCTAATTTAAAAATAGCCCAGACCCGTACCACACCGATCTGGGCTTTGTAATCTGGTAACAACATACTAGCAGTACTACCTTTACGGAGCAGTACGTGATAGTGTTGAGTCACCCTCAAAGTCAACGGACAACATGGCAAAGTCATCTGTAGTTACGCTGTGATCAACAGACGTTAGAACTGCCTGTCCTTCCCAGTAACGTGTAAGGTCACTTCTTGTTGTGTAGAAGCGAAGCAGAATGATATCACCAGCAACAACTGTATCAAAAATGCTGTCGTCAGTGTCGTCATAGTAACCTGCAAGTGAACCGCTCCAACTCATCCATGTTCTAGCCTTTCCTACCCAAGCATCTGAAATGCTTGCTACGAAAGGTCGGTGTTCCGCTACGTCAACAGCTACATTAATAGAAAACTCGTTCCTCTCAGAAAATGCTGTCCACGACGGCGTAGTTAAATCTGTTGAATAATCAATACGGGCATCAATGCCTACTAAAGCACTCATGGTGTTCCTCCTAGTTTATGATAGCACCTCCTTCTCACCAGGAAGTGAAGACTAATGTTTGTTTTTAAGCTCTTCGTACTACTATACTCATAATCTACAATTGGTACTTTAAAAGATACGTTAAGCTTTGTCCCAAAACTCAACTGCAAATGATATTAACTTCCACGGCTGATCACTTATATATACTTCTTCTGGTATATCTATAGATGTAATCTTGGCATAATCAACAGTACCGCCTAGTCTAGGATCGTCGTCAAATAAACCTTTAAGTACTTCTATAGCCTCTTCTGTTTCATTCTCTATCTCTTCTGCGTCACCCTCATATCTAGCTAAAAGGGTACAGTAAACAGACCATATCCAAGTTCTACCTCTGTTAGAGCCTACTTGCAATGCTTCAGTTGCTGCTCTATTTCCTCCAGCAAACGACAGTACACAAGCATACTTAATCTTGTTCCTGGCTGCTACCTTCATAACTTTGTCTATAGATATTCCTGTTGCATCTGGAATAATATTAAAGGCAGCAGATATTTTTGCTGCAAGTGCTTTTCTTCCATCAATATAGCGTCCCATTATAGTACTCTCACTCTCTTGGAACCCCAAGACGTTCTCTGCCTAGACCCAGTTTTCATGTAATGTACCATTAACCTGTTAATCATTGGCATCTGCGTCTGCGCCATAACAGAATACAATTTTTGTACCATCTTTTTTCTAACAACAGCGTATCCTACGTAGTCAAATCTTTTTTGATTTCCTGGGTACAAAGACTTGTGCCCTCGTGAAGTACCGTACTTTTTAATCGAACCAGATATAGCCCAAGCCAAATCGTCTAGTGGACTTCTACTAGGAGTACCAATATGTGTGACTTGGTTTGGCCCAGATGCTAACTGATTAGGGTTTCTTTTCGGTGGCTTCCTTTTTAAAGCAAAACTGCTAAACCCTTTTGTCATAATCCATTCTTTTATATTATCAAGAGGAGGGTTTTTACCCTTCTTTCCTCTAGCTGCTGTACCAGTTCGAATAAACTGGTTAGCTGGAGTTTTTGTGCCTTCGTATACAGCGTGGGCAGGGCCGGCTAAACCAGAAGCTAGCTCAGCAACCTCTATATTTTTGGATGACATACCGGAAGCACCAACTCTAACTCCATCTACTATATTACCAGGCCAAAGCAGCCAAGCTAGTCCAGTCATAGAACCAAACGCCATAAACTTAGTAGCTTGCCTAAGTATGTCCTCATTTACCATAGTAGCAAAAGTTTTAGGATCGTAAAGACCTTTTATCTCGTCTTGTGTCATCCTTACATTAAGTTTTAGTACTTCACCAGAAAAAGGCATTAACTAATCCTCACTTTTTCTCTCTTGAGAAGTCCTACCATAATTCTTTTTAGGTGAGATATTAAACCTATATTAAAAGAGGGTGATCTTTCTCCGCCTTCTTGTGTGGTTTCTGCTGGTACTCCCCAAATGATAGACCCATCTGCCCCTTGCCTTCCCTGATAATTAATAAGAGCTATCATCATGCTAATTGCCGCCATCCTAACACTAGTAGGAACAATAGAAGAGCCTGAAGTGTAGTCTAAAATAATGTTAGCTCTACCAGCAGTAAACACTCCACTAAGAAGTTGTATTTTGTGGGTGCCAACTATATAAGTAGAGGGGTCTACAACAGCACTATCTATCATCAAAGACTGCACTGACACAATTAAAGGTTTCTTTACCATAAGGGTGTCAGAACCATTCCCGTTATAATACTCATCTGTAATAACAGAGGTTGTTCCTAAGTACGGTGCGCCCATGTACTCACGAATAAGACCTTCTACTAGATCACTGTGGATTGCAAGTAGGTCTGATTCTTCTATAGGGTATAGAGCTTGAACATCTTCTTTTGTGCATAGTTCCCAAGCCATATTCTTCTCCTAGTCTAAACTTATACTGCATATTCTACAATCGTTATTTGCTCTAAAAAGACAAAGAGCACCAGTCGCGAAACTGGTGCCCTTGTGTGAGAAGAGGTAGTACCAATAGTAATATACCCCCTCGTAAAAGGGGGTATATAATTAAAGTTAATATTAGGCAAGCTTCGCGTGACGGATCATAGCAACCAAATTTGGGTGAACCAAACGTGCGGCTAAGTAACCTTTCAACATATAGTCGTAGGTATCCTTCACTTGTGCCAATGGAACGTAGCGGAACAATGTGTCAATCGGACGACCATTTTCGTCAACGTTTCCAATAAATGCCGCTCCTCTGCGTGAGTTACGGTTAACAAGAAGGATGTTCTCTTCGCCTGTGGACAAAGGCTTAACAGCGACAGGTGTTCTAGAACCGTCATCTGTGTAAGCTTCCACTACGCCGTTAACTGTACCAGCAGCATCGTAAGTCAAAGCAGGAATAATATCTAGTAACTGAAGGTTAGCATTTCCTGTAGTTAAACCACGCCAGATCATATAAGCAACTGCGTTAGCATCTGCTGTCCATGTTAGGTCAATGGCATCACTACCGCCTGTAACAGCGGTGCTATCCTCAGTTCCAGCTACTTGCTCACCGTAAACGGTAATGCTGGAAATGTTGTAGAAATATTCATCTGCGGGAAGCGCACCTGCCCCTGTATCTTCAGCACCAGCCAAGTCGGTAGGACTTGTGCTTGTGGAAGCAGGAACAATGAAGTCGCTTTCCAAAATAGGAACACCGTTGTAAGCAGCCATGATAATCTTACCATCAGCTAGTTCAGCCTCAGTCAGAGGAATATTAACTGCGGTCTGGAGACCGTCAACAACATTCTTCATCTTAAGACCCATCAGCCAAAGCTTAGGATCACCACGTACACCACGGAAACCCGCAGCAGCCGCAATAGCGTTATCAAGATCAGGTAAACCAATCTTGTCTCCACCAGCGTCAATAACGTTGCCAGGAGCATACGCTAGTAAACGGGGAATAATACCGCTGTACTGATAAGCATCACCAGTAAACCCAACGTCATTTGCAACACCCCACATAGAGCCAAACTCTAACACGTTAGACATTCCTTCAATAGAACCTTCCAGTTCTGTAGCAAGAGCATCAATAAACATGTCATCAACAACCTGTGCATAGCCAGTTACAGAACCCCAGATTCTTTGAATCTTAGTCTGAACGGTCTTACGTGCGTAAACACTGTTCTTAGCGTTTGCAGGAGTTGTTTCACCTTCGAACCAAGCTTGGGGATGACTTGAACGAACATTATATTCGTGTGTCTTTCCGCCAGCAGGTAGGATATCCAAAAGTTCTGCCAATGGCTGAAGCTTTAGAAGTTCCTCATGAAGGATAGGGTCAAGATCATAGGGGTTAAGGGCTGCACCGTCTCCACTAGACGTAAGTGCCTTTTGGAGTTCGGTTTCAACATTTCGTTTAATGCTATAATTAGCCATTTTACACCTCTAGTTTATGTACGACGACGACGGATTACAGCGTTACCTGTGCTCCTTGAACTTACGTACCTGCCAACAGCAGAGCGCAAGTCTTCAGGCTTATCAAGGTTTTCTGCATCCTCTTCGTCTTCGTTAATTTCTTCCACTTGCACTGCGGCAGGACGAACCTTTGGCAGTGAGAGTAGGTATTCTACGGAGTCTTGAAGTTCCTTTACTTCTTCGTTAAGTGCAGCGTTAGCAGCTTCAAGTTCAGCCACTCTATCAGTTGTGTCTTCCTCTACTGCTTCTTCATCAGCAGACTTATCGCTATCTTCTCCTTCCTCCTCTAGAACAGGAGCTTCGGGAGTACTAGCCTCTTCGTCAGCTTCGTGAATAAACAATTCGAAAAGATCAACTAATCTTGTGAGCGCATCATTTTGTTTAATAAGTAGCTCTTTAAGTTCTTGAGTACTTACACTATCTTCAATAGACTCTTCAACATCTATGTCAAGTTCTTCTTCAGTTTCAGCAATTTCCTCTGTTTCAATAGCGTCTTCGCCTGGAACAGTAACATCAAACTCCTCTTCAGTTTCAACAGCAGTTTCTACCTCAAGGGTTTCAACTTCTGCCTCTACTTCCAAGTCTTTCTCTTCAGTTGGCTCTTCATCTTCAGCTTCTGGAGCCTCTTCTGTCTCAATATCTTTCTCTTCAATTACTGCGCCTTCTACTTCAGGTTCAGCAATTTCGTCTTCCTCTGCATCATGCAAAGATAAGGAACGTACAGCACTATACACTCCCTCAGACCTAGCTTTATCCCTGAAGTCTTCTGGTAAAGCAGCAAGGTCTAATTTAGCGTCGTAGTTAGCTGGATGATCAACTAGAGAAATCTCTGCTAGTGTGTAGCTGTTAATCTGCCAACCACCATCGTCTAACAATTCGAAGTCATCCCAACCAAAAGAGATACCTACGCTTAAGGCAGACAGCAAACCATTCTCCACCTGAAAGGCGGCGTCAGGATCAAGAACCTTGATTTCAACTTCGTTCCAATCAAGATCATCGTCTGAACCAATACGAGAAACCTTACCCACTGGGCGAGGTTGGTGCATATAACGGATATTACCCCACTGTCTATATGCGCCGATAGCATTTTCTGTAGCGTCTTTGGTGATGATATCACCTAGCATGTCCTTCTGGTCGGAAGTGAACTTTCCTCTAACAAGTGGATGACCATCTTCACTGTGCGTGATCTCCTTACTTAGAGGGATACCAAAAACCTTAGTTTTCATTTTTGTGTCTTTCATAATTCATTCCGTCCTTTTACCTAGTTACTTGGTTAGTTTCCGCAACACTCAAAAGTTCCTTAGCCGCTCTTACGCCATATACTTTCTTTAACTCTGAGTACCCCACAGAAGCAACCATCTCACAAGTAATAACTGTTGTGCCTCCTCTGTGCATAATTGGCGTTCCCCATTCATCTTTCCATCTATCGTACAGCTTTAGTGCAGTAGCACTATCAAGGAACCCGTCAATTCTGACCCCTTGTGTTTTTCCAAGCCCAGACTTTGTACGCAAAACTACATCGTTGTACATAGCTCACCTCATATCCTACAATTATATTTAAAATTATATTGTCAATTTGCACGTTATTTAGAAAAATCTTGTAACTCTCTTGATACTTTCTTTACCATACGCTCTGCTGAGACCGTAGTAACTGTATCAATTAGTTGATAGATAGCTCTAACTATTGGATCAGCGGTATACCAGACTTTGACAGTATCACAAGAAGGACACTTAATTGCTAAGTTAACTCCCCTAGTTTGCAAATTGGTAACTTCTTCGCTAACTTCTAATTCTGATCCAAGCACCCTACCAAGGACAAATCCACAACTTTGGTTTATACAAAACCACCTAGTGTCTCTTCCCTCCATGATTAACTCCTTTTATTACGTCTAAGATATCATCCATAAACTCCTTAGCTTCACTAATTTCTGTGAGCGTAAGGGCACGTTCATTAATGTCATCCATAATCTCTTGCGGAATTATGTCTGACTTAAACTCTCTTAAAGGTTTCCCTTTCCTAATACTATTCACTAAATAAGACCTAGCCTTAAGAATTTCATTACGCCACTTAATGCTTTCATCATCATGGTTATCCCCCCTTGGCGGGTCTTGGTCATCATTAGTTGGTTCCCCTGTATTTGCTGGTGCATCTGGTTCATCTTCTCTGCCTTCTGGGGGAGAGCCAGTATCTGGATTTTCTAGAGGAGTGTTAGAAGGAGCATTCATTTGATCAACTTCATCTACAAACATGTCTCCTAGCTCATCTGTACGTTCATCCAAACCACGCTGGTTCCGAATCTCATTAGGAGTAAGGGTACCAATAGAATAGTACCGCATATCTACAGTAGCTTTTTCTACTTCTGTTAAGAAGTCTGGCATCTTAAATTTAAAGTCCCAACCAGAATAATCAAATTCTCTAACATGAATTTGATCATAAAATCCTTGCTCAACAAAAGTAAAGATAGGCTCCATAGATGATTCATGAAATTCACGCCTCAGTTCTCTAAGGTTCCCACCAGACAAGTCCTCACTAATACCTAGCTTAGCTCCTGGTACACCAGAAACAGCTAAGTTCTCAGTCCTTGTATCTTTCCTAGCTTCTTGGTATGGCAGGTCTCTAGGAAGTTGTCTCGTTTCTTTAATATCAAGCTCTCCCTGTAGTACAACAGGATTTCTACCAATGTTACTTGGCCCGCTATACTTAGCCTCAATAGCTCCAACAAGCTCGTCAAAAGCTGTATCACTTATATCATTTGACACAATGTAAAATGCCTCTGGCTTGTTCCTATTCTTAAGATACTCTCTAGCTGCTGTCTGCAAATAGATATCAAGAGGTAAGGAGTAGTTAACCAACGACCTAATATCTGTACCACCAGTAGAGTACCCTTCCCAATCTGGGTTTACTAAATACACTATATCTCTTGGATCATTGTAACTTACAAACTTTCTTCTGTCGTTTAGAGGGAATTGAAAAAAAGCTCCACCTTCTTTAAAGTAACCCATTTCATCAACATTAGGAATAACAAATCCATGGAGAAAATCCATGCCTATAGGTCTATCTGCGTTATCTCTAAGTATATGGAAAGCAGCCTGCCCGAAGTAGCGAAGGTACATAACAGAAATCATTAACTTATAAGGCATACCGTAATAATCTTTGATATTGTCCCATTCCCTTTTCTTCATGAAGTAAAACTCTTTTAGTTTCCTTCTTTGCAAGTCTCTAGCTTTTTCCTTATTTTCCTTGTTCTTAACTATATCAAACCATGTGCCTACGGATGTTCTACCAATAACGCTCATAGCTGCACGAGTGTAACCATGGGCATTGATAGTATCCATTAAATCCCAAAACAATGTAAAACGATCATCAGTTGTTAGTTCATCATCAACCGTCTTAACTGGTGCCGTATTATTCTGTAAAACTTTTACGTTACCTGGGGAGTATTCTCTACCAAAACTGTGTACACGCATTAATATCCTCCGTGATAAGGTATACCTGTCATATTCTACAATCAAAGTCTTCTATAAAATGCAAAAAGCTGACGGCTAAGCGTCAGCTTCGGCAGATAAACTTACTCTATTATAGTTTTACTAAAATTGGTGGGGCACCTGCTAGGTAAGACAATCTCTGTCCCTCCTTATCAACAAATACATGTGACCCCGCCGTACTATCAAGGCTAACCCAACCTAAACTTTTAGCTTTTACTTTAAACTCCTCTAATGTTGTTACACCATCTGGAACTTCGTAGGCATTCTTGTAGTTCTTAGACATAACTTCTTTGCGGTACTTACTTATTACAGCTTCAACTCTGTTTTGAAGTGCCCAATAATTCCTAAACACTACCCTTGCTCCTCCTATAGCAGTATGTACCTTATCTTCCTCTTCAACATTCAATGCCTGTGAGATAGAGTGACCGTTGTACCTTCCGCCCTTAGTCTTAAGGGTAGGATCATACTTCATGGCGTGCTTCATAATATCAATAACATCAACAAAGTCATCAAAAGGAAAACCAACAAACTGTAAACTATCCCCCATAAAGTGGTTCAAAAACCTAAGATCAAACTTTGGGTTTTGTCCAACACAAAATACTTTAGTACTAGCCAACTTATTTAACTCTGGGGTATTTAGTTCAAGCAACCAAGTAACTAGTTTGATCTGAGCATCTAATAAAGAAATACCCTCTTTCTCTAAGTAGTCCCAGGTCATGCCGTTAACTTCTAAAGCTTTTGGACTGGCAACAGCCCACTCTTCTTGAGTAGGCTTAATAACAAGCTCAAGTTCTTTTGTTGGTGCCTTCTCCATACGAACATCATCTACTTGTTGCTGGAATATAAATGCAGCAGATAAGATAACAGCACCCTCAGCTTCACTAAGCCCAGATGTTTCTATGTCCAAGTAAATTCTTGGACGTTCCTTGAAATACTTACTTCTAGTTCTCACTGGATCGGGTTTGAACATTCTCTTCTTCCTTTCGTGCAGCTACTATAGCCGCAGCATGTACCTTGTCCCAATCAAAGGTATTGTTTTTAGCCCATTCAGCGTACTCGTTTATCACAATATCTACAAAGTCATCAACTGATAGGCTTGCAAGTTTCTCAAACTCTTTAACGTACTTTTGTACCTTAACCATTTAGTACTCCAATAGCTTTACATTACCAGCTACTATAACTAACTTTATGTTCGGTGTATCCTCTAAACCAAGCACATCATATAATAGCTTGGCAGTCTCATCTGCTTGCTCTTCTTCTCTCACAATAAGAAGGTACCTTTTGTTTTCATCAAGTTCTGAGATTCCATCTTTAATGGCTTGTGAAAGCATACTCACAATCTCATCTCTCTGGTTTTTAGATAAAAAACTTAGTACCATAAACCTCTCCTAGTACATCTCTATATAGTAGTACTATATTAAAGCTAAGTACATTACTTTAGTTTTGTTTGCTCGACCTATTCACAACTTAGCTACACCTCCCCCATACGGTGTAAGCTATTAGCCCTAGCTTACAACATATGAAGGAGGAGCAGTCACGGTACATGTTTGATCTTGGAGCACCAAGATAGGGAGATTTTGAGCCTAAGAAGACTCCATGATCCCTTTTACACGCTGTATCTGCTTATTGTCAGGAGCTATGCTCCACTGCCCAGGTAGGTCTTTACCAGCTAGCTTTCGCTATGACAATAACTCCCTTGCTCTCACGAGCAACCTTACGGTGTCCCTAATGGGTTCTGGGATTGGGCTAGGACAGTACCTAAGAAGGCGTCCTTCGTCCGCGGACAACAATCGGGGGGTTCCCGATATTAGTCTATGTACTTCACGTTTCCGCATTCGTGAAGATTACAGTTATTATAACACACTACAGTTACAAAGTCAAGGACTTGTCTGCGTGTAAGTACTTAATGGCGTATCTAACAACGTTCTCTGGGTAAGCTGCTCTAGCTTTAACCAACGTAACGGACAACGGGAATGGGGTTTTCTCTGTGCCTTCTTTGTTATCAATGAACCACTTAAGCTGGTCTAAAGGTACCTGTGCTAGGAAATAAACTGCACCTGATAAAGCACCCCTAGTAATCCCTTCGTCAACTATTTCGTTTGGATCGTTAAGCGTTGATACTCTCCCTCCAGCACCTACTACTACAATTTTGTAATCTTTTCCTCTTGCTATTTCTACAGCAGTCATTAAGTACAGTAAAGCATGTGCATAGTGAGACGGTCTTAGTTCTACCCATACAGGCTCTTCTACAACACCACTAGGTTTCTTTACTTCTCTAAGGTCTCTCTTAATAGCAGTAAGGTGATCAATAATTGTTTCTGTTTCCTGGGGCAACTCACTAAGACTTCCAGGTAATAGCACACCACCGTCTTTAATTTTTTCCATAAGCCTGTCAAACCCTTCAGACCTGCCTATTAAAACACTGGTATTTACTCTTCCGTCTTTCTCTTTCTTCAGTGTCCACTCAATACTACTTTGAGTATAGTCTGCTAACAACAGCTTACCCATAAAATCTTTTTGTAGATTTCTAGCTGAGTGTCTATTTGGATCAGCGTCTAGTACAGCTTTGTTAACATTAAACAAGCGCATAAGTACGCCTAGCCTATCAAACCCAATCTCGAATGGGATAGACTCCATGTGTACAATTCTAGGTATGCTTTCACCCTTCGGTATTTTAGCTATTAAAACTTGCAACTCGTTGCCCTGATCTGCACCCAAATAATAAGTTGAGTTTCCATCATAGGATTCTTCTAAGGTAACATAGAACTCGCTAGACAATGTGCTAGCTAGAATATCATCTCTAGAAAGAGAGCCGACACCGCTCTCTCTAGGAACACCTAAGTTTTTCCTATAAAATTCCCGTATCTTAGTTAGTGGGTCACGGTATACAGCGTACAAATGGGGTGCTGTGTGTGTCATCATCTGTGAGATGCTATAGCCAACCATAGTACTGCTGCGCTCTGGGTATTCTGGTACCCACATACCTTCTTGAATTTGTTCTAAAGTTAGGGGTTTGTCGCAACGAGCACAGCCAAAGAACACTTTGGTCGGATTAGCCTCTGGCCCCTTTATACGTAGATTAACTTCCCAATTTAGTACTTGTAGGTGGTTACAAGCAGGGCAGGAGACAAACCATTGCCGACGGTCACTAATACTGTACCTAGCATTAATGCCGTAGTTAGCTAGGGTAGGGGTGGAGAACATAAGAGATAGCTTCCAGTCTGAATCATCCATTCTGTTCTGCGCTGTAGATACATTATTCATATCAGATAAATCTAACTCATCTATGAATACTACATCAGCAGGCATCATCCTAGGTTCTACTGTTGATTCCATAAAGAAGAGAAAGGAGTTACCAAATTTTTTAGCTCTGGTAGAGTCAGGAGAACCTAACAATCCTCTCAACCTATCAGAGTTAGAGATCATTGGGTCTATACGAGTAGTAACAAAGTCTATGTAGTCTTGCTGTCTTGGCAACATGTACATAGCTCTGATTGACCAAAAATCAGCAAAGTGAAATAGCCGCACAGCAGCCATAGTTGTCATACCACATTGTGTTGACTTTTGAATAACTAAATTTTTAGCTTCACCCACTGGATTGTTCTCTATCCTGTATGGGTTAACTGATTTATATATTTCAGGAGTCCACTTACGTTCAGCAATTTCCCACTTTTTGCTCTCTAGCAAATCAACATAAGAAATACCGTAAGTTAATATATCTCTCCTAGCTAGCGTCTCTATCTTCTTCTGTTTGTTCATCAATACCCTTTATGACCTCTGAGATTGTGCCAGGGGCTAGCATGAATATTGTTTCATACATCTCTGACGATAGTTTTTCTTTTATCCTGATATGAATATCAAGTCTTTCAAATCGTTTTCCACAAACATGACAAAGAATACCTTCTTTGTTTTTCTCAAGCACACCAAGCTCCCCATGGTTAGGGTTTCCCTCTTCATCAAGCAGTGGCCCTTTAGGCTCTTCCTCAATAATTCTAATAGTAGTCTCTATTGCATCGTCCTCGTAGTCTTTTGCGGTGTCTACTACGTAATCAAGAGCACTCTGCCTAGCTTTAAATAAAGGAGTTTCCTCGCTGATCTTAATATTGATATCAAGTTTGTTTCCGAAGAATAGGGATAGTACATAACGAGCGTGCTGTGCTTTTATTCCTAGTAGTTTAGCGTTAACATCTTCGTTGGCAGAAAACACATCAGCAGATGTTTTTAGTGCCTCTAAAAATTGCTGTTCCATCTGACTCATCCGCCACAGTGACAAATCTTTCCTAGCCAGTGCCACTGCTCTTGTCATGTCAGGATATTTTGTCATATAATTTTTAACTGTCTGACGTTTGACGCCTAATTTGTCAGCGATTTTGTATGTCGGATATCCTGCCACTAACATCTCTGCCATTTCTACAATCTTGTTTGGCATGTCAGATTCTACTAATGTTTCTGTCAAAGTATTGATTGTTTCTTGCCAAGTTACTGCATCAATCTCTGGGTATTTTACTATCTCGTTTGTCATGTTAGTACTCCAGGCTATCAGTGTCACGTTCAAGATCGGTTAATGGCACTTCGTTATTTGTTACTCTAGTATCTTGTCTGCGCTCTCTTTGTTCTGCATTCCACAAGTATCTTAACCAGTTGGGCCAATCTCTCGAACTTCTCCCATATATTTTTTCGCAGCTAGAACAAATTGCAAATCTCCACGTTATTCGTCTCCCACAACCAGTTAAGCATTCATGGTATCTGGACATTTTATTTTTCCTCGTATTAAAATCTTCAAAGAGGCGAGGGCTTCCAGCTTTTTACTCCAGATGGTAGTTCTCGATACCTCCAATATAGTACATATCTCTGTTTGTTTAAAACCAGCAGTTATTAGGGCAATTATAGCTTGTTGGTCTTCAGGCAAACAGTCAACAGCCTCCCATAGAGCAACAGTATCTAGGTACTCTACGTGGCTATGGTCTGTCATATAATCCATTTCTTCTGGTAGCACTTGTTCCTCCTCACCTTCCAGGTAACTGTGCCAATAATGTTCTTTTTCTATGTAAAACTTTACTTTGTCAATCTCCAACAACCAAAGAGGGCTACTCATCATGCTCCTTTCAGCTATAATGTCCCGCTTAATTATACCATAACAATCTTATTTTGTCCAGAACATTGACTCTTTGCGAGTTATGTAGTATAATGATATCAAACATCTTGGTAGAGAAAAAGGAGTAGTAAATGAATTTCAATCTTTGTATTTTTACAGGACGGTTGGGAAAAGACCCAGAGTTTAAAGAGCATGGGGAAACGCAAGTAGCTAAGTTCTCTTTAGCTGTTGACAAGTATAACTCTGAAGAACCAAACTGGTTTAGGATCACAGCTTTTGGAAAGAACGCTGTAAACTTAACCAAACTGGCACATAAGGGTGATTTTGTCACTGTACTATGTCGGGCAGAAAATAGTACATACGAGAAAGAGGGAGAGACTAGGTACTCTACTGACTTTATTGTTGACCGTTGGGACTTAGTATTTACAGGCAACACTGGTAACAGCAAAAATAAAGAAGAGGAAGAAGACTACGGTTTCTAAATGAAGGGAGCATATCCAAACCATGAGGACATGATCAAATTTCTGTCGGGGGAGACTGACTTAACCTCCGACAGAGATTGGTCAGCGGAAATTTTAATGTTCATTGCCCTTGCAATTAATGCTTGTAATCAATTGAAGAAACTAGGGTATGATGCAAGGTTTAAGAACAGAAAAATAATATTACCCTCACTGGAACGTGCGTGGCGAGAAGCAATACATCAAAGACAACAACTACCTCTAACTTACTTTACAGAAAACCCAGACAGTAAGGCAGTAGAGGTGACAAGGTTTGGGAACATTGAAAACAAAACCAAAGGTAGAGATATGGACTGATGGTTCAGTATACCCGCAAAATCCAGGTACAGGTGGGTGGGGAGTAGTCTTAATATACGACCACCCAGACAATACCAGAACGATTTTACAAAAAAACGGTACTATGGAAGATGGTGAAGTTACTAAAAGTGACGGGACTACTGTTATAGGGACAACGAACAATCAGGCAGAAGCGCAAGCATTAATAGAAGGAATTAAATTACTCAACAAACCTGCAATAGTTAATATAATTACAGACAGCAGGTATGTTGAGATTTGTTATAAAAAAACTATGGCAGGAAATCTTCCTAATAAGAACAAAGAGGTTTGGAAAGAGGCTAGGAAAGCTGTAAAAAACGGTAAACACGTTGTATCTATAACGAGGGTAAAAGGGCACTCTAACTTTCGTTTTAATACTATGGCAGATAAACTAGCATACGCCGCTGCCACTAAACAAGAACCTATTGAAATAAGGGAACAGCACAATGGACATAAACCGACCTTTGAGGATATATAGAGAAACCAACTACATGCTCTGTGTTGACAGAGACTTGGCTTCTTGCGTTATCTGTTGGTTTAATGAAGGAGTTAAAACACCGTACAACCATGTTCACCACGTAATGGGGAGAGGAACAGAAGCAGGAGATACTAGAGAGCATTACAAAAGTTTGATGTGCGTGTGTGCTGATTGTCACCCATCTCCAGCACAAGACGCTGGAAGTAAACAACGATGGGTTATCGACCTTTTGGATAAAGCTAATAGCACTCCAATAAACAAAAGTTTTGAACATCAAGAATGATTATAAAGCTTTCCCCTAGTGATTACGAGCTAGTCTGTGAGTTTACTATTCCTGGAAAGCTACCCAGAAAATCTAATTCTAGGATATTTGTTGGTACCAAAGGTACTCCTAGATTAATTAAAAGTAAAGAAGCAATTGCATATGTAAAGAACCTTACAGAAGAAGTGTCGGAAGAGTACAGAAATGAGATAGGATCGCTAACGGAACACCTGCTTGTTGTAGCAAATGTGTATTATCCGTCTAGAAGATCAGACCTTTCAACAGAGCTATTATTAGATGGGCTAGAGGAAATAGGGGTTTTTAAAAATGACCGCTATGTAACAGAGAAGCTGGAATCTGGCTTAGTTGATCCAGATAACCCAAGGGCAGAGGTACAGGTTTACAAGGTTCTTAACAATCACACGCCTATTAAGGTTATCTTGGAGGATGACAATGACGAATAGTTGGTTTCCTAATAAGTTTGCTGAAGATATATGGAGGAAAAAGTATGCGGGGAAGTACGCAGAAGGACTAAAAGTAAAAGAATATTTTAAAGACATGGCAACTACAGTTGCTTTGGGGGATAAAGAGCTTGAGAAAAAGTTCTTTGATATCTTATTTGGTAAGAAGTTTTCTCCTGGTGGAAGGATACTTGCTTGGATAGGAAGACCAAACTCAAAAGTATCCTTAATGAATTGCACAACTCACAGTATTGAAGAAGACACAATAGAAGCTATAGCTGATACTACCTACTCTGTTATGCGTGCTAGCAGCAGAGGTCAGGGTATTGGCATTAATTTATCTAAACTTAGACCTGCTAATGCTCCAGTAAATAACTCAGCGATAACCTCTACTGGTTCGATTTCCTTTATGGAATTAATAAATCATGCTGGAGGGATTATAGGGCAGCAAGGACGACGCGCTGCCCTGTTGTTTAGCTTAGACATTGATCATCCTGATTTATGGAGACCAGAGAACTTAGACCTAGAATGTACTAATTGTTCTGGAAAGGGTTGTATGAGGTGCAGAGGAAAGGGGAAGTTTCCCTACGATTTTCTAAATGTTAAAAAGGTAGCAGGAAAAATAGAGAATGCAAACATATCAGTCAATATATCTGACGTTTTTATGCAGGCAGTGGATGACGATGCTATGTGGGAAATGAAATTCAGTGGGGATAGCGATGGTGAAAGTTTTTCTGATTCATCAAAAGTACCAGCAAGAGCACTGTTTAACGCTCTGGCTAGCTCTGCTTTTGTGTCTGCTGAGCCTGGAGTTTTGTTTACGGATAACACAGTAAAGTACTCTAACTCCGATCTATTTGGTAAGCGATGGAAAGTTGTAGGAGTAAACGCTTGCACAGAACAATTATTAGATCAAGACGGTGTTTGTAACTTAGGATCAATGAACCTAGCAGCCTACGTAGAAAATGCTTTTACAGGTGCTGCTAGTTTTGATTCAGAAAGTTTTATGGAAGATGTTGACACTGCAATAAGGTTCTTAGATAACGTAATAGATATTGAAGTAAAACGAGGATTTTCTATTAGTGATAGCCAGAGAGAGTCTTTAGTATTCCTGAGAAGGATAGGTCTTGGGGTAATGGGGTATGCTGATACTCTAACAATGATGAACCTACAGTACACTCACGATGCACCAACTATTACTTTCACTAAAAGAATCTTTTCAATGTTACGGGACAGTTCATATTTAGCCTCTATAGCTGTTGGAAAAGAAAAAGGAAAAGCTTTAGCATGGCATACTACCCCAGGGCTTGATACAAAAAGTATAGTGTCTGGTGGTTTTTTCAAAACACTACCAGCTAAAATAAAAGAGTATATAATAGAGTACGGGACTAGAAATATAACTACAATGTGCATAGCCCCTACTGGTTCTATATCTAATTTGTATGGGGTATCCTCTGGTATTGAGCCTCTTTTTGCACTGGAGTATACACGTAGAACACGTATGAACGGGCATGAAGAATACGTAAACTACGTGCATCCGTCTGTCCAGAGATCAAGAGATTTAAAACTCCCCGATAATATCTGGAAAACCGCTTATGAAGTAACCCCAGTAGACCACGTAATGATACAAGCTTTAATTCAAAACTACGTAGATCAATCCATTAGCAAAACAACCAACTTACCAGAAACTGCTACAGTAGAGGATGTTGCCACTGTATATAAACTTGCCCATGAGATGGGCTTAAAAGGCATGGCTGTGTACGTTAATGGAAGTAGGGATAAACAAATACTATATGAAGCTACACAATGCCCAGAGTGTGAAGATGGTGGAAATGTTATAGAGGAGGGAAGTTGCAAAACCTGTGTTGCTTGTGGCTGGTCAATGTGTACCTAACACTAGTTACAGAATACTTGACTCTAGTTACAGAATATGGTAAAATATATTAATGGATTACACAACATATGCTACAGAGAACGATGTTTGCTGGCAGTATAAGGTAAAGCAAAGTACGGTCTTAGAGGATTACAGCAAATACGGCTTGTCTCCAGGAGACATTTCTGTAAAAGACTTAAGGTTTAAGTACATCCCTAATACTAGCAAGAAAGTTAAGGATGTAAAAAATTTCATAGAAAGATATGAGTGGCTAGGCAAGATGCCTGTATGGGTCACTCATAGATTCGGAGCATACTTCAATGACTTGTTAGTATGCTCTGTTGTTATGGCTACACCAAATAGCTTTTCAAATATGCTAGGCAAAGAGAATAAGAACAGGGAAAAACTTATCTCTAGAGGTGCCTCTATTTCGTTTGCACCAAAAAACGTAGCTTCTTGGACAATAATGAATAGCATACGTTGGATGGCAAAGAATACAGACTTTGTTTTCTTTACCGCCTACTCCGATCCCATGGCAAACGAACTTGGTACTGTGTACCAAGCATGTAATTTTATATACTTAGGAAATACATACGGCGGAAGCAAAGTATTTGTACATCCAGAGACTGGACAGATGTACAGTTCAAGTTATTTCAATCAGAGAAGCGTTATAAAGAAAATTGCTATTGCTTCTGGAGTACAGTGGCAGCAAGAGTACATTAAACCTAATAGGTCAGGCTCTAAGAGGATAATAAATTGGGATGCTATACCTAAACCACTAATAGCTTACATAAAAGAGAAAGTTAAAGAAGAGAAGAGCAGGTACCACGAGGTACTTACTATGCCCAAGCATAAGTATGGGTATATCTTAGGAGAAAATAAGACAGAAACCAAGTACTTCAAAAGGTTATTTGCTGACCTAAACCCTGAACTAGTAAATTTACCTTATCCAGGAGTACGAGGACTATGAAAACTTTAACAGGAATAATAACTACCCTAGAGAGAATGAATACTAACTGGAACAATAAGTATATGTTATTCGCTGACAGTGGCTATTTATGTATTATTAACCGTGATGACGGACATGTTATACGAACCTTTGAAAATATTGTATGCGATGGAGGAGACCCAGACGATATATATATTGATGGTGAAAGGTACTTAAAACACTATTACTACTTATCTAAAGGAGAAGCGATAGGATGAATAACGGAATTAAAAAAGTGATAACGGCTATACTATTCTTGTTGTTGTTTGCTGGTTTGATTGCTTTTGAGATGTTTAACTTTGAGACTACTAAGACTGCTCTTACCTATATCATGGGAACCACGCTCTTTCTTGGAATATCCAGAGCAGCGTGGTTAGCACTAGGTGCTTGTGCAATGGATTTTGGTGGCTTATCTAGAATGTTTACAGCAGAGAAGAGATTTGCTAAAGAATCTATGGAAGTTAAAGCTATGTTCCTAGCTTGGCTTGCTGCATCCTTCTTCAATGCGATCCTTACATGGTGGGTTATTATGGTAGCCCTAGAGGAAGCAGGAAGAACGTTGCCAACAATGCTTGTCGGATATGAACCTTATATAGCGTTTGGTATTGCTACGTTTGTGTGGCTGATCAGGATACTTACTGTGTTTGGCTTTGCTACTGCTGGAGATAACTTTGATGTTAGTTTTCCTTCTTTTAGTTTACCAAAAAAAGGCAGAATTACTTCATATCAACCAAAACAACCTACGACAGCACCACAAGCTCTTAGCTTAAAAAAAGTAAGGTAAGACCTGCTAAGGGAAAGCTACTAAAGCGGGTCGAGAAACTTATGGGCAGCCTATCTCCGGCAGAGATAGGTAAAAAGCTTGGTAAATCTGAAAGAACGATCTATAGATATATAGAGGAAATAAATAAACAATGAGTAACTACAAAGGTTTGACGATTTATGGAAGCGTTTCAGAATACGAAGATACTTTTTATTGTGATGGGATTGCTGTATTTACCCCACTAGACATGGAGGAAAGAAGGCTGTTTATAAATTGTATTAATATTGCAGAGTCAGTATTTGAGCGCAAGCTAACCTTAAAACAAGTAAACAGAATTATATACTTAATAAATAACAGAGAAAGATAGGAGAGGTATGTCATTTAAATTAATAGCATTAATGGATGGGAAAGAAGTAAAATCACACATGGTATTAAAATCAGATACTAATCCAACACATACTATGTGCGGCTTAGAAATACGTAGGCACACAATGGCGAAGCTAGTTCCTACTCCAAATACGTGCATGAACTGCTTCACCATTGCAGCTAAAGATAAAGGGAAGATTACTAAAGAAACTTAGAAAGGTCACTAGCAACACGTATTCCTTTTCTATCTTCTTTTGTAACGAACTCTTGGTCTGGATCGTTTATTGCAAGTTCAGCTACTTTATCAGTATCTGAGATAGTTAATAGGTAGGCTAGGTTATGATCCAAGCACCACTTAACAGCCTTATCCGTATCTGTAATAATATACGTAGGAGATACTGTGGCAGTAAGAACAGAAGTAATCTTCTGAATCCCCGTTTCTTTGAAAAGACGGTGAGAAATGACTAGTAGCTTTTCTCTTATCTTTCTCTCTCTTGCTCCTGTTTCTGTTATCGCAGCCTTTACTTTAGCGTACTTAGTTTCTAACTCTAGTTCTTTCTTAGAATCTTGTGCATTCTTTTTCCTAACAGAGTTTGCTGCTAAAGCTTTCAATAGCCTGTTAACCCTAGTCATATCTTTCCTTACTTCTGCTTTGTCCATAACACGCTCCTTTTCTACAATTATATCATGGAAGATACCCATTGACAAGACTGAATCCTCATGATATAATTGACCCATAAACTAGGAGATTAAAATGTACACAGGTCGATACAGCGGGCCACCAACAAGAAGATTAAAGAGCACAGGAACAGGTTGTTGCGGTTGCTCAACTCTAGTAATTATGCTGGTTTGCGTAGCTATTTTGTCTGCAATACTAATAGGAGTTTAAATGTTACCAGAGATTTTACTTATTTACTTACTAATTGGTACTATACTTGTAGGGATATCTGTACTACTTGGAGTGAAAGAAGGAAAGATAAAGCTTGAGTTAGCTACAGTTATTGCTATTTTTCTTTGTATTATTGGATGGCCCGTTTTAGTAGGTTCTGCTATTTATAGGAAAGCACGATGAAAACTTTAGAAGTCACTGTATCAGACAACGGAGAACTATTAAATATAAGCGCAATATCTAACTTACAGATTAATACATTTAGGATTAAATATATATCTGTGTTAAGCCTAGTAAAAATGGGGGGTAGTTATTACGTTACTATTGAGCTTTCTAACAGGGAAGAATATAGTTATTATATATCTGGCGAAAACGAAAAAGCAGAAGAAGAAGCCAAAGAATTGTATAACACTTTGAGAGGAATACTAGCTGACTATGTTCAGAGGTGACTTTAAACAAACAACAAAAATATGCCAGGAAGTAGAGAATTTTGGCAAAGATACAGAAGACTTAATAGATGAGCTTTTTACTTTATGCTCCGACGAAGCGCATATAGGATTAGCTGCACCTCAAATAGGCGTTGATAAAAGAGTTTTTGTAGTAACCTACGAAGACATAGTAGACGCCTTTGTAAATCCACAAGTAACTATTTTAGTTCCATACACCTTTAGTCACTGGGAAGAATGCCTATCTCTCCCTACTATTACTGCGCTAGTTGATAGGTACTATAAGATAAAAATAGTATACTTAGATCGTGAAGGCAGGACAAGAACAAGAGTTTTACAAGAATTTAAAGCTGCTGTAATCCAGCACGAAATGGATCACCTAGTAGGAAAAATGATACACACAGTAGGAAGTCAAGTACAAAGGGTAGAGAGATGACAACTAGTAGCCCTATTTCAAAACTAACACAACACCTAAAGGAGAATAGTAACAATGGCAAAGACTAATACAATTCAAGCAATTTTTTTGCTAGATGAATCAGGTTCTATGAACACGGTCAAAAAACAGGTTATCAGCGGGTTTTATGAGTATCTTCGATCTCTTAAAGAAAGAAAAGACAAGGTTAAATTTACCCTTACTCTATTTAACTCTGACAAGATAGAGCACAGGTACATAAGCAAAAATATTAAAAAGGTTGAAGACCTTACAGAGGAAAACTACCAACCAGACATGCTAACTCCTCTATATGATGCTATTGTGCATACTATCAAAGCAGTGGAAAAAGCTGTGGGCAAAGATGACATTGTTTTGTTTGCCATTCAAACTGATGGTATGGAAAATTTCAGTAAGGAGTGTGAGCCAAAACTGGTTGGTGAGCTTATTAAGGAAAAACAAGATGCCGGATGGGAGTTTGTATTCTTAGGTGCTGATCAAGATGCTTTCTTAGCTAGCAATGCTATAGGTATTCATAATAGTATTAATTACGAAAGTAGAGAAACCTTTTCTACACTCACCAGTCTAGCACAAGATACAAACCAGTACTTAGACAGAAAACAAGCAGACCCTGATGCTAAATGGGATCAGTCCACATGATGATAGACGCTGGTGAACGTGTTGCTGTCTCTATTACTAAAGATGATGGAGAGATAATAGACTTTGCTGGACTTGTAAGTTCTCTGTCGTGTAACATGCACTATGATGGTCTTGTTACTCTAGACTTAGAGATTACTGGTACAGCAAAGGATATCTTTAATACTACAGCAGACGAAAAAGCTAAAAAGTACAAGAAAAGAAAAGAAGAAAAAGAGTGGCTATGTATTTATTGTGGTACTGTAAACAACTGGAATGATAAAGTTTGCGGAGAAAATGTAAGATATGGATGTGATGCAAGAAGACCTTGGGAGTATGATTAACCTATGCTAGACAGTGAAAACCAACGAAGACGAGAGTTCTGGGGAGCTTGTCTGTTCAATACATTCCTATATTTAATCCTAGTAACTGGAGGTTGTGCGTTAGGAATTTTTGTATTGTACTTGTTCGCTTACTTTATAATATAAGAGAGAGTATAACAAATGAATGACATTGAAAGACAAATTTACGATGAGTGTGTTATTGCAGCAAGTTATAGTGACTGTACAAAACGAAGGTTTGGTGCTGTTGCTTACTACAATACTCCGCATAAAAACACAAGCGGCATACTAGGAGTATCTAACAACCACATAATGCTATACCACAAGTTTCTTTGTGCTGGTGGATGTATAAGAAATACAATAAACTCTGGTACAGATAGTATGCTAGGTTCTTGCGGTCATGCTGAAGAAGAGTTAATGTGGAGATTAGCAAAACAAGGAAAAACAAATTACGACATTTATATTATGCAAGTAGGACTAGACGATAACCCGATCCCAAAGGAAGATAAGTATTTTTACTGTGCTAGATGCGCTACAGCTATGTATTACGCAGAGGTTCGTGGAGTCTGGGTACTATTAAAAAAACAGGGGAAGCCTGTTTGGAGTTTCTTATCTACTAAAGAAGCTATTGAATCATCTTACAAATTTGCTTTAAGAGAAAAGGTAGTATGACAGTTAATTTTATTTTTGAAGTTTACGATATAGAATGTCCAAACTGCGGGAAAAAACATGCTGCTGGTTATACCCCTGGAGAATATAGTGTTAAGGAAACTATAAAACTACCTGAGACACTTTTAACTTGCCGCAAATGTAAACAGTATTTTACAGTAGAGATACTTTTAAAGCCTATTCTAATTGTAAATAGCTTGGAGAAAACAAAATCATGACAATACCTTTTACACTATCATTAACTAACTTAAAATGTCCGCACTGTGGTAGTATATTTAACGTAGACTACAGTATGTACGAGATTGAATCTTTTACTGAAAACAAGACTGTTGACCTAATAGATAAAGCAGTAACTTGCTGGAATTGTAAGAAGTACATTGCTGTGGAAGCACACCTACGTCCTACAATAACTGTATCAGCTTTAAATAAGGAAAAGCCATGATTGAATTAACTGTACAAGACGTAGTATGCCCTCATTGTGGTATTAGTGCAGGTACAAAAATAATTAAAGCAGGCAGTCGATACTTTACTCCAGGAAAAGATAATTACGCACATGAATTATATGCTAGGTGTTATAGTTGTAAAAAACCTTTTCTTATACAAGCAAGGATAACAGTAAATTTACTTATGGAAGCACTAGAACCTATAAATGTTTAAAACATTCCTGCCCATAATACAGAAAGAAACATACGAACCAGAGTTGGGTGCCCATGTAGTAAGTCCTAACGCAGACCGTATGCAGTATGCTGTGGATGGGCAAAGCGTAGCTTGGGTAATAGAAACTGATAAGATAGAAAAGCTTGATGAAGGGGGATCAGTTTTCTTGGACTGGTCATTGTACGACAAACAGTACGAACATATACGTTATTTCCCTACTTGGATACAAGTCAAGTACTCTCCAGAATGGATGAGGAGCATTAAAGACAAACGGTGTTCTGCCCCGTTTGTGCAGTACTGGGAGCATTTTGCTGACATGACTGTTAAGGTACTAGACAGGTACAAACCTTTCGCTGTTGAAATATGGAATGAACCAGAGATACGTCCAGATGCTGTTGACGATTTCTGGTCTAATATATATGGTTGCTGGTGGTCTGGTAGAGAGTTTGGTTTATTTTTAGATGCTATATACCCAAGAATTAAAGAAGCTCACCCGTTTGTTACTTTTATGGGCGGAGCATTAATGTTAGAAAGTGACTATCACTACGAATTTGCTGAGCAAATGAGCAGGTACGGACAGTTTGATGTACTTTCTTTCCACGCTTACCCAGGTTTTGGACAAAAGAATTATGACGAACCTTTAAGGAAAGCAGAAAAGTTAATGCAGTTTACAGATAAACGATTGTGGTTATCAGAGACAGCGTATAGAACCAGGGAGTGGTACGCGAACTTTGAGCAGGAAAAGAAAGAGTATTTAGCTTATCTGTGGAAGTACGCCCTTGATTATAGAATACATATGATCATGTGGTACACACTAGCAAATAACAATTGGGATTTTACAGACCTAGTACTTAAGAGCATTAAGAATCCAGCATGGTATTTGTTCAGAGACTTAACAAAACCCTAGACAAGAGAAGAACTATAGAGTATAATACTTATATGATTGATTATAGTAGATGTGATGTATGCGGAGACAAGTTAATAGAAATATCAAGAGAAGAATTAACTGAAGGCATACTTAAGTACATACACGTAGAGTGTAAGAAGAAGCACTACTCCTTCTATTGGGAAAACGGATGGACTTATAAGTTCCTTGACTACACCTTAACTCAACAGTACATAGTACAACCTAAACGATCAGATAAAATTAACCATTATATAATAATTAAATATATTAGAATAAAAGAAAGATTAATTAAAATAATAAACAATTTATTTAAATTAATTCACAGTTTTAAACAAAAATTGTAGAGGAGATTGAGAGATGCTAGCAGACTTAACGTTTAAAGACAGCAACAAGAATAGATGGCACTTGTTCTTCAGAGAGCGGGACGAAGTAATAACTGTGCTTGACTCTGGTAAGGTAGTTGTGCGTGCTGGTGTAGCATGTGATGTTGCTGTGCGAGTAAAGGTTTCAGACACCCGTCCTAAGTATGCTGATCGCTTTGTATCAAAAGGCTCGTCAGCTAAGCACCCTAAAGATAAGAACATAACCTTTTATACTGGTGCAAGGTTTGCTTTAGCAGAGGCTTTACTTCCTTTTCCTAAGCAAACAAGGGCAGACATATGGGCTGGTTTCTTAAAACATTTCTATTCTAATATACAAGCATGAGCAGGGATATCAGAAAGCTTGCGGCTATAGCAGCGTCAGGCTGTATGCTTATGCTACTAGTGTATACTGCTACTGAATTTGATATAGCTATAGCTTTAATTCTAGCAGGAGCCATTGTGTTACTTTATCTGATCCTACTTGAGCTTGGTTCTAAATGAGGTAAAATGGGCTGGATTGAATTATGCCAAACAGACATAGCTACCTTATACACAGGAGACGATCCTTGGGATATAATGGGAGAGGCTGTAGAAAAGCTGAAGGCTGTGTATCTCAGAGACATAGGTAGACTTCCTTACTTAGAAGAGATCAAAGATACTTTAAGGTTTGTGATTGGTGACGATATTGAAAGAGCAGGAACACCTTATGTCCAGCTAGAGTTGCCTTTAGGAGAAAAATTGTGATAACAAAACAGTCTAATACAGAAGCTGTGAGCAAAGCAGCATTACTTTCTGTAATAAGGGACAGGGTAAGGTAAGAATGAGTCATTCTGTAAACTGGAAAGATGCTTATAAAATATTTTTAGTTGAAACTCCGTTTGAAGACTTACTAGCAGATTTAGTTGAACAGTACATTGACGCCTGTAAAGAAGAAAGTGAGTACCAGAAAAAGTCTAAGTGGAGGTACTTCGCCTGTAAGGGAGAAATACTTAAGAGGTGGAATGAAACTACGAATTGAAGACATAACTGCATTAGAAAATACCGTCCGTAAATACAAGAATGGTTGGTATGAGGGTATTGAGATCAAAGCGTACAACGAAGCTGATGCTAAAAAATTAATTGCCTACGCAGAAAGTAGGTGGCCGAATATTAACTGGTATTGTAGCTGGCTAGATTTTGGAGAACTATGACCCTAGCCCATAAACACAACTGGAGTATAACCAGAACAATTTGGCCTTACGCAGATGGGTGGGGCACCTACTGTGATAAGTGCAAAACAGTAGTAGACACTGGTTTAGAAAAAGAGGAAGCAATAAAAAGAAGGGATGCACTAAGAACAAAGGAAGGGCTAAATGTTTAACTGGAAAGTTTTATGGGGTATTATTGGGACTGCTGTATCTGGTTTTTGTATGCTCACAGCTATTGACATGCTAAGAAGTGGATTACTAACTGGGGAAGAAACATTCTCTATAACTGTTGGTTTTATTTTATTTGCCCTAGTTTTTATTGCTAGTATTGCCGCTATCTTTATAGATGAATAAGAGACATACATGACTTGTATTGTTGGATTAGCACACGAAGGAGGAGAGAAAATGAGTATTGATCACATTACTGTAGGTCAGCTAATGGCTCTTTCTGATAAGATTTTAGAAGACAAAAAGTTAACTCTTGAAGGATGGAAAAACATAGTTAGAGAGTTTGGAAAAGAAAACAACCTAACAAATAAAGAAGCTGTATTTATCGCTAGGCTAGCCTATAGGAGTTTCGGATGGTAATAAACATGCAGACGCTACAAAAATATGTAAATACAATAGGCATAGGAGATAGGGTTAACGAAATAATAGTAACTGATTATGCAGAAGGCATAACCCTAGTTACTGTTAAAGCTACTGGTACTAAGTACATTGTCATGGATAAGAAGTCCTGGGAAGAACTTCAAGAGTTTGTTGCAAAAGATATGGACGGTTTAAGTGATGATGTAGAGAACTTAAGATGGTATGGCATACCTATTCGTATTATGAGGAACGTGTATGAAGACTGAAAAAGTGCACGCAAGAAGTGGTGACAGAAGAGTAATTAAAAAATTTGCTTTATTCCCAATAACCATTACAGAGTTTAATCCTTCTGAACAGCGATATAAAAGTAAAATTAGGTGGTTAGAACGAGTAAGAATTTTACAGGTGTTTGTAGAGCCTTTAGATGGAAGGAAAGGATACTGGGTTAATTGGTGGTTTCTAGAGCCAGAAGATAATGAGGAGGATTGTGTCTAATGCTTCAGGATAATTCTCCTACATGTGGTTGTTACTCATATGGCTATGCTGGTGAGTTTATTGAATACTGCGTTGTACACGCAAACGCAGAGAAACTTTTTACCTCTGTTTCTCTCACAGCAGAGCTACCAACATTCCATGGTAATTGCAACTGTAGGTACTGCAACGCAATTAATATTGCAAAAAATACTATGGCTGATATACTAAAGGAGCAACAAGGTGGCGATAATTAATAAGATGCTGCTTTCGTGTTGTGGGTGCGGTGTAGATGTAGGTATTAAAATTACACTTAGAGAAAACGGAATAGTACAATTTAATATTCCTGATACTTGGCTTTCTCGGTGGGATTCCCTTGCACAGCAACATAAATACTTTTGCGAAAAGTGCAAGAAACTTTACGCTAAAAAAGAGGAAGACAGTTGATCTGCCTAGTCTGTAAAGAACCAGCTTATAGTGGCGCAAGAGATTTAATTGAAACGACGCCAGTGGCAGATAAGAACGGTGTACTATGGAAGACATATAAGTATGCTGGAGAAGCACGCTACGGCTGTAAAAAGCACCCTCCAGCTAGAAGTAAGCTAACTACCAGAACTACGCAAGAAATGTTTTTACAAGCGAATAGCCAAGTATTATTAGAGAGGAGTTATGAAAGCTATATTAAAGAAGGACATAACTGTTACTAGCTACTCTGACAAAACACTTGTTCCTAAAGGAACAGAAGTAAGAATAGTACTAGATAGAGGAGTAAATGGATATTATAGAGTAGCTACAGAAGAAGGGCTTGCCTTTACAGCTTATGAAAATGAGCTAGCTTTTTTGTGCCAAGAGTGCGGAAAAGTTTGTGGCCGTTAGGATGAATAAAACCTTACTTGTTGTGTTACAAAACGCCTACGGTGTAGAAGAAGGGTATCGTCCTTCCTACGAGAGAGAGTCCTTTGTTAACTGCCATACAGGTAGACGCCTTCGGGAAGCCTTGCCCACTAACTGTATGGTAGAGATAATTAACTCAAACCCTGCTATTGGCAATAACCCAGACTCTTGTTTTAAACCTGCGCCGGAGTACGTAAAAGATTGGATCGCTAAAATAAAACCTGATGTTATCCTGGTCTGTGGTAAGGTCGCTAAGAAGACTATGCAACTACTCACTATTGATATCCCCACAGTTTATATGCCACATCCTGCTTACAGAGCATTGAGTAAGCAGATGACTAGCAGTACTAGAAATTCTTTACTTAGCTTGTTGGAGGAGTAATGGATAGTTGTCGTAAGTGTAGGTATGATGAAGATTTTGGTTGTGTAATATTTTGTAAAGAACATCTTCAAAAATTTAAAGAAGCTTGTGGTGGTTGGTTACGTTCTGATCTTGATCGTCTTATGGACATGACTGCCGAAGAGTTTTTAAGTGAAAAAACTATTGAAGAGTTCGTTGATCAAGATGAGCTTGTACATTTTAATGTAGCAGCTATGGCTGATCGTAGAGAGTTATGGCTTAAAGTAGCTAAGTGGAGATTTGGGGGACATGATGGATAGTATTGGTTTAAGAATTGTCTCAATCGTGACTGATAATGTCACGAGTAGGATGATTTTCAACGGATGCTGAAAAGGAATGGATTAGTGAAAGGAGTGAGTGATGAGATACATAACAAAGCGTAATATTCCTAATGAGCTATGTCAGTGCATAAAGAGCGATTGTGTTTATAACGATGAAGATAGTTTATGTGACGAACCGAGGATCAATCGTGGCAATAGTGATGCAAAATGTTTTCGCATACGTCCGAGAATTGTGTTGACTTGGCTGTGTGAATATAATGACAACTTCCATTTTACGATTGAATAACCTATACAGAAGTGTATAGGATAAGGAGAGAGTGATGGGCGAATGAACCGAAAATTTTGTGAGAAATGTACTAGACATAGCTTTGCGAATGATGTGGATATTATTGAACTCTGCCCGAAGCATCGCATGGTTGATGAATTGATAGCGGTGGTGAAGGCAGTAGAATTTGACACTGGTCTATGCCCATGGTGTCAAGCAATTTTTCAGCACATGGAAGATTGTCAACGGCAAGCAGTCCTCGCTAAAGTGGAGCCGAAGGAGAATGGGCAAAATGAAGTATGATATACTGTGACGGTGTACATGTCGTTAGCGATACTTCCCTACAGGAGCTACACGACTGGGCAGTTTCTGTAGGGATCGGGCTGCACTGGTTTCATAATAGTAGGATTAAGCACTACGATATCCCTGTGCGAAGGCGAGGAGAAATATTTGCTGGTGTGAGTTATGCGGGGGAAAGGGGACTGGTTGTGGTGTATATGGGTGGGAATTTTAAAACAAAATAAAAAATATCGAGCGACCCCCCTCCCATGGCGAAAATCGCCAAAATTCCCCAACTACCCCCTTCATTGTGGCGCACGCGCGACCTGACGACACCTGACGATCTTCATTGGCACGCGCGCGTGCATATGCGCCCGCACGTTAAATCGAATCACGCGTGAATCTTA